TTAAATAAATGATTTTTTTTCTAATACAAGGAATGTTTAAAATTAAAAATTCTAACATATTATTCTTCTTCTTCTTTGTTTAATAAATCTCCATCTTCATCAAATATTAAAAGATTTTTTGTATTTTCTAAAAAATTTAAAAAATTACCATTAGATTTCTCAATACTTTCTACAATATCTTTAACAGGTTTAATTTTAATATGCATTATTAGATTTTTTAATGCAATATTAATATCATCTAAATCTTCTTTTATTAGATTTTTTAAAATATCTGGATTTTTATAAGCCATATACATTCCAGTAAGCTTAGTATAAATATCTTTATAATTATAAAGATAATAAAACTTCATATTATCCTTATTTAATAATGAAAGGCCTAATTCTAATCTTCCACTAGTAGTTGTCATGTTAGATGGAGCATCATCTGGATCATCATAATACATTTCAGACATCACTCTAGGACTTAAAATACTAAAAATAAGAGCTTTTTTAGTGTAAATAAGCTCTTCAGTATTAATGTTTATAGAATTTGGAAGTGTCTCTGCTTCATGGTTAAATGTTATATTCATTTTTTTTAAATTGTTTTAAACATAATCTTGAATATCATAACTATGAATATCAGGATGTATGTTATAATTAATATTTATTGTTTCTAAAAAATTGATTACTTTATTAAATTCTTCTTCAGAATGTATTGGATAATTAAAAAAACCTTTATTATCTGAAATATTAATTCTTACAATATTATAAGACTCAATATATCCGCGTTCTTTTGCTTTTTGAAATTCTTCATCTGTTTTATAAGTAAAATTAAATTCGTTCATATTATCACTCTTCTGTAATAATAGCAATTCTATATCCACTATAATTTGCTTTAGCAAGTTTTTCTGCTTCAGCACGATCTCTAGCATTAATATACACTGTTGTATATTGTTGATTTTTTTCTATTTGTATTTTATATGTTTTCAACTTTCTTCTTTTAATAATGTTAAGTATTCTTTTTCTGTTAAATGTCTTACATCTCCTTTTTTGGCATTTGGTTTCTTCTTAATCATAATACAATCACCTTGACGAATAATTTTTTCAATACCACCTTCTTTGATGTCAGTTTGAATTGTCCAAGCGATTGATTGGATTGGTGTAATAAGATTACCATAGTTTTCATTACTACTATACCATCTACTCTCTCTTGTATCATTTGCACTATACACATCTTGGGCATTTACCCAAAGGAAATACTCTCTGTCAGTTGAGGTGTCCTTACATTTTACATAATGAACATTTCGGATATTCCAACCTCTTTCATTTTCACCCCATATACTACCATCTACTTCGTATAGTTCATAAATGTCATTGAACTTATGATTTTGTAGTACACCATTCTCATCAACCCAAGTGGTTTCTTTTTTTATGGTTTCAGATTTAATCAGTCTTGGGTTTACTTCACTCACCAACTTTTCTAAACCTAAACATAAGATGCCTACTCTACGTTGTTCGGTATTAGTAAAACTTACCGCAATATCTTTGAAGTTCATTGGTACTATGTCTTCCCAAAAATCTTCTATTTCCTTCATTGGACATTTGTCATACTTCAATTTAAGTAAACGACACCCTTCATTAAAAGGAAATTCTACGTTGTTGATTATTATTTTCATATTATTCGCTTGGAGTTGTTGTCATATAATTTCTCTCAACTTGTACTTTGAGAGAGTTTCCTTCAAATTTAATCTCATCTTCATCTTCATTGGTTGTCCATCTGAAACCTTCTTCTGGTTCACCACTCGCATCCTCTATTTCAAAGTCTTCACTCTCATCACAAATTTTCTGAATTAAATCATTCATCATTTTTTCTTCTTCATCTGTAACGATACAATCTACTTTGTAGTTGATATTTGGTTCACCCCAATCACCACCATTCATATTCAATACCTTTTCTTTGATAAAAGAAAGTTCGGTATCGGTCAATGGTACGTTCATTTGTCCGAAAAATCTATCTGACCATTCAGAACTCGCATCTTTGTAATACGAAAAGTATGGTTCTTCATCATCTTCTTCTTCCAATTTAATTTCCACAACACCAGACTCACCAATGTAGTGTCCATCAGAAACTTCATAAAACTTAACCTCATTGAATACTTCGGTTTCAACGTAGTCAGTAAGTTCTTCACCATCAACTTCTTTGTTGTCGTTGGTGTAAAAGGTAAATGTGTAGTCGTTCATACTATCACCACCACAAGAGAACTCCATACTACAACTTTTGATATTGAGTTCTTTCCACTTGTCAATCATTTGTTCATTAACTGATTTCATAATGTAATTTTTCGTTTAATTGTTTAACAATGTTTTGGGCTTCCACACTATCCAAAACCTTCACACCATTATTCATCCAGGGTTGGACTTGTAAATGTTGTAAGTAATCCTGTGGTGTTGGAACGAATTTCATACGGAAATCTTCCGCGATATGTAACATAGCAATATCAACTACATCAACACTCTTACCATCAGAGTTCGTAATGTTATATCCAAAAATCTTCGGACATATATGATACGCAAACCAAGTATTATGTGTTAATAATCTTGATGAGTTATTATTCATAGTCGCTTTCGGACTATCAATTAACTCGTGAATGGATATGTAGTCTTCTACTTTTCCACCCCACCTTTTTACACTGGATTTTGAATGTATTAATGGATTAGCCATTAGTCCCAAATTTGTGTAATTCTACGCTCAAATGGATTATATTCCACTTGTTTACCCATACTCCATTCTCCTTCATCAACAGCAAGTGCTTGATGTTCATTAGAAAATGTTCCAGCAGGTGTTTCATGTTTAAGTAAGCTTTCTTTCCTCACTTCAATATCCATAAAATCAATTTCAGTGTCTTCAATTTGAAAATCACCATACAATGTGTGCTGATTAGCACCTTCTCCTTTTAATAAAGTTTGTTTTTTCATATTTTTATTTTTATTTTAGAAATTAGGATAGATTACGACCCTGTAGCTGTGTTTTATAGCATACTTTTGCTAAGTGTCTTTTACCATTTTGGCATACTGACAGCAGCATTACATATGTTTTTATTACACCACCTAACTGTTTTATTGTTTTTCTTAATAATTTAACTAATAGAATATTTAATTTTATATACAATTAGTTTACCAAAACTACGAACAGACACAATTTTTATATCTGTAAATTTCCTGATAATATAATTATACCAAGATTTGAATTCAGTTGCTGATTTAAATAGCAATGATTTGAATGAGAATTTTTGTTTTTTCATTGTTTTTTATTTAGATTTTTATTTAATTTTTGTCATTTAACATGATTATATTTTGTGTTAAATTTATAATAAAAATAACTATTATCCATAAAAAGTTATTAATGTTAACTTCTAAACCTAACATATTAGTATGCGATAAATGTTTTGTAAATGCTATACTATAATCTATCAATATAATAAACATTATTACACTGAAAGTTAAACTAAACATATACATTGATTGTTTTATTGTGTTCATGTTTTTTTTGTTTTTATTTTAGTTTTATTTGGTTTTATTATTTTATTTTCACGGTAGACCTAATAATGGTTCCATTTAGCTCTACCCTAATATCTAACACATTTGTAGAATCCACCACTATGTATCGACATTTGTCAACACTATACACAATACCTTTTGGGTATTTCTTTTGAAGCATCTCTTTATCTTGAGAAACAGTGGTGGCATTACAGCTTACCAATAATACACCTATGCTGAAAATTGCAATTAACTTTTTCATGTCTTTTGTTTAGTTTGTTTAGTTTTGTTTTTTTATTGTAGTCAGGACAGGATTATTTATTTTTTAACCCTTCCCTATATCTTTTAACCATCATATTATTGATAGCTTTACATTCTTCACATCTACAACCTCTAAGATAAGCACCTCTACTTGGATGTTTTTTTAATTTTTCAGTGTTCCATCCAAATATAACTCTACCTTTATTAACAGCATCTTGATGATTTTCTTTTGCTGTTCCTAAAAATAAGTGATCAGGATTTACACATTTCCTATTATCGCAAGTATGACACACATATACTCCACTTGGTATTTCTCCTTTATGAATCATGTATGATACTCTATGAGCATCAATTACTTTTTTATTTAATTTATTAATTATCCTATATCATCAGGAGCTGGTTGTTTTGATGGTTCTGATACCAATATTTTACCATCTTCAAATGTAAGATTAATCTGCCCTTCAAGATTATATACAATACAATGTTGTATTAGTTCTTTAATTTCTGTTACAGATGTAACAATTGTTGTATTAACTATTTGCATATTAATTATTTTTTAAATTGTTAATAATAAGTTAAAGGGTTTGATGTAATCTCCCCCCTTAACTCAAAAAAATGTTTAATATCTTTCAGGACAACTGTTATTGTGGTCTTGCATATCAGACATTCTAAATATTGGTATCCACCAGTATAATAACATAAGTGCATACATTTGTCCAGGAGAACATAATATTTCCCTGTATGATATATTACCTATAAAAGCAACAATACCTGATGCTAATAAGTAAGTAAGTAACAATATTGTAATGTATTCTAAAAGAAATCTTGTGCTTGAATATTTTGTTTTCATGATTTTAGTCTTTAAAAAATTTAATTTCTTTATCACCAGTTACTCTAGTAGATAATATTTTAGTTCTTTGAATGTTTACAATACCATTAGATGTTTTAACCATTGCATTTGCTTTATCAATGGAGATTTTTTCTTCTAAAATGTCTGTAAATAACTGTAACATTTTGTCAGTTAATTCTTTGTAATTTTTAGGTGCTACCATGTTTTTGAATTTTTGTTTTTATTTAAAATTATTAAAATGTAATCCTGTTTTTTTTGATAACAAACGTTTGTTATTTAAATTTGCTTTATAAAGATTGTACATATCATCAGGTATATCATGTGTTGGTATTTTTAACATAGTTGATGCATAAGCTCTTGTTATATTCTCTCTCATTTTTTTATCATAAATAGGTTTTCTATATAAAAATTTATGACGAGATTTTGCATTAGATATTTTTGTGGCTTCTTTTTTACAAGGAATACAATAAATTTCTTTTTCATTATGTATTTTATTAAAACATCTTATACATAATTTGTAATTAAAATACTTTAACAATAAAGTATTTATACTCAAACTTATATTTTTTTTATTTTTTCTTAAAAATACACAATGATTTTTAACATGTTTTTTAAGAAAACTTTCTTTATACGTAATGTTACCTGCCCAAGTAAATTTATAATGTTGTATTACAACACCATCTTCTCTAATAGAATATTGTTCATTAGTTTCTTCAATGAATTTTGTTTCCATAATTAAATATTTATTAGTTTACAAAAGAAAATCCTACGTTGCAGTCTATACCATCTTCATCTGAACTACAAACTTCCATCCAATTAATTAAAATTGTAATTTTATTTTTGTCTTTGATGTATTGTATATAATCATCTTTGGTTTCATCTGAATTGTCATTTATATTTGATAAGTCATTAACTTTAAAAGTGTATGTTTTACCAATTTCAAATTTAACTTCTTTGTAGAAATCATCTATATTAAAAATACTAGTTGTTTCATCTTCAGAATTATTTGAATTAAATAACCAATACATGTCATAAGTATCGTTGTTTTTAAAGTTCATTTTTTTGAGTTTTTAAGTTTAAAAATAAACAAGGTATAGCACTACCAATGCACCTTGTTTTTAAGTTTTGGTCTACAGATTAATTGATAAGAATAATCCTGGTATGACACTGTTGAGTTTTGTTTACATTATTATACACATTATCATCTGTGTTTTTATGTTGGGTTTAAAGTTTGTAGTCCATCTACAAACCTGTTATGAAAAATTCAAAGGGTGGGTCATCCCTCCCCTTTGAATCAAAGAAATGTTTAATGAAATTTAATAACCTCCAAAGGATTATAACCATCTTTAAGAACTTTCTTAATAAAAAGAATAGCATCTAAGAAAGCATCTTCATTAGGAGCAGAACATACTGTACAATCATTAGAATTACCATCAACTATTACTTCTAATAATAATGTCTTATCCATATTTAATATATATAATCCATCAGATGTAATACCTAATAGAAAATTATACATATTATCAGTAGATGATAAAGAATGTTTTGTCAACTGACTAATTTGTAATGTGTTTGTCATAATATATATATTGTTTTTTGAGTTTAAAAAATTTTTATTTACATAATTGTAACACAAAACCCCCGTAGTTATTTTGCATTCTAAGGATTGTGGCCCTAAAGAAGTCTGTACAAACTTATTACAATATGTAAACATGTATCCCTCTGCACTCAGTTGTAATACACATACATTGTTACCTTTACACAACCTACAAGTCTATGGACTTTTTTATCATGAAGGTTCAGTAAGAATACCCATAACAGGATTTCCGTTAACAAGCTTAAAATGTATAGTGGTTTCCACAAATCATTAGCTAAATGATTGAAGTGTTAGCATACCAGACATAAATATACCACCTTGGAGTTAATTAAACTCTGTATGGATTTATAACCACAACTGTAGTCTTATGCCTATGTATTACAAAATGTTTACATTGGGAATAAATTAATCATCAAATCTATCATCATCTTCATCAGATAAATAAGATTCATGAAATTCTTGAGCCATATCACCATGTAAAACAAAGTTATTAGCTGCTTTTATATGTTTTTCTTTTTCAAGTTTTTCATTTAAAGTAGCTTTTAATCTGTTTTTATTTTTGATGATTAGTTTTAACACATTACGAAGGTGATTAATATCCATATCATATATAGATATTAATACACCATTACGTTGTTTTCAGTAAACTATTTCTTTACTCATATTAATTGCAAATCTTTAAGTTCAACAATTTTATGAGTACCATCACAATAATGAATTATCTGACGTTTCATTTGAAGATTAATAAAATCTTGTTTTTTTCTTTCTTCAAATGTTTTAGTAGCCCATAATTCAATTCTATATTCAGGTTGAAATGTTTTACCTATAATAGAATTAAATTTAGCACTATGAGCTTCTTCTCTTGCACTATCAATACATATAACATGATTGTTAGGAGCTTTAACATATTTTGATTCATAGTAATGAATATCTGTATTTTCTTTTGAAGTACTAAATACATGACTAAATGCGGAATAAACATTGATTGTTTCCATTGTTTTAAATTTAAAAAGGTTTCTGTTTCGACCCTCAATTAGGTCATCATCAGCATAAACAACAGTTTATGGACAGAAATTATAACAAATAATAGATAAAATCTTACATATAGTGTACATCTATATATAATACAAAAGATATTTATAAGCTTCTCACACTTACTTTTTCTTTTAATTACAATTGAGGTTGTAATTCGTACTTCTCTATTATTTGTTATAATAATATCTATAAGGAAGATATCAACACCACTGCTCTTGCTCGTAGTCTACAGTTTAACCACAAGCCCCTATCCTTTTTCCTAATCACTACATTTGGAAATACTTTCAGGAATTTAATAATTTTTTTTACATAGTAGTATTAGTCTTTTTTTATGACTAATTTTTAATAAAAGCAGAAACAACAGTATGCAGTGATATACTATTGTTTTCTTTTACTACTAGGAATGCCTTCCTTTGTAGTGCTTATTGTAAAAGGTGTATATTTTTTCTATGCTTTATCCCATATAAGAAAAATAATACTAAAAAGAATGTTGGTTGAATTAACAACTTGCTTTGAGCTACCATGCAGCAATTGTATTTATACATTTATTTAAAGACTGTGTAAAGGAACATTTCAGTCTATAGCTATTTAATGCCGCAAGTTTTTTGTGGAATCTAAGTATTCGTTTATATTAAGAAACAGTGTGTGAGTTGTTTACCACTTATAAACACACTCACACAACTAACAAAAAAACAAATGTTTCACGTGGAACATACATCATAACTAATTGATAATCAATAAGTTGTAATGTTTTATTAAAAATATTCGTAGGAATATTCGTAGGAATATATAAACAAATAAAAAAAACACACACAACATTTCTGCTGTGTGTGTTTTATGTTGGACTATTACAGTCCAAGCATTGCAAGGATTTCCTCCTTACTGCTCACTGAAACTCCCGTGGAGATTTCCAAGAAAGGTTGGTTTTTACCTTCCGCATCTACGATGACACTTGGAATACACGTGACTGTTTGACCGACATGAATGACTGCCTTGTTTTCACCCAGCGTCCGCTGAGCAAACCAAGTTTTTCCGTTAGGGAATTCCACCTTGCAAGTCACATAGGACTTACCATTGGTTTTGGTTTTAACAACGTCATTGATTGAAACAATTACGGCTTGGATAGGATTCATAAAATAAGAATTTAAGATTATGGGGGTAATATCACCACCAAAACAGAGTAGGGGTATTTTTTGGAAATACCCATTACACCCTCTATTACAAAATAAATTACATGTCAAAATCTTATATTTTAAAACTTTATAAAAATCTCCAAACATAAGCATGCCTGGGGGAGTTATATTGTGTGTTATCATATGGGGGATATATCATTTACAATTAATTAAATTTTATAAAAAATAATTATAATAGTTTTTGTTATATCTTTGTTGTATGTATAATATAAATGTTAAATTGAAAGATGATGAGTTGGCTGCTAAAGTTAACGCACAAACCGGAGAAATATCTTTTGTAAAAAAGGGATATAGTAATATACCTAAGGATAAGTCTTTATTAAATTATAATAATTTTTCATTAGTAAACAATGATGCTATTAGAGTGCTATCTACAGTTCTTAGTAATGAAGAACTTGGTATTGTTTATAAGATGATAGAGAAAGCTTGTTTTAATACAAATAGTCTTAAACCATTTTCTGATGAAACTTCTATTAGGGTGTTAGCTGAGGAATTTAATATTGGTAAGAATAAGGTGGGGGGGATATTTAAGAAGTTATTTGAATGGGGGGTTTATGCTCATATCAGAATACACGAAACAGAAATTTCTGAATATTGGATTTTAAATCCATATATTTCTTGGAAAGGAAAGCTTAAATCAGATAGTATATTTGTACAATTTGCTAATACAAAGATTTCTAAATTATTAAGTTAAGATTATTCTTAGAAATATTAAATAGAGAAGTGTCATAACTCATTGATTATCAATACACTCTTGTCCCGTTTTGGGACAGTTTTGTCCCGTTTTGGGACATATAATGGTTTTTTATAATATAAAAAGGTATAAATTATTTGTGTTTCTTCTATAATGTTGTTATATTAATTATATGAAAGAAATAATTTGCTCCCCAATTTGCTGCCCTGAATGTGAAGGTTATATATGCCTCTGTAATTAAGGTGTTGTTTAATATTCAAATAAATTTGGAAAGTTTAAACTTTCTATATATATTTGTACTTTAAAAACAAAACATAATGGAAAACCAACAAAAACAAGATGCAGCTCCTACAAAGGAGCAAATGCTTACATGGATGCAAGAGCAAATTGAATTTAAGAAAGTACAAGCTGAATTACAAGAGCTTGATACAAGGATTGCTGTTGCACGTGCAGAATATGTAAAAGCAATGTATACAATTGCTCAAATTTCTACCCCACATGAAGGTTCTAATGCTGTTGCAGAACACACCCTTACAGAAGAAGATCTTGAAGCCAACCCAGAATTAAAGGAACAAGGTTTAAAGGTGGGTGATGTAATAGGCATTCCAACAGAGATTGCTGATAAAGAGGAGAAAAAAGCACCTATATCTAATAGAGCATTAAAAAAGTAATAGAATGACACAAGTAAACCAAGTGTTGAAAAAATGTGTTATGACTAAGTGGGAAGTTGTGAAATATCAACTACTCACTTATTGCTTTTTTAATAAACTTCATCTATCTGATGCTGAAATAGAATGTCTTGTACTTCTTGCTACAGATGATAATGTCAATGAACTTAATGTTCTTTGTAAAAAAGCATGTGAAATGAACATTTTCAAAACACCTCAAAGTGTAAGAAACTCTTTAAATAAATTAGAAAAAAAGGGTATTGTCACAAAGAAAGGAAAGAATAGAAAGAAACTTTCTATTGATGATGCTATAGGAGTTGTTAAGGATGGTAACGTATTATTAAACTATAATTTTCTTTCTGTTGAAACCAACAAAAGCTAAAGACCTTATTGTATCTACAGCAATGGAGTTAAATCTACCTGTAAATATTGTTAACGATATTGTAACAACATATTGGAAAGATGTACGAGGTGCTCTTTCAGAATTAAAAGCTCCTATTGTACATGTCAGTGCTTTTGGTAATTTTACTATAAAGCATTGGATATTAGAAAAAGAAAAGGAGAAATATCTTTTTATGATAGATAGTATAGCACAACGTGGGTCTAAACGCAGTGAGTTGATTATAGAACAATTACGTAATAAATTAACTTACATTGAAAAAATGATGGATATGTGTAAAAGTGAAATGCAACGAAAAGAATTTATAAAAATACATCGAAAAAGAAATTATGCTAAAACAAATATTTAATAATAGAAAGTCAATTCTTGAAGGTATAAGAAACAACATATTTAAGAAAGAACATGTTGAAGAAATTGCATATGCTAGATTAAATTTATGTAAAAAATGTATTAATTATGATGATGAGGGTACAGGGTGCTTGGTACCTGGTACAGCACCATGTTGCAATAAGAATACTGGAGGTTGTGGATGTAGTTTGTCATTGAAAACAAGAGCATTAAGTTCAGGATGTCCTCTTCCTATTCCTAAATGGAAAGCTATTTTAACAGAAAAAGAAGAGGATATGTTAAACCAACAATTATAATTATGGCTTTACAATTTATACCAGAATTACATAAATATGTCTCTATAGATGGAGCAGATATAGAATGGACTTCTGTAACAAGTTTTATATCTAAATTTAAACAACCATTTGATGCAGATGCTACAGCTTTAAAAGTGAGTAGGTCTAAAAAATCAAAGTGGTATGGGATGAATCCAGAAGATATCAAAGATACTTGGAAAACTGAGGCTAAAAGAGCAACGGATCTTGGCACATGGTATCACAATCAAAGAGAAGCTGATATATGCGGTCTTGAATATATTGGCAGAGAAGGTGTTAATATTCCTATTTATGCTCCCAACACAAATATAGATGGCAGTAAGAATGCACCAGAACAAAAACTTACAGAGGGTATTTATCCAGAACATATGGTGTATTTAAAATCTGTAGGACTTTGTGGTCAATCTGATCTTGTAGAGGTGGTCAATAAAAAAGTGAATATCATAGATTTTAAAACTAACAAAGAAATTAAAAAAGAATCATTTAGAGATTATTCAGGAAAGAGTCAAAAGATGTCAGCTCCTGTTAATCATTTAGATGATTCTAATTTTAATCATTATGCATTACAACTTAGTATGTACATGTATATGATTATTAAGCACAATCCTTTATATAAACCTGGAGAGATGAATCTTCATCACATTATATTTAAACAAGTAGACAAGGATAAATTCGGTAATCCAATTGTGGAGATAGACAGAGATGGTAATCCTATTGTACAAGAGATTGTACAATATAATGTACCATATTTAAAACAAGAAGTAATATTACTTATTAATTATTTAAAAGATTTAAAAAATGGAAAAAATTAATGTAACACCATTAATTAAAGATGATAATAGTTGGACTATTACATCTTGCAAAGGATGTAATCTTCATGATGTAAAAAATAAATATCTTCATAAGTTTGTTACAGATGGAAAAGACACGTTACATGTAACAGCAATGCGATTTGTTCCTACAGAATTTAACAAATTTGATTATCTTGTAGAATTAATTGATGATGAACAAGATGCTTCTAAATTTTTACAATTATGAGAATAGAAAATAAATTTAACATTGGTGAACATGTCTATGTCATTACCGATAAAGAACAACAAGTGGGAATTATTAATGGAATAATGCTTACAAAAAATGATATACTTTATTTTGTTGGTAGAGATAATAACACCGATAGGTTTTATGATTATGAACTTTCATTAGATAAAAATCAATTAATTACGCTATGATAAGATTATTTGATATTAGTAATAATAAGGTGATTCCTTCTGAACATTGTTATACAATTGTTTCTTTTAAGCAAATTATAGATACTTATCCAGAAGAGTCTTCTAATATATTTGCTTATATATTTTATCTATCATGTCCTAATCCAGATTTAAATCCATTTTTTGATGTACCGGAAGTAGACAAAGAAGAATTAGTAAGAAGAGAAGTGGGTGGAGAATTTGATTCTGATGATGAATTAATTACAAATGCTCTTGAAGTAGCAAAAAAATTATATGAAACTCCTACAGTGAGAGCGTATATGGGAATTAAAGCAATGTTGGATAGACTAGCTAAGTACATGGAAACAACAGAAATAGAGCATGGTAGAGATGGAAACATTACAGCTCTTATTAATGCTGCTTCTAAATATGAAGCTATTAGACAATCATTTAAAGGTACACTTCGTGATCTTCAAGAAGAACAATCTACTACAGTTAGAGGAAATCAAAGATTAGCATACGATCAGTAATGAATTGTAAAAACTATAAAGCGTTTAATGATAGAAACTATTTGCAGATTGTTAAATAAAACAACATAACCATTACGTATTTAGTATGCAAAAGACAAAATAAACTTTAAAAAATGAAAGATGAATTTTTACAGCAATATGTATTCAACTTCAACCCTTACACTAGAGAGTGGAATGGTTTTTTACGTGAGCACTACATTGAATATTTTAACGGAGTATATGACAACGTATACACCGATGCCAGTATTTCAAAGCTAATAGTTAAACTTAAAAATGTATCAAACTAATTACATAATACCCACTTACGAAAATGGTGTTTGGACAACAACAGAATTTAAAGACAGAATAGAAATTAGAGATTTTGTACGTTCTGTTTTTAAAGACGCTGGTCCAAATGAAGGTTATAATTTTACCGTAAATATTTCTATAGAATTTAATTCTCAAGCTAGAAAGTTTCAAAAAGATGGATATTACTGTAATGCTCCAATAAAGTCAAAAGACTTTATGAATTATTGGGATGAAGAAAAAGCAAAATGTCGCAATGGTGTTATTTATAAAGAGGATGGATTAACATGGTATTTAACACGTGATTATTATATGTGGCTTAACTTTCTTCCTATTTATGATAAGGAAGAAAAAAGATTTGATTTTGCTAAAGTGAGAGATGCTCAATATCATATGGCATTGTATGAGATTTTAGCAGAATTAAGTTATAAACATGTCCCAATATTAAAGAAACGTCAGATAGCATCTTCATATTTTCATATGGGAAAATTGATTAATCAATATTGGTTTGAAGAAGGTTCTGTAAATAAAATAGGAGCTAGTCTTAAAGACTATATATCAGAGAAAGGTTCTTGGAGGATGCTTAATGAATATCGTAACTTTCTTAATGAACACACTGCTTGGTATAGACCTTCTGAACCTGATAAGGTGTTTTCTTGGCAACAACGTATTAAAGTGAGAACAGGTGGTAGAGACACTTACAAGGGTAACAAGTCTATTATTACAGGTACATCATTTGAAAAAGACCCAACTAATGGCGTGGGAGGACCCGTATCGTACTTCTTTCATGAAGAAGCTGGAATTGCTCCCAAGATGATGGACACTTATGAGTTTATGCGTCCTGCAATGCAATCTGGTATGGTGACAACAGGTACATTTATAGCTGCTGGTTCAGTGGGTGATTTAGATCAATGTCAACCTCTTAAAGAAATGATACTCTATCCTCATAAATATGGTATGTTTGCTATAACATCCAATTTAATAGATAACAATGGTACAATAGGGGAAACTGGATTATTTATTCCTGAACAATGGTCAATGCCTCCTTATATAGATAAAGCTGGTAACTCTTTAGTTAATGATGCACTTGAAGCTATTTATGAAGAACGTAAACAATGGAAAAAAGACTTATCTCCTGAACAATACCAGTTACGTATTTCTCAAAAACCCACTAATATTGAAGAGGCATTTGCTACAAGAAAAGAATCTGTATTTCCACCCCATCTTATTTCACATCAAATAAAACGTATAGAAGATGGAGACTATCCTATAGAATATGTCGAATTAAGTATAAATGAGGAAAATAAAATTGTAGCCAAAAAATCTAATAGACAACCTATTAAAAAATTTCCTATAGATAAAACTATGGAAGACAAATCTGGAGTTATATGCGTGTACGAAAGACCAATTCCTAATGTTCCTTGGGGAACATATTATGCTTCTATAGATCCAGTCGGGGAAGGTAGGACCACCACATCAGATTCATTATGTAGCATATTTATCTATAAAAATCCAACTGAAGTAATTAAGGATGAGGGAAATGGTAAAGTAAATTCACATTTTGAGCGAGATGGTATTGTTGCTTCATGGTGTGGAAGATTTGATGATTTGCAAAAAACACATGAACGTCTAGAAATGCTCATCGAATGGTATAATGCGTGGACATTAGTTGAAAATAATGTTAGTCTTTTTATACAGTATATGATTAGTAAAAGGAAACAAAAATATTTGGTTCCTAAAGATCAAATACCTTTTCTTAAAGAATTGTCCAGTAATGCTAATGTATTTGCTACATACGGCTGGAAAAATACAGGAACACTTTTTAAAACCCATCTTATAAGTTATGGCATACAATTCTTACAAGAAGAATTAGATGTTCACACAAATAAAGATGGTGAAATAACAAAAATACATTATGGTGTAGAAAGAATACCCGACATAATGTTATTAGAAGAAATGAAACAATACCAACCGGGTTTAAACGTAGACCGTTTGGTTTCATTTTGTTCCCTTGTAGCATTTGCTCAAATACAGCAAAACAATAGGGGTAAAGCTACAAGAGTAGAAATAGCAAATGATAAATTGGAAAATACACAAAAATTAAGTAAATTATCAGTAAGGACTCCATTTAGACATATGGGTATAAACTCAGGAAGTTTAAATAAAAATGCTTTAAATACTCCCCCTAGAAATGCTTTTAAAAACATAAGATAGATAAAATGGAAGATAAGAAAATAGAATTATTAGAGAAATTAATTAAAAAAAATAAAATTTCTTTAAAAGAAGCTTTGGTTTTAATTGGAGAAAATGAAGAAAAGATTGTAATACAACGCATTCCTTCTCAACTTCCGTATACAAATCCACGGGTAGATCCTCATTGGAGAAAACCATATGAAATTTATTGTGGAAGAGATTCATTTACAACAACAGGAACAACAACAGCTTTTTATCCAAAAGGAACAACTGTTAGTAATATAATTTAAATATATAAAAAATGCAAATATATAATGCACTTGACCTCAAGGCAGGCAAGAAAGTTGAGTACAATAAAATGGGGAGCCTTATGCAACCTGTACAATTTCTACCAGAAGCTGAAAAGGATGATGAGTGGAGAGCATGGAATTTAGACTGGTTAGAGTGGCAGGGTATGCGTCAACTTAGACGTAATGCTGTACGTTTACTTAAAAATTATAAATTAGCAAAGGGTATTATCGATAAAACAGATTATATAGTTGAAGAAGATAACCCTAATGGTGAGCTTATTGATATGCTAACTAAAGAAGATAAGACAGCATTAGAACTTAAATTCTACCCTATTATACCTAATGTAATTAATGTCTTATGTTCTGAATTTAGTAAGAGAGCTTCTAAAATTATGTTTAGAACGGTGGATGAGCTTTCATATAATGAAATGTTAGAAGAAAAAAAGAACATGATTGAAGAAGTGCTTATGCAAAAAGCACAAGCTAAAATGATGAACAAGCTTATTAATATGGGAATGGACCCTCAATCTGAAGAATTTCAACAAGAAATGTCTCCTGATAAATTAAAATCATTACCAGAAATTGAAAGCTTTTTTAAAAAAGACTACAGAAATCTATATGAAAGTTGGGCTACGCACCAACATCAAGTAGATGTAGAAAGATTTCACATGGATGAATTGGAAGAAAGAGCATTTCGTGACATGTTAATTACAGATAGAGAATTTTGGCATTTTAGAATGATGGATGATGATTATGAAATTGAGCTTTGGAATCCTGTACAAGTTTTCTATCATAAGTCTGCTTCTGCTCGTTACATATCTGAAGCTCATTGGATAGGAATGCTTGATTTACTTACTGTAGCAGATGTTATAGATAAGTTTGGGTGGATGATGAATGAAGAGCAACTTAAAGCTTTAGAGGTTATTTATCCTGTAAGATCTGCTGGATATGCACTTCCAGGTATGCAAAATGATGGATCTTATTATGATCCAACAAGATCTCATGATTGGAATACTCAGATGCCAGGTCTTGCATATAGACAGTTTATGAGTACATATGACAATACAAAATGGAGTGGTGATGTTATTCAATCTATATTAAATGAGTCAGAAGATCTTTTTGATTGGGGTAATGCACATTTGTTGCGTTGCACTACTGTATATTGGAAGTCACAACGTAGAGTGGGACACCTTACAAAGATTACAGAATTAGGTGAAATGATACAAGATATTGTAGCTGAAAACTACAAAATTACTGACAAACCTCTGTATGATACTAGCTTATATAAAGAAAAAACAAAAGACAATTTAGTATTTGGAGAACATATAGATTGGATTTGGATTAATGAAGTTTGGGGTGGTATAAAAATAGGACCAAATAGACCTTCTTTTTGGGGTATGAATAATCCAGGTGGTTTTAATCCAATATATCTTGGACTAAATGGTGGTAAACCGGGTAAAATTCCATTCCAATTTAAAGGAGATACAACTCTTTATGGTTGCAAACCTCCTGTAGAGGGAGCTGTATTTTCAGATAGAAATACACGTTCTGTATCTATGGTGGATCTTATGAAACCTTTTCAAATAGGTTATAATATAGTTAACAATCAAATAGCTGATATATTAATAGATGAGTTAGGTACAGTTATTATGTTTGATCAGAACGCCCTACCCAGACATTCAATGGGAGAAGATTGGGGAAAGAACAATTTAGCAAATGCATATGTTGCTATGAAAAACTTCCAGATGTTACCTTTAGATACATCTATAACTAACACTGAAAATGCTCTTAATTTTCAACACTATCAGGTGTTAAATTTAGAACAAACACAGCGTTTAATGTCTAGGATTAATTTAGCTAACTATTTTAAAACTCAAGCATTTGAGGTAATTGGTGTTAATCCTCAGCGAATGGGACAACAAATTGCACAACAAACTGCAACAGGTGTAGAACAAGCTTTAAATGCTTCTTACAATCAAACAGAAGTGTATTTTGTACAGCATAGTGACAATTTGATGCCTAGAGTACATCAGATGAGAACAGAACTAGCTCAATATTATAATTCTACAAAACCCTCGGTGCGTCTTCAATATGTTACATCTGCGGATGAAAAGGTTAATTTTCAAATTAATGGTACAGATCTTTTGATGCGTGATCTTAACATATTTTGCACTACTAAAACTAATTCTAGAGCTGTAATGGAACAGCTTAAATCTTTAGCATTAAATAATAACACTACAGGTGCTAGTATTTATGATCTTGGAAACGTTATTAAATCTGAATCTATTGCAGAACTTACAAATGTTTTGAAAAAAACTGAAGAGAAAGCTAATAGCATCAGACAACAACAGCAGCAACATGAGCAAGAAATGCAGCAAAAACAACAAGAAGCTCTTCAACAACAAGAGATGATGAAACAACAATTTATTGCTGAAGAAAAAGACAAGGATAGACAAGCAAGAATTGTTGAAGCTGAAATTAGAGCTGCTGGATATGGTGCAACACAAGACATTAACCAAAATGCTATGTCTGATTATCAAGATGCTCTTGCTAAAATTCAACAACAACAAAATTATACAGATACTAGCAATCTTAAACGTGAACAAGAAGTAAATAAAACAAGATTTAATGAACAAAAGCTAGATATTGAGAGAGAAAAAATTCAAACTCAACAGGATATTGCTAATAAACAATTAGAAATAGCTCGAACAAATAGAACACAATTTGAAATTAAAGCAGATAAAAATAAAAAATAATGCTTTTAATTATTTGTAAAGTAAATTACGTTCTTGTTTTAAAAGATATATTAAAAGTATTAAACAACATTTAAAAATTATAGCCTTATTATCCGAAACAAAATATGACAAAAACATTTTGTTATAAATCTTTAGAGTTTAATTCGTATATTAATAATGTAATTAAAACCAATAATTAACATGGAAACCAACAACAACCCAACAGATATAACATCTGTTAACCAAGTAGATCTTGATATAGACAGCTGGATTGGTGCACCTGGAGCGGATAGTGTCATGACCTCAGCTTCTTCTACAAAAGAAACAGAGGAAAAACCTAATATTTTTGCTAGTTCACAAACAGATGTTTCTTTTTTGGACGAACCAGAACAACCTAGCCAAACAGATGTAATTGAAAGTATTGTAGATGAAGAAATTGTAAATGATAGTTCTTCAGAAGAAGAAACAGTACAGAGAGGAAGACCTAAAACAGAAAAATCATCTCTTGTAGGCTTTCTTAAAAAAAGAATTGAGTCTAAGGAAATGTTTGCTTTTGACGACTATGATGAAGAGAAACAAACTTTAGACGACTATATTAGTTCTTTGAATGAAAAAGATTTGGATGAGCTTTGGCAAGCTAATATTTCTAATATAAAAAATGAAATAGCTTCTCACACACCTGCTGAGTTTTTTGAAAGTCTTCCGGAAGAACTTCAGTATGCTGCTAAATATGTAGCAGATGGAGGACAAGATCTTAAAGGATTATTTCAAGCATTAGCTAAAGTAGAGCAGGTGAGAGAATTAAATCCTGAATCAGACGGTGATCAAGAATCAATTGTACGCTCTTATCTTCAAGCAACCAACTTTGGTGACAATGATGAAATTGAAGAAGAAGTAAACAACTGGAAAGATCTTGGTCAACTGGAAAAGAAAGCAAAGCAATTTAAACCTAAGTTGGATGCTATGCAAGAAGAGATGATTCAGTCTAAACTTGCAGAGCAAGAAATAATGAGAAAACAGCAAGAACAAGCCGCTGATGCTTATGTACAAAATGTTTTTGAAACATTAAGACAAGGTGAATTGGGGGGCGTAAAACTTGATAAAAAGGTGCAGTCATTCTTATATAACGGATTAACACAACCTCAATATCCTTCTATAAATGGTAATCCTACAAATCTTTTAGGACACTTATTGGAAAAATACCAATATGTGGAACCAAGATACGATCTTATAGCAGAAGCTTTGTGGTTACTTTCTAATCCTGATGATTATAGATCTTCATTGATGAAGCAAGGTAAGAACCAAGCGGTAGAACAAACTGTACGACAACTTAAAACTGAACAATCAAGAAACAAAGCTACATCTTCTGTGAATACATCGCAAAGTGAACAGGTTAGAAAAATTCCTAGACAAACAAATATTTTTAAACGATAATAAAAATTTTTAATCAATAATTATTAACTCTAAATTTAAAAAACAATGGCAACACCAGTTTTAAACAATGGTATATTCCTGCGTGATAATAACTACAAAACTAGTTCTCATGTAGATTCATACCATATGACTAACATGCTGAAATCAGCAGAACCTATGGACCTTGGTCCAGTAGACCTTTGGGCAATGACACAAAAAGTAGAAATGCCCCTCTATCAAATGTCTTCATTTGGTGGTAAAAATGTAATTATGGTAGATAATGCTCGCGGTGAGTATAAGTGGCAAGTTCCTGTAGCTCAAGATTTGCCTTACCTTACTGAAGAAGTAAACATTACCAATGGTGGTAGCGCAAGCACTGCTTATGGTGTTGATGGTACTACATTTAAAATTCGTCTTAACAGACGTGTATTTGGTCACGGTGATATTATCACTTATGACAAATATAATGGTGTAGAACTTTATATCACTGCTGATGATATTGTTCCAGCTGGTGATTCTTTTGTTTACACTGTACAAATTGTAAACAATGATAGCACTAAAGCTATTATTTGCAACACTGCTAATCCTTTTAAAATTGGATCTAAAGTGTTTCGTAAAGGTTCTGCACGTGGAGAATATGGAGAAAGATTCTCTGATATTGGAGAAGTTCGCAGTGGTTTCCGTGAATTCTACAACTTTGTAGGAGGTGCTGAAGCTCACGTTCATTATTCTATTAGCTCTAAAGCTGACATGATGATGAAAGGTGGTATGAAAGCTGATGGTACAGTTCCAGTAATTGAATTGTGGCGCAACTTTGACAAGTCAATGGATCCATCAATCACTTCTCTTGAAAAAATGGCTGAGAAAATGGGACCTGATTATGTTAAAAAAGCATACCAAAATGGTCAACTTTCTCGTACATTCTTAACAACTTTGGAAGCTGCACATCTTTCTAAGATTGCTAATGACATTGAAACTTACCTTATGTGGGGTCAAGGTGGTCGTTTGAAACAAGATGGTCCAGATGATATTCGTTTGTCTGTAGGTCTTTGGAAACAACTTGATAATTCTTATAAACGCATTTACAATAAATCTAGCTTTACACTTGATTTGTTCCGTGCTGAAATATTTAACTTCTTTAATGGTAAGGTTGAATTTAAAGGACCTGATCCTCAACGCAGTCTTGTAGTACAAACTGGTATGGGTGGTATGAAGATGATTAATGAAGCTATTAAGAAAGAAGCTGTTGCATCTGGTATGGTTATTAATGCACGTGAGGTTGGTGCTATTACCGGTCAAGGTATGGATCTTAACTTTGGATTTGCTTACACTCAGTATGTAATTCCTTTCTTAGCAAATGTTAAGTTTGTGTTGAATCCTGCTTTTGATAATGTACACACAAATGATATTGAGAATCCATTAATTGACGGTTTCCCATTATCATCTTATAACTTTATCATCTTTGATATTACAGATAACACTAATGACAACATCTTCTTGTTGAAATTAAGCTGGGATAATCAATTGAAATGGTTCTATCAAAATGGTACCATGGATTATATGGGTCGTACACAAGGATTCCAAAGTTCTGGTAACTTTAATGGATACCGTGTAATGATGTCTCAGACAATGCCAGCAATTTGGGTGAAAGATCCTACAAAAGTGTTGAAAATTGTGATGCGTAATCCAATTACTGGATCATCGTTCTAATTATAAATATATTTGGATTTTAATAAAAATCTAAATTAAATGATAGGTTTAAACAGAAAGATGTTAGTTTTAGCTAACATCTTTCTAATAACCATAAACAATTTTTAATAACATAATAAATAAAAAATAAAATGATACTTTTAAATAAATTTTTTCCTAAATCAGACGATCCGTTTTTGAAAAAAGAAGAAGACATGGCATTGGCTAAATTTGGTCATTTAAATTATCTTCTTAAGTATATACCAGATACAATGTCTACAACATCTGCATTTAGTGTAACTAGTAACACTGTATTTGCAAATGTAACTGAGCTTTCTAAAAATGTAGAAGCAGGTGGTGTGTATAGTTTTAGAGCTGTATTACCTGTAACAGTTAATGCAACTCCTGGTTCAAAGGTTGCTATTGGAGGAACAAGTACTTGGACAAGTATTAATGCTACAGCTTTATATTATATCGCATCTGCTGTTGCTGTTTCATCTTCTACAACTGCTACACCAGGTACTACAATTGGTGGAGCTGCTGCTGCACATACTTTAATTGTTATTGAAGGAACTGTAGTTGTAGCAAATCCTGGTACTTTAACAGTTATGTTTGCACAACAAGTATCAAACGCAACTGCTTCTGTGGTATTAGCTAATGCTAGTTTTACAGTAACTAGAGTTTCTTAATTTTCTATTAACTGCAAATAAAATTTTACAATGAAACATTTACAATTTAATTTGCAATAATTTAACAGTTTAAAGATTTATCTTCGAACTTCCCAACATACGCCTATTTTAGAAGTCTGGCAGCCTTCGTTGGGAACAACTCACCAAACCAAAACCAAACATGAGTACAATGACTATTGTGGAAAAGTATCCACAAAACAAAAAATCTAAAATTGCAATTAAACCTTATTTTGATTCTAAGGTTGACAACATGGGATTGCAAAATTACGGACTAGCTCTTTTTGACAATGTTTTTCATGAAGAACAAATAGCTTGTCTTGAAATTAATGGAATTAAAAGATATGTAACAGGTCTTAATGAGTTTGCTCCAGAACTTCTTGATTATTCTACAGAAGAAAAAGAGGCTAAAATTAAACAAATTAGAATGATTGTTAGTCAATTAGAAAGACAATTGAATTCTAATGTAGTAGATCCTAATGATTCTGAATTTTGGAACAAAATCAAATTGTTGCGTCCTGATAATTCTGATTTTTGGGACAAAATTAAATTAAGATGTGGTAATGAACCTGTATTTCTTGATCCAGAAAGAGATCCTTATGATCTTATTAAACTTTATGCTATTGAAAATGGTGGATTTAGTATGATTGCAAAATCTCTTGATGGTGCAAAAACAATGAATAAACCACCTAAGTTTTATTTAGATAGACTGGAAGAAACAGCATCTACTAATACAGAACTTAAAAAGTTGCGTAATAAAGCAGCAGCTGAATTACAAAAACTCTTTGATAAAAATCAAAACAAGCTTCTTTATGTTGCTAAAGTGTTAGATATTAACAGTGCACAATATAAGAAGTCAACTCCTAATGATGTTGTCTATGATAATATGGATAAATACATTTCTGGAGAACTTGTAGATAAGGATAAAAGAAAAACAGCACAAATGTTTTTAGATGTTTCTAGATTAGATATGGAAACATTAAAACTCAAAGCTATAGTGAAGGATGCTATTTATTATAAAATTATAGCAACGAAAGCTGATGGGTTTGTATACCATCTTCCTAGTTCAGTTATGATGGGTAGAAATTCAACCGATGCAGTGGAATTCTTGAAAAACCCTTTAAATGAACAAATCTTAATTCAAGTACAAACTGAAGTAGAAAAATTCTGGAATTAATAACTAATAAATTAAATACAAAATGGCAAAGTCTAAAGCACATCCTGGATTTAAAGCAGTGCAATCTCAAATTGCAAAAAAACAAGGAGTAAGTAAAGAAGCCGCTGGAGCTATTTTAGCTTCTGCAACTAGAAACGCATCTCCTGCTGCTAAAAAAGCTAATCCAAAATTAAAAAAAGTCAAGTAATAAACTGACATTTTCTATTCAATAGTAAGGCTATAAGCTGACAAAATAATAAAAAAATGAACAACAATCTATTACAAATAAAAATTAAGGAGAGGTTGAATAAACTTTCTTCTTTTGATTATGACAATTTAGAATGTTGGCAAATTGCTGAAGCTTTTAATAAAGCACAAATTGAATGGGTTAGAAGACAACTCCATGGTACAAATAATTACAAGGAAGGGGATGAAGCTTCAAAAAGAAGGATTGATGATCTTCAGAAATTATTGACAACCATTAATCTTTCTGGAAACTTGGTAGATCCTACATACTTTCAAGTGGATTCCCTACCTACTAATTATTTAGAATTTAAAAGAGTTTCTATTCAAGGTGTAACAGATAGCTGTAAAGATCCAAGACCTTTTGTTGTCTACCTTGCAGAAGAGGCTGATGTAGATCTTTTATTAGTAGATATGTTTTCAAAACCATCATTTAGTTGGGCCGAAACTTTTTGTACATTAGTAAATAATAAAATTAGAATTTATACTAATGGTGAATTTAGCGTAGTAAATCCTAAATTAAACTATTATAGAAAACCGGTAGATGTAGAGTTTGTCGGATGTATAGATTTAAACACAGGTTCCACTGTTACAACAGATGTTACCAGTGAACTTAAAGATGATATTGTAGAACTTATTTGTGATGAAGCTGCATCTATATTAGCTGGTGATATAGAAGCAATGACGCAATATCAAAGAAATGAAAAATCGGCTGAACGAAATAATTAATATATATAAAACATAATAAAATGCAAAAAATATCTAGAACAAACATTTTTAGTAGTAGTCCTAGTAAAACTGCTGAATATTCTGGAGCACCTACCGGTTCTTCTTTAGAAAAGATGGCAGCTGCATGTGTATCTGAACTTATGAACGCTGCTGTTAGTTTTCATAAACTTCATCTTAAAGTGACAGGTATTGGTTCTCATGCTTCTCATACAGCTCTTAATGAACTATATGATGCGCTTCCTGACCATGCTGATACTATTGCTGAAGGATTTCAAGGTGCAGCTGAAAAACTATTAGAATGTACAGATTCTGCGCCTAGAATGCTTGAATCTGTAAATGATGGTATTAATTATCTTAGAGAAATCTACAGTATGGTAAACGGTCTTCAATCTAAAATGCCATATTCTGAAATTATCAATGACCTTGATAATATTAAGAGTACAATTAACTCAATTAAATATAAACTTATTTTCCTAAAATAAATTTGGAAAATTTAAATCAATTTCATATATTATTCTTATAAACATTTATTTATTTATTAACAATTAAAATTTAAAACTATGTATTTTAGTCACGCCTTTAAAATGTCTCTTTTAGGGACTAGTCCTTTTTCACCAAGCACTGCTACAGCAACATCTGGATTAACAGCTGGTCAAATTGGATTGTATAATAGTAGTTATGCCGCAGTTACTTATGCTGCTGCTGCAACTACACAACCTTTCTACATTGTACAAGGTTCTTATTACAAATCTAGTGGATATTCTGATACTATTGGAAGCCATGGTGGTTATCAAGAATCTGTAAAATCAAAGCTTATTAATCCAAAATATATTAGCCGTATTTTTTGGGTTGGTGCTAAAGCTCCTGTACAACAGGTTGTTCAGATTCCTGTAAGTTGTGGTTTAACTTGCGATACTACTTATCGTCTTCGTGTAGATGTTAAAGGTAGTCCTGCTTTACGTTTCTTGTCTCACAACATCTATCGTGTGCTTGATAGCTACACTGGTTGTTGCAACACTACAAATCCTACTTTTGTAAAAGATCCTGTTGCTACTATTGTTGATTGGAAAGAGCAAATTAATACTTCTGCTTATTTTAATCAAATGGTGCAAGCTAGAGCTTACAAATTTAAAGGAAATGTTATTATTTCTGGTATAGGCTCTCCTACTACAACAGGTACTACATTTACCTTTAATACTACCAATACCTCTGGTGTTGCTGTAGGTCAAAGAATTACTGGTACAAACATGCCTATAAATAGTTTTGTTACTGCTGTTACTGCTACTGCTACTGCTACAGTAGGTGCGGGCGGTACTGCAACAACATCTACATATACTGTAACTTCTGGTAATACATTATCAGGTGCTGTTACATTGGGTTCTGCTGTTACTGGTGCTGGTTTTCCAGTAGGTTCTTATATATCTGCTTATAGTTCTACAACATCTTATACAATTACATATCCTACACAAATTGTAGCTCCTGCATTATCTGGTGTTCTTACTGTTTCTGCTACTTGTACAATTTCATGGCCTACTCAATCTACTGCTCCATCATTAGTTACTGGTACATTTAAATCATATAATGATTTGTATGGTGCTAACGGTGGTACTACCACTTTCTTTAATACAGTTGTAGGCACTGGTGTACAACCTACTTATGTAGGTCAAGCTACTTATATTCCTGCTACTAATACTCAAGCTCTTCCTACAGGTACTGCTACTGGTGCTACTATAGGTGCTCTTGCTACTACTTTAGCTTCTACTAGTGCTGCTCATGTTTATGTTGCAGATGCTGATGCTGCTACATTTACTACTGATTGTTTCTTGGAATTAACTGCTGCTTATGTAGAAACTAAGTTTGGTAACAGCACTTTCACTGTAACTGATAACTATGATCTTGAGCCTCTTAAGATTATTGCTTCTGTTATGGATGATGCTGGTGATCCTTGTTTAACTACTTGTATTGGTTCTTCTCCGAACATTGGTGTTGCAGGTATTGCTACTGAAGTACAAGCTGCTCAACAAGCTCAAGGTGTTGGTGAAACTGTACTTCGTGATTTGATTCTTACTGGTAGATATCGTCAAGAAGCATTTGGTGATGGTATCAACATTGATACTTTCCGTATGAGAGAAATTGAAGCAAATCCTGGTGTACTTAATATGTTAAGCGTTGCAAACAGAAATGGTTTGTACAACAAGCTTTGCATACTTCACAATGTACCTCGTTGGAATAATCCTACTGGTGTATTTGATAATGATCAATACTTAATTGAAATTGCTGTTCCACAAGCAGTTGGATTAAGTTCTTTCTTTGCAAGTACAACGACTAGTGCTGGTAAGCTTTCAACAATTACTAATAGTGGTTCATCTCTTATTGGTGACTATATCGCTTCTGCTGCAAATATTGCAAATGGTGCTTCTGGTGCTACAATATCAGCTGCTGCTGCTGTAGTTCCTGTTGAGGTTTATTAATAATATCTTAAAAAATAAAAAAGAGAGGATTTATTCCTCTCTTTTTTTTTATTTGCAGAATACAAAAAAAATCAGTATATTTTAAATGTAAACTTAGTAATATATGCCAGCACAACATCAATTGTATTTAGATATTCCCGAAACTAATAATGTAAGCATTTTTAGAGTTGTTGATGCAAGTATTTACCAACAAGGACTTGATGTTAAATGTGCTACATTACAAATTACTTCTCCTGGATTTACAGAACCAGCTGAAATAGATGTTACAACATATGCTAGTAGCGGTATGGCATCATTTAATTTGGTGTTAAATGCTTGTACTTTAGGAATTATTTCTGGTAATTGTACTCCACAAGCACCTGCATTACCTGATGGTATTTATAAAATTAAATATTCTGTAAGTCCTAACGATCAAGTTTATGTTGAATATTATCATTTAAGATTGACACAAACTTATAATGTTTATAATCAACAATTATGTAAACTTGAATTAGCAACGTGTGAACCCCCTGTAGAAATAAGAGCAAGATTAAACGAATTAAGGTTAATTAAATCTTATTTTGATGCGGCAAAAGTAAAAGCAGAAGATTGTCACGATCCTAATTTAGCTATGGAATTATTAACATATGCTAAAAAACGACTTGATAAATATATAGGAGGATGTAAAGATTGTCACAAAAACCAATATTAATATGAGAACATGTCAAAACTGCGGTACATCAATTAATTGTTCTTGTCAAGTTAGAACAGCATCAGATGGAAAACAAGTGTGCAGCACATGTGTTACTTCTTACGAACAAAACTTGGCTGTACAAACAAATAATTCAAACTAATAATGAGCAATGTACTTTTATATAAAGATGTCTACAAAGAAAATTTTGCAGAATGCATGGTTGAAAAATATAAATATGACCAGTATGGAATTCAATGTGCAAAATCTCCTATTGATTGTGATTTGGCTAATCTTAGGTATGAAATTTTAAAATGGGCTGAAAACGAAGATGCAGGTGCACTTACACAAGTTAGTGTAGCATATATGTCTTGGTTGCCTGTTACATTTAATGGAAATCCCGCAGCATATATTGGTGGATTTACAACAGCTGGTCAAACATGTTCTGGTGGTCCAATTATACCATGTTGTGATTTAGGTTTTTCTTATCCAACAGGAGATGGAAATGTAAATATTGTAGATGTTAATGTTGGTGGATGCTGTACAAGAATTAACATAAATCCTAATATAACAATAAATAATGGTTCGTATCAGTACTATATTCCTACTGCTTCTGCTGTGTGGAATATTTCTCATAATCTTGGGTTTGTACCTAATGTTCTTATTACTGATGTATCTGGTAATGAAATTTCTGGAGTGGTTACAGATGCAACTACATCTATTTTACAAATAACTTTTTCAGAACCTGTTTCAGGTTATGCTTATTTATCATAATGCCAAATATAGACAAAAAATATTATCATAATCTTGACCTTGATTCAAATGAAATCAAAGCAGGTAGAATATATAATTTAACTACTACACAAAGAAATGCATTAAGTTTAACTACATCTGATAAAGGATATATAGTTTTTGATACAACATTATTAGCATTATTTATATGGAATGGTACAGCTTGGATTTCAGCAGGAAGCAATGCAGCAGGTTTTGAACAAAACTTTTTATTAATGGGAGCATAAAATTATGGGTAACGTATATAAAATATTAGGACAAAGTAGTCCATCAGCAACAACGGAAACAGATTTGTATACTGTTCCTTCTGCTACATCAACTGTATGTAGTTCTTTATCCGTATGTAATAGAGGAAGTTCACAAACAACATTTAGAATTTCTATATCAGAAGCAGGCGCAGCAACATCTAATAAAGACTATCTTTACTATGATGTAACGTTAGCTGGTAATGATACATTCATTGCTACAATAGGTGTAACACTTGCAACTACAGATAAAATAAGAATTTATTCAGGAAACAGTAGCCTATCATTTCAAGTTTGGGGTACAGAAATTAGTTAATTATGGCACAGAATTATTCAGGATATAGTATAATAAGTCCAGCTATCTCATATGCAAACTCTCCTAACATAGATGCATTTGGTAGATTAAGAGTTAGTGAACCATTTACATTGTTTGACTCTAGTCATAGATATGCAGATAATGGGTTGTGGGCTACAGCCACTGCTACAAGTGGAACAGCAACATTTAATTCTGCTCAAGGATTAGTTGACCTTGCTGTAACAACAGCATCAGGTTCTGAAGTTGTTAGAGAGACTTTTAAAGTATTTTCATACCAACCTGGTAAAAGTTTGTTAGTACTTAGTACTTTTGTAATGAGCCCTGCTAAAACTAACCTTAGACAAAGAATTGGATATTATGGAGCAGCTAATGGTTATTATTTAGAACAAAATGATAGTACAGTTAGTTTTGTTGAAAGAACTTCAGTTTCAGGTGCATTAGTAAATACACCTGTTGCTCAATCAAGTTGGAATGTTGATCCTATGAATGGAACAGGTCCTAGTGGAATAACACTTGATTTAACAAAATCTCAGATTTTATTTATGGATCTTGAGTGGTTAGGAGTGGGAACAGTTAGAATAGGTTTTGTTATAAATGGTAATTTTTATGTTTGTCATAACTTTCATCATGCTAACATAATTGCATCTACATATATTACTACAGCTTCTTTACCATTAAGATATGAAATAACAAATACAGGAATTACAAGTGGGGCAAGTACATTAAAACAAATATGTTCTACTGTATTATCTGAAGGGGGGTATGAACTTAATGGATCACAACAAGCTATTGGAATTCCTGTTAATACACCAAGAACATTAGGAACATCAGGAACATTTTATCCTATAATAAGTTTACGTCTTAAATCTACAAGATTAGACGCTGTAGTAATTCCTTCTGCATTATCTATATTACCAATTACTACAGGTAATTATAATTGGCAACTTGTAGGAACAGGAGCTACTACAGGTGGTTCTTGGGTAAGTGCAGGAACAAATTCTTCTGTAGAATATAATATAACAGGAACTAGTTTTTCAGGAGGAAGAATACTTGGAAGTGGATTTTTTAGTGAAAGTAACCAATCAAAAAATCAAGTAGACATTTTAAAAGATGCACTTTTTAAATTTCAATTAGAAAGAAATAGTTTATCATCAACACCTTATGAGTTAACATTAATAGTAGCATCTGATGGTGCTAATGATACTCTTGTTGCATCAATGGATTGGGAAGAAGTAAGTAGATAATAAAAAAAAACATGGCACAAGGAACAGCAGAATTTATTAAAAAATATTATTGGTTGAATGGAAACACTCATACCAAAGGACATAAATTAACTGAAGAGCATAAACAAAAAATAAGTAATTCTAACAAAAATGTAAAAAATAAAGGAGCTTATTTTACTAAAGAATATATTTGTATTTGTTGTGGAAATAATTACACTTCATCAAATAAAAATCCTAAATATTGTTCTAGAAGTTGTACTGCAAAATCAAGAAAAGTTAGAAAAGGATTTTCTGTTCCTAATCATGTTAAAGAAAAAATATCTAAAACATTAACAGGTAAATACACAAAAGAAAAAGCATATCAATGGATAGAAGATAGAACAAAATTAAAAGATGATATTAAAGAACGTGGAGGTCAATTACATGGAGAATGGAGTATTTCAGTAAAGAAAAGAGATGATTGGAAATGTAAGATTAATAATTTAGATTGTGAAGGAAGATTAGAATCTCATCATATATTATCATGGAAAGATTACCCTGAATTAAGATATGATATAAATAATGGAATATGTTTGTGCAAAAAACATCATCCAAAAAAAAGAAACGAAGAAATAAATTTAATATCAACATTTCAGCAGATTATTAACAACTTAAATTAAAATATTTTGGCACAAGGAACTACAAGAGGGGTACCTATAGATACTGATCCACTATTATCTGCTGATAGTGATTTACTTGTACCTTCACAAAAAGCAGTTAAAGCATATGCTGATACAAAAGGAGATATGAAGTTAGCCTTTGTACAAACTAATTTAGGAGCTAAAACATTTTTAGATACAACATTTTTATTAAGAAACGTAGCGAATACGTTTAACGCATCTTTTACTAATACTAATACAGCAGATAGAATATATACATTACCTGATACTGCTGGAACTATAGCATTAACATCTAATTTAACTGGATATGTACCGTATACAGGTGCAACTGCTAATGTAGATTTAGGAGCTAATAATTTATTTGCTAATAGAATAGGTATAGGCACATCTAATCCGTTATACCAATTACATATTGTAAAAACAGGAGCAAGTACTGTTCCTGTAGCTATACGACAAAACGATGTTTCTTTTGGAACTATGATACGGTATATTGGAGCTAATGGGAATACATACGGTGAATTTGGAATAACTAGCGGTTCGACACCTAATACATATTCAGGCGACATGGGTGGTATGAATTACTTACTTATGGCTGGTGGTGTAGAGAGAATGAGAATGTTTGGTAGTGGTGGTAATGTTTCTATAGGTACTACATCTGATTTGGCTAGGTTAGCTGTACAAGGTGCATCTGCTAGTACTGGTTCTGCTGTAGTATTTAGAAACTCTACACCTACAACTTTATTTGAGCAGTTCAATAATGGAGAAGCTGAATTTAGAGGTGGTGGTAGTGTTAGCATATTTAAAGGACTTAAAATTGGTAATACAGGAGCTACAAGTATTGGACTTCTTATATCTGATTCAAGCACATCAGGTAGTGGTCCTGGATTTGGTGCTAATATCTGGATGAACGGTAATGGTAGAATATTTGCAGGTAACTCTGGCAGTGGTTTTTATAACAGTGCAAGTTCTGATGTTGCTTTCGGCAGACACGCAGCAAATACTTGGGGAATATATCAAGGCCAGATTAGTACTACTTTAGGAAACCTTGCTTTAGATACCCTTTTGGCTACAAAAGTAGGTATAGGTACTACTACACCTTCACAAGCTTTGCATTTAGTTGGAAACATGTTAGCCCAAACTACACTATCTGATAATACGGTTAAAGAATTTTACCTTACTACTCAATCGTATACTAATTCAGTTGGTTTTATAAACACCTTAACTTCTGTGATTAATCTATCGCAAAATATTTTATACTTAGGTGGTATTGGCTCTTTAGGTTATACCAATATACGTTTTCATACTAGCTCAAATAATACTACAAATTCTGTAGAAGCTATGCGAATTATTGAAAATGGGAATGTAAGTATAGGAACTACTAACCCAACTCAAAAATTATATGCGGATGGTGATATAGGACTAAAAGCAGCTAATTATTTAAACTTAGCCGGAGACCAAGGTAGCAGTAGAACTACAGGGTTTCAAGCTTCATTTGCAACTTACGATAAGATAGTCGTTCTTACAAATAATCAAGCAATAGGTACTTTTTCTAGAGATAATGGTTGGGGTATAGGATTTTCAACTACTCCATCTGCTCGTTTACACGTTAGAGGTGATAGCGCTAGTACAGGCACTGCATTTTTAGTACAAAATAGTACACCTACTAATATATTTAAAATAGATAATGACCAAAATATTTATCACTCTTCCCTGGGGGTCGCTATTATTACATCAGATGGAAGATTTAGGACTTGGAGAATTGAAACAGGAATAGGAGAACAAGGTTTAAGTTTAATTGGTCGAGTAATGGTTTCAGGAGATAATGTTACTGCTGCTACAATTTGGACTAATTCGAATCCAACTTCAGGAACAATTAATGGACTACATGTAAGTACTGGGAATGCTATATGGCAGCCTACAAGTGGCAATGCAAATTTTACAAGCTTGCGCGTTTCAGGTATCATCAACCAAACAGGTACAGCAAATGGTACTGTACGTGGAATTTACTATAATCCAACTTTAACATCAGTATTAGGAACTCATAATGCGTGGGAAAGTACTAGTGGTAGAATAATTGCTACAGATACAAGTATAAGTCCTTATTCATTTGCTACGACTTATGCAGGCGCAGCTAATAGTAATAATGGAGCTTTTTATATAGTGTCCAACGGAAATCTAAATAATTTAATGCTTACCTCAAATAGTGGTACTTATGCTACTACTAACTACGCAGGTATGGGATTTTTGGTAACTCACAGTACTCTTGGAGCTGCTTTAACTGTGAGAGTAAGAAGTCGTTACTACGATACCACAAATGCTACTTTAGAATTTTCTACAAACAGAGGTGCTGTAAATCCAACTTTTGCAGGTAAATTTCATGGTGATATGTTTGCAGTTGGTGACTTTGAATATTCGGTTCCTACAGCTACTATTCATGGTAAAGGAAATTCAGCATCTACTGGGAATGTATTTTTGTTACAAAACGCTACACCAACTAGTTTATTTACAGTTGCTAATAATGGAAATCTATCTTTTGGGAATATTACGGGTGGTGGCTTTTCATATACTTGGTCTACCGGCGAAACTAGATTTGATAGAGGTTATACAGTTTGGGTACAAGATGGTGTTAATCCAACAGTAACGATAAGAGGGGCTAATTGGCTTGGGCATGCAAGTAATTTAGCAGCACTTTCAGTCGCAGGGTCATACTCTCCTACATCAGGGTCTTGGCAAAGAAATTCTATACAAATTACAACAACCATTAATCAAACAGGAACCGCTGATGGGATCACACGTGGTATGTATATACTTCCAACTTTGACATCGGCAGCTGACTACAGAGCTATTGAAGCTATAAGTCGAAACAACGCAAATGACACGCTTTTAAAACTTTCAAATAATTCTAGAGATGTACTTTGTGTAAAAGGCGATAACAAAATTGGTTTGTACAATGCTGTACCAACTATACAAGGAACTACTGCTATGGCTGCTGCAACTTATACAAATAATGGCTCAATTGACTTAGATACTTTCGACGGCTATACAATAGGGCAAGCAATAACACAACTTCGCAATATGGGAATCTTATCTTAAATAACATAAAAATAAAATAAAATGGCAATAAAAATTACAGGATTGTTTGAAAATCCAACTAATGAACAAATATTTAAAAATCCTATTTTAGTATTGGTACCACATTTAGAACCTTATGGTAAAATAAATATGGATGTTAATATTACAAATTTAAATGGTGATGTAAAAGGATGTATTCCTTATACTGATATTACTGATTTAATCTATGAAGAATCAGAAGTTAATCCTTATACAAATTTAATTAACGCATTACAAAATTATGTAATAAGTAAATTATTAGAAACTTATCCACATTTGATTTATGAATTTATTTAATATTTTATTTTTACAAAATGAAAAAATATAATTTTAGTAGACTAATTAAAACATTTGATAATTCTGAAAGTATGAAATTATCAACAGCTTTAAGAAATATATTAGCAATAGCTAGTAAAATAGAAAATCCTATAAAAGCTTATGGGTGGTACGTTACTTTAGAAAATTCAGATGAATTGATTTTAGATGATTCTGATAAAAGATTATTATATAACTTTATAGAAACTAACGATACTGTATTCTTATTTGTTAAAGGTGCAATATTAGAAACATTAAATAAGGGAGCAGAGTAATATAATAATACTTTTTTTGAAAATATTTAAAAAAAGTGTATATTATATTATATGAAACCAGTTAAATCAAATTTAGGAGACGTCAGTTGTGCACCAGTTGCATCAAACTGTGTTATCTGGGATGGTCCAGATTTATGTTGTATTTCAGAATGTGCAGGTGATACAATGAGTAATGTTATGTTTAAAACTTCTCAAGAAGTATGTCATCATAAAGCATTACTTGATTTATCTGTATTAAACTTAGGAGATTTATCTCCTTTACCTGGAGATGGTACTAGAACACTTGCAAATGTATTGCAAGCTATTATTAATAGAATACAAAATACCTAATGCCAACACCTAAAGTAGACATATTAGTAAATTTATTAGCTCAGTTACAACCTGATCCAGCTATTACTACACTTCCTTTGAATGATGCAGATCAAGCATTGGATTATTCAAGATTAATTGGTAATAAGGTTATACAACATGATAATTATATTACACAATTAATTAGTAGTTTAAATAGTCTTTATAGTACAGTGACAGCAATTAATACAAGTGTAAATAACCTGTATACAGCTGTTGATCCAGTTCCTGATTTTGCATTTCCAGGTATTATGGGTGATAGTCTTGTTCATTCCATAGAAGATATTACATTAGCTATTGGTAATCAATTACTTACATTAGAAAATGGTACGGGTGATTCAACAAGTTTAGTATCCGCAACTACATTTCAAGATGAGCTCTATTCTCCTTCTACATTAGCATCACAACCTCCGTTGTTTGCACCTTATGCTACAATGGCAGATGTACCTAATTGGGTGGTAAGTCCTGCAAGCGCAGCTGATACTATTAAAAATTTATGGATTACAGTAAATGATATGAGACTTGCAATGAGTAATTATCTCACTGTAAGAGGTGTAACATCTTGTAGTTCTGTATCTGTTTCATTTACTGTGGTACCGGATGTTTTAAACAAAAGATTAACATTATTTTTTGTAGGTAATTGTACAATTCCTAGTGGATTTAGAGATGTTAATTCTGTTGGCGGTTCCTTATTAATAACAGATGGTTCTGCCGTTCCTAAAACATTTACTGTTAATGTAAACGTTACAGAAGCAAATTTAAATACCAACGGTGTAATTATAGATTTATCTTCTACAAATATTAATTTATATACACCTTTATCATTACAATTAACATATAGTTTGACAAATGATGATTTAGTATGTAATACTGTTCGAACTGTTAGTGTATCTCCTATTGCTACAGCATGTACAGTGGGTTCATTAAATGCACTTTCTACTACATCATTTACAGGAACTTATTTTATTCAACCAAACGGATATGTAGTAACGTATAGATTACAAACATTTACTGATCCTGCATGCACAACATTAGTAGCAGGTAGTACGCAGACATTTATTAATCCAACAACTAATTTAATTACGTATACAATTTCTGGTTTAACTACAGCTACAACATATTATGTAAAAATGTCTACAAGTGTGGGTAGTCTTTCATACGTTGATTGTACTGCACAATCTATTAAAACATTATAAAATATAAGAAATGGGATGTCCTTGTAATAAAGTAACAACTAGCACAACTACAAATTGCGGAAGCTGTGGATACAACTGTACAAGTTGTGTATGTCCTCCAGATCCTATTGTTATGCCTACAGTAACATGTGAAGACCCAAATCCATGCAGTGAGCTTTATCCATTACAGTGTGTAATTTATACTGGTGAGGATATTAAATGTAGTTCAGAAGCATTGATGCTCTATCCTAATGTTATTCATTTTTTAGTTCTTGAAGAGTCATCTACAACAGAAAGAAACTTTGTTAATATTTTAGAAAATATTAATGAGCAACTTTGTTATATATTTTCTAAAGATTTTATTACACAATTATTAACTAATATTCAAAATGATGAAGAATTAAGTCTTTTGTTTTGTAATATTATTTCTGATTGTAATTGTGAATGTGCATTAACATGTCCATCTGTAATAGATGCAACATACAATTCTATTTCTGATCCTAGTGTAGATACTATCACTATTGACTTTAATCAAGTTATAGGTGGTTCTAGCATTACATTTAGCGGTGGTATAGTTGGTACAACTCTTACAGTGACAACGCCTCCAGGTGTAGGTTCTATTTCTGTAGGTATGAAGATTACAGGTAGTGGTGTAGCTCCTAATACTTTTATTACTGCTGGTGCAGGAGTTTCATGGACTGTCAGCGTATCACAAAGTGTTGTTGGTCCTATTGTATTTACAGCAACAAAAACTACATACACTGCTGCTATATACAGATTAGATACGGGCAACTATTATTATGTAGGAAATGTATCATCTGCTGTATGGGGTTCTGATATTATTTTTCCATCAGACACTACAGGAGAAGCTGTTGTTAGTGTAACCTCACCATATGACAATACAGGTAATAAAAATTGGATGGTTAGTGTATTAGCACAAGATGCATTAAATTCAGAATGTTCTTCTGGGTTTTTAGTTAATAATGCTTTAGAACCAATTGATTATGATGTTGTAAGTGAAAACTGTGGTGTAGGACTTTATACAGCTCCTACTGAAGAATCATGTAGACAAGCATGCATTAACGAAAGTAATACTCCAACATTTACAGTAAATGGTGATGGAACTCTTAACTTTGCATTTACTACAGAAAACATTCCTGTTGGGTTTTATCCTATTACATCATATACAGTACATTGGTATAAAGAAGATCCAGCTGGTGTATACACTGCACAATATGGATGGGAATATGTACACACTGGTACATATGGTTCAACACCAACTATATTAACAACTACATTAACAGGAACTGATTATAATTTTAATTATTTAATTTTAATTCTGGCAGAAACAGGACATGTTGACTGTTATAGTGGTCTTTCTCCAAGACTTCCATTAAATGATGATGGTACATTTGGAACACCGTATACAGAACGAGAAATTAAAAATTTAGATTGTAATAAATTTATTTATACACCAGAATTAATTCCACCATTTACTAATCTTTAATAATGGCATACAGTCTTAACACTAATAATATTACAGCAATTACTTCTACTAGTGCAACTAGTGGAGGTAACTCTATTATAGGTAGTGGTACTGTTGCATTTAGAGGTTTGTGTTGGAATACAACTGGTAATCCTACCACTGCTAATTCTACAAACAGTATTGCAGGAAATAGTACAGCTAATTACTCATTAAATTTAACATCTCTTAGTGCAGGTTCTACATACTATGTTAGAGCATATATTATTGATGCTTTGTCTAATGTATATTATGGAAATCAGTGGTCATTCACTACACCTAGTTTAGTAACAACTGCCGCTAGTTCTATAACATCTAGCACTGCTATTTCCGGAGGTTCTTTTACAGGAATTGTAGGAACCATTAGTAACGTAGGTGTATGTTGGGATATATCAACAAATCCAGATCCAGATATTAATGATAGTAAAACTACTGATGTTTCTGTTGGTGGAGTGTTTACAAGTATTTTATTAGGTTTATTGCCTAATACAATATATAAAATAAGATGTTATGTAGAGACAATATCTGGAGTATCATATGGTGATGTAAAAACATTTACTACAAGTTCTATTACTCCTTCTGTTACTACAAGCCCTACAATAACAAGTTTAACATCTACATCTTTTGTTGCTGGTGGTAATGTTACAGCAAGTGGTGGCTCTACTGTTACTTCTAGAGGAATACAAAGAAGTCTTAGTATAGATATGTCTTCTGCTACTAACACTACAATGGGAACTGGTACAGGTGCATTTACTGGTACAGTTAGTGGTCTTACAGCTGGTACAACTTATTATATTAGAGCATTTGCTACTAATACAAATGGTACAACTTATGGAGAAATTTTTAGTGTAGCAACATTGGGAGGCCCCACTGTAATTACTGTTCCTCCGTATTCTATAACAAGTAATACAGCTATTACAGGTTGTGATGTTGTTTTTAATGGTGGTGTAGCAATTACAGCACGTGGAATATGTTGGAGTAGTACACAAATACTACCTACTACAAGTAATTCTAATGTAATAAATGATTTTAATTATGCACAAACAAATCCATTTATTACAAAATTGTCTGGTCTTACAAACGACAAAACATATTATATACGAGCTTTTGCTACAAATAGCGTAAGTACATTATACGGAGATGTAGAGATATTTAGCACTTTACCATGTAATCCTTATACAGAAGATTGTAATCCACAAGATCCTGTTGTACAATGTGATACTGAAGGATGTGCTTATTATATTCCTGCTGAATGCGCAGTATATGTAGGAAATTTAAATGCAACATGTGAAAATAATAATTTATTTGTTACAAATAATAATCAATTAGAAATTGAAAATCCTAATAGTATAGAAATATTAGAAAATATTAATTCATCTTTATGTAGTGTTTTTTCTAAACAATACATTTTAGACATGCTCAATACAATTAAAAATACACAATATTTAAATGCACAGTTTTGTGTTACAGCATGCCCTTGCGATCCATGTGCTCCAATAACATAAAAATATAAAGAAATGTCTGGAATAAAAAATTTAAGTAAAAATTCATATTTTGCAACTGCAAAAGATATCAATAACAGAATTGCTGTTGTTAATAAACTTATTGCTGATATAGAAAACACATCAAATACACTGGATAGTATTTCTTTGATTACAGGAGCATCTGTATCTATTTTTCCCATAACTAATATAGTTGAAGGAAGACTTGGACTTGATACTTCTACTAATGTATTATATACGTTTGTTGGCGGGTCTTGGCAAACAGTAATATATCCCTAATTTATAAAAAATATATTACGTCATTTTATAAAAATAAATTTTAAAACAATATTAAAGCAAAACCCTCTATGAGAACAAGTGCTTATACATTATTTACAATGGTGAAAGTATAAAACCCACCTTAACCATGTATTGAAATAACTTAATCATTTTTAAAAAATTGTCAGTTTGTTGGTTTTCTGGCAAAGACCCTAGTTATTCTTAACTGGGGTCTTTAATTATAAACACATTTCAAACATTGAAGTATTGATATTTTAAAAATATTATTTACCTTTATATAAAATATAAATATATGATTTCAGATAATGACATTTTAAAAGCTATTAAATCTAAAAAATCTAATAAAGAATGCGCTAAAAGATTAGGTATTAATATTGCAGAATACCTTAGTAGAAAACAGTTTTTTATTAATAAAACAATTGAAGATGTAGAAAAAAATTCCTATATAGGTGTATTAGAAGAAAAGATTATTGAGTTTTCTGAAAATGTATCTGAAGGTACAGCAAAAATTAAAGCAATTGCTTTAGAAGAGCCAAAAACAGCAGAAGAAATAGAAAAAATTTTAAAGATTGACATTACCAAATGGAAGCTTTCTTCCTATTGGAATAAACAACATAAAAACAATGGTAATGACTATTGGGTTATTTCTGCAATGATTACTAAAAAGCAAGAAAATGAACTTAATGTAGAAGATTTTAATGAAATATTAAATAAAGTTTTTAGTAATGTGCAAGTGCACAAAAGAACAGATTCTGTTAAAATAACTAATGAAAAAGCATTATTTGTATACACTTCAGATAAACACATTTCAGCTTATGTAGATGATGTAGAAGCAATGTACAAGAACAATTACAATTTTTTAACATTTAAATCTAGGATGTATAATGTGTTGTATGAAATACAATATCTGCACAACCTTTATAAAAGATTTAGTGATATATACATTATAGATCTTGGAGATAGAATGGATGGTATGAATGCTCAAACTACTAGAGGTGGGCATAAACTGCCACAAAATATGACAGATAAAGAAGCATTTGAAAATGTTCTTACTGTAGAAAAAAACTTTTATGATGTTGTATTTACAAGTGATTATGCAGAAAGCTATCACATTATATCAAACGCATGTTCTAATCATGGTGGCATATTTGACTACATGGTAAGTAGAGCACTTGAGATTTATGTTAATGCAAAATATCCCTATGTTAAAACATCTGTACAAGAGAAGTTTATAGATCATATTTATTATGGTAAACACGTGTTCTTGTTATCTCATGGAAAAGATACAGAAGATATGAAACACGGACTTCCTCTTCATCTTAATGATAAGACAGAGAATTACATTAATAAATACTTAATGTATAATAGAATAGATCCAGATGTTTCTTATGTAAGTTTTATAAAAGGTGATCTTCATAAAAACACTTCAGAACAATCATATAACTTCAGATATAGAAATGCATTGTCTTTGTTTGGAGGTTCTAAATGGATTGGAACAAACTTTGGACCTACAAAAGCTGGATGTTCATTTGATATTGTAGAAAAAAATACTGATAGAATATTTGAACATAAAATATTATTTTAAATATTAAAAGTTTAAATAGGAAAATAATTAAAAATTACGTAAATTATAATATACCCAGTAATGACTAGTTATAATAAGCCAGATCTTAATGCACCTAGATATAGGGCTAAAAGATATAATATTCTAAACGCTGAATTTTGTAATAAAATCAGAGAAAAAAAAGAAGAATATAAAAATCTAACAGATAAGCAAATTAAAGAAGTTGTTAAAACTTTTAATGAAAATTTGTGGAAAACTGTGATAGAAAAAAGAGATGGGCTGGAGCTACTAGAACAACTTGGGTATGTATTCATTGGTACATGTCAAAAGAAAAAAAGACAAAACACCGATGTAAAAAGCTCTTTAAAATACGGTGTAAAAGTGCAGCATCAAAATTGGGAATCTGACCAGCTTTTAGCTAAAATATTTTACACAAATTTTGAAACTAAATACAGATTTAAATTTCACGAAGTGTGGGGTTTTACTGCATTAAGAGATTTTAAAAGAACTGTCAGCAAAACATATCCTACCGAATGGAAGAAATATGTTGTTGTTGACAATATGGCTAGAGTTTCAAGATTATTCAGAAAACAAGTCTTTACAGACAAAAAAGATAAAGAAACTGAATTATTAATGGAAAGCTATGATGAATTTGATATGACATAATAATAATAAAATGAGCAAGACAACAATTGGAGAAGTATTATCAAGGGTTAGAAACCAAATAAAAGCAGTTCGTCAGGATGCATTTCTTACGGACAGATTTCTTTATAGCATTGTTTCTAAACACGCAAAGTGGTTAATGAAAAGAGAAGATTCTAAAAGTAATCTTATGAAATTTAATTCAATTATACAAACACTTGATAATGTTGAATTAATTGAGGTAGATAGGATAGAAGCAGGTTGTACTGGTTTAAAAACTAATATAACAGTTATGAGAACAAAAGAAAATATTCCAATTTTTATGCAAGGGTACTGGGGACCACTTATTAGACAAGTGACTTCTTTAGATGGTCAAATTGATTTACAACCAATTAGTCCTACACAGTATGTACAAATGTCTAATTCTAAAAATTTTAAATATAACAAAACAAATTATTATTGGTATTTAAATGATCATTTATATTTTCCAGATATTATATGGCCTAGTGTAAGAATAGAAGGAGTGTTTGAAGATGATATATCTAAGTATAAATGTATTACATGTAATGAAAACCAAGAATACAATTGTGCATCTAGACAAGATTCTGCATTTAATGTTCCTGATTATTTGTATGGTGAAATAGAGTCTAATGTTATGAAAGATCTTGGTATTATGCTACAGATACCTACAGATAACACCCAAGATAATAAAAATATATCAAGATAAAAATGGCAAACACATTTGTAAAATATAGAACATTTGATGAGTTAATGGATGAGGTACGCACTGACTTTTTCACTTATGAAATTGAAGGTATGATTGAGCCTGGTCAACTTATTAAAGTTGCACAAAGAATTAATTATGATCTTGGACTTAGAATTAACACTGAAAAACAAAAAGTTTTAGAAATCATAAACGGTAGAGTTAAACTTCCAGATGATTTTTATGTACTTACTATGGCTGTTCTTTGTGCTGACTATCATGTAAAAGAAGAAGTGATGCAAGGAAGACATACAGAAAATGTTATAGTAGAACCAACAGCAACATGTTGTAATACTTGCAAAGAACCTGAATCTACATGTGCTTGTGAAAGTACTTATGTAGTGTGTGAAGACACTTATGTAAAAGTTATAGAAAAAAGAAATTATTTAACAAGAGAATTTAGAGAGTTTAAGAGACTTTGGGTAAGACCTGCTAGAGCAGTAGATCCTATATGTTCTAAGAAACCAGAATATGACAATTGGATGGAAGCAGAACTCAGAGATGGATATTTATACGTTATAGGAATTGAAACAGGTACCGTGTATGTAAACTATTTGGGTAACTTAGAAGATGAGAATGGTAATCTTCTTGTATTAGATCATCCTATGATTAATGAATATTATGAATATGCGATTAAACAACGTATTCTTGAAAATCTATACATGAATGGTGAAGATGTTACACAAAGAATGCAATTGGTTGAACAAAGAATGAGACCTGCAAGAAACAATGCTCTCACTATTGTAAATACTCCTGACTTTAAAGAAATGTATAATGTTTGGAAAATGAACAGAGAAGCAATGTACGGTAAGTATTACAATATGTTTAAATCATATTATATAAATTTGTAATGATAGTTAAAAAGATAATAAATATTGAAACATTTAATTGTAAATTACAATTTATTATTTCTGATAATATAAAAAAAGAAGTAGATAAGGTTTACAAAAAATATAATGTTACTTCAAATAATGATTATGAATTAGAAGGAATATTGATTAGTGCTGAAATGGAGTCTTATTATTTAATTATAGAACAGAAATATCTTTCACATAACACAATTGCACACGAAATTTATCATGCTGCAGTTAGAATAACAGAAGACAGAGATGTTGTAGATGAAGAAACACAAGCTTGGCTATGTGATTTTCTTACTGAACAAGCATATTCTTTTATTAAAAAAAAGAAATTAGAAATTAAGTAAGATGGCAAATAAAGAAACACCAAATCAACTGAATTCGTTTACCAAAGGGATGCTTAAAGATCCTAATGATACTTTTATTGGCGAAGGGCAATGGACACATGCTAGGAATTTAGTTAATAATTCTCATGATGGTCAGGTTGGCGTAGTAGGTAATGAACCTTCCAATCTTTTTTGTGTTAATCTTCCATATACATTAATTGGTTGTATTTCTTTAGACGAAAATAGATGGGCAATATTTACTACAAATGATGTTAATTCTGAGATAGGTATTTTTAATGAATTAACTTGCACCTATACAACATTGGTTAATGATGATTGTTTAAGTTTTAATACCAAGCATTTAATAACAGGGGCTTCAAGAAGAACATTTGACTGTTCAGAAAAAATATATTGGTCTGATGGAAATAATCCAGATAGAGTGATGGATATTAATAATATTCCTTGGAAACAAGTTTGCGTTGATGATAACAATGTCAGCATATCAAATCCTCCAGGAATTTGGCCAGCAGGTTCTCCTACAGGTTGTGTTACATGTACAGACACTACACAATTAAATTGTGAACAATTAAGACTTGCTCCATTATTAAACACACCATGTTTACGAGTTGAAAAAGGAAGTGGGTCTGGAACATTACAAAATGGTACATATCAAGTGGCTATTGCTTATATGATTAATCAAATCAAAGTGACGGACTATCTTATGGTTTCTAATCCTGTATCTATATGGAGTCATAGTGGTGTAGGTGGAGCTATTAAGCTGAGTGTATCTAATACAGATCCGGACTTTACTGAAATGGAGGTGGTTGTAATTTCTATTGTCAATTCACAAACAGTAGCAAAACAATTAGGTGTATATTCAACAAGACAATCTGTTATTTATATTGATAGTTTAGATCCTAGTTTAGTAACTGTACCAATAGCTAATTTACCACTTATAACACCTGCTATAGAAAAATCAGATGGAATTTATCCTTTACAAAATTATTTATTAAGAACAGGTATATATACAAAACCTGATTTTAACTATCAACCACAAGCTAATAAAATTATTTCAAAGTGGAATTCCGTAGAATATCCTGAAGATTATTATCATAAAGCTGGTTCTAATGTTGGATACATGAGAGATGAGGTGTATTCATTTTTTATAAGATGGATATATAATACTGGGGATAGATCTGCATCTTATCATATTCCCGGTAGACCTATTAATTACAGTGGTATAAACGATACCAACTGGCAAACTAAAAACACTGCAACAATTACTGCATCTCCCAATTTGTTACAACTCGATGGTGGTATTTTAGTTAAAACAGGATATATGGGATATTGGCAATCTACAGAAAAATATCCTGATGATAATCCTGTTGTATGGAATCAACCTAACAGTACAGGTAATGGTTCATTTGATTTATGTGGAAAAAATATAAGACATCATAAGTTTCCTGATAATGCATTGGATAATCATTTTACAAATGGTGGTGGTAAGATTAGAGTGCTTGGTGTATCATTTGAAGGTATTACAGCTCCTAAAGATATTAATGGAAATATAATAGATTCAATAGTTGGATATGAAATATTAAGGGGTTCAAGAGAAGGATATAAGTCTGTTATTGCCAAAGGTATGGTTAACAACATGGAGATATACAATATTATAGATGCTAAAACAAGCAATCCTACAGGACAACAAGTTTTAATGCAAAACTATCCTTATAATGATATTAGTACAATAGATCCATTTTATGAAAGTGCTGTTGGAATGACTGCATTAACAAATTATGCAACATTTCATTCACCAGACACAACATTTCAAAATCCATACATAGGTGCATTTAATTTAAGAATATATGGATATACATATGGGCAAATGTCTGGATGTTATTCTGCTCCATATAAACATCCGGAATTTAAATTGCTTGGTCAACGTAGTGCTGATTTAGTTAATATTTTTGCAATTACAGTAGCTGCATTTCAAACTCTTAGTGCTGCTTTAGGTGCTGAACCAATTACTGTTCAAGGTAATTCAGATATGCCTTATAATTTAACACTAGGTGTAAATATAGGTTCAGCTCCAGACACATTTGGAAATGCATCATATATTGCTAGAATTTTTGCAAATACAGTGATAACAGCCGCATGGCAAATTGCTGTAGGATTAAAAGCAAATGGACAAAAATTAGCAGAACTTGTTACATCATTAATTGGACCTGAGCAATTAGCCGCACAGTTTAATTCACATGGATTTTACAACTCATTTAACCCAACAACAAGTACAATTTCAACATCTGATTATGGATATATAAAAGATAGTGTGCAATCATTTGACGGACTTTCTGTAAATAATTTATATAGAAATCCATATATAATTATGAAATTAAATTCAGCAATGCCTAATCCTGGTATTGTAGATGATTCTAAAAATATATTAGGTGTAAATGGGGATTGTTTTACAAGAACAATATCATCTAATTATGGTGCAATTAAAGTAGATTTTGCATCGCAGTATGGGCAGATTGATTCTATTAGACAAATTCCCATTTCTAGTTGTGTATATACAATAAATGAAGTACCAATATTATTCGGTGGTGACATATATTTAAACCGGTACACAGAGAAAAATAATTATTTATATTTTAATGATTGGCTTATTGAACAACCGGAAGATGTTACATATAACTATTTACAATATCAAAATATTGTCGGTACATATTATTTTGTAGATAATAGAAAACAATATGTGGACAATTCTATTTTAATAAGCCCTAAAAAATATTATAGACTTAACAAAGGAGGTACTATTGTTGGTAAAGATTATAATGGCGATCCTGGTTGGAAAGTAGATGCTGCTAACTTTTATTTATTTTGCAATGGTGTAAGAGATTTTTTTGTAGAATCTGAAGTGAATGTTGGATATAGAGATTGGGAAGATGAAGCAAGCAAAAGATTTTATGATCCTTATGGATACACAGACCTTGTTACATTATTTAGAAGCGATTATGTAAAATTTTCAGCATTTTATAAGTATGATTATTCTCTTTCTGTATCTAGAATGTATAATCAATTTGTTACATGGGGTCAAGTTTTACCACGTTCATTTAATCCACTTGTAGCGGCTACATGTTACACTTATTATCCAAGAAGAATTCAATATTCTTTACCGCAACAAGAAGAACTTAAACGTGATAATTGGCAAAGTTTTTTAGTTAATAACTATAAAGACATGCCTACTAAAGTTACTTCTGTAAAACAAATAAATAAAACAGGTGCTTTAATAATGTTAGATAGACAATCCCCAATGCAAATTATGGGTGTTGATAGTTTACAAACAGATACAGGAATTAAAGTAACAATTGGAGATGGAGGATTATTTAATCAACCTTTACAGAGTCTTGTTAATTCAGACCAAATATATGAATATGGTTCATGTCAAAGCAGATGGGGTATTACATCTACACCTTATGGTGTATTCTATGTAAGTCAAGACCAAGGTAAGATTTTTGCATACACGGGACAACTTGAAGAAATTTCTAAATCAAATATGAAATGGTGGTTTAGCAGATATCTTCCTTTACAACTTATTAATTATTTTCCTAATTTTAATTTAAGTGATAATCCTGTTATTGGTGCTGGTATAACAACTGTATATGACAATATTAATGAGGTGGTATATTTTTCTAAAAGAGACTATATACCAAAACGTAATGATATACAATACGATCCTGCATTTGGATTTTATTTAAATAATGGAAATATAAATGTTAATGTAGAGCCATTATATACATATGACTGTCCTCCTGGATATCAGTATATAAATGGTCAATGTCAACAAGTTACAACAGAGCCACCTGTAATATCTACAACTAATTATTCTACAGAACCTTTAGGAAGTGTAACATATGGCACATTAGGAACTGCATTGTATGATCTTGGATATAATGGTTCAGCTGTTGGTACATACACTAATATTGGACAACTTAATAATTTTTGGATTAATGATACAGGAACATCTTCAGATGGACCTGTAAACTATCTAATGATTAAGACAACAGCTACATCTGGTATTCCTAATGATACAATTACATATAATATTTATTTGAATAATGTACCTAATGAAAAGATTTATTATGTTGCAATATGTTCTTATAGTGTAGACCCTACTACAGCATATACTAATTTTAGAATTACATTAAATGGTCAGGTAATATTAGATCCAGATCTTGCTGCAATGAATGCTGATAGTAGACTTCCGGGTTCATCTGGTGATGATGTATCTAATACATATCTTCATATCTATCCTATACAGATAACTGAAGTTAACAACACATTAAAGCTTGAGGGCTCCTATGAAGGATTTGGTGCTGCATTAATAGATAATACACAATTTGAAATATTAAATGCAACTTCATTTTCTGATCTTAATGTAATATTTACAACAAATGATAAATCTGAATTTATAGATTATGAATATACTTGTTCAGGTGCTGGTGTTTTAGAATATACATATGGTGTGGAAGAACCTGTGTGTGTATATACATTAACAGAATCTTTAGAATATAACACAGAAATACTTCCTCCTGTTAGTGTTTTTTCTAAAATTCCTATTTCATTATGTGACCCTGCATATTTTGAAGATGCATCTTGGACTATTTCTTATGATGTAAAGAATAAACAATGGATTAGTTTTCATGATTGGCATCCTACATTTATGCTTCCTTCTAAGAGACATTTTTATACAGCATATAAAACTTGTTTTCAAACACAAACTGGATTGTGGAGACATAACGACAGATGGGATGATTTTTGTAATTTTTATGGTACCTATCATCCATTTGAAATAGAATATGCATTTCCAACAGGAACTACTGTTACTACAATGCGTAATGTAGAATATTATTTAGAAGCATATAAGTATAGTGCTAATGGACAAGATAAGTTTCATTTATTAGATTATAACTTTGATTCAGCTATTGTTTATAACTCAGAACAAATATCTGGATTGCTTAATCTTAATTTAAAATCTAAGTCTAATCCTTTCCAATATCTTAATTATCCAATAATTAATCCTACAGGATCTACAGAAATATTATTCTCTAAAGAAGAACAAAAATATAGATTTAATCAGTTTAATGATATTACAAAAGACAGAGGAGAATTTAGTGGTGTCGAAAATATTCTTACAACAACATTTCCTAATGGATATAACTGGTTTGTAAATCCTTTTAGTGTAGATTATTATAAGTCGTCTACACAGAAAAAGAAATTTAGACACAATGTAAGCAAGGTGCTTCTTAGAAAGAATCCTCCAGAAATAAGAAAAGAAGGTGTAGATGGAAGAGGGGATATTAAAATGATATTCAAATTTATTAATACAAAACTTCAAATATCTCAAAAATAATAGTAAATGAAAAAGTGGTTAGATAAATATCAAGATGGAAGACAAGTAGTACCTATATCAGATAATACATCATATAGGAAGCCTTTAGTTATTTCAGAAGAGGAAATGTTTCGCAACAGACTTCCTCAACCAAAGTATTATTCTTTTAATGAAGATAGATATGCTGATACTCCAGGAAGAAGAGCACTTAGTGAAGCAGATAGAAAAGCATATGCATTAAAAAAAAATGTAAAATCAGCAGTAAAAGGAGCTGATATATTAACTGATATAATGCAGGTAGGTAATTTTATACCTATCCCGCAAGCTCAACTTGTAGGAAAATGGGGAAATGTTTTAGGTACTGGTATTGATGCATTTCAAGGTGGTATGGATGTAGCAGAAGGTAATTATGGAAGTGCTGGTATTAATTTTGCATCTGCTTTTTTACCAAAAGTTATTGAAAATTATGGATATAAAAGAGATATGTGGAATACAACTCCAGGTTCATATGCTAATAAAATAGCAAATTTAGGAAATAGAAGTGGAGAATATATTCATTTAACTCCTTATGTTAATCAAGCTACAAATCCTGTAATAATGAGAGGAGTTAATTTTAATAGAGGATTGTTAGGAACATTAGGTGCTGAAACAATAATTGATTCAAGAAAAAATGGTGGATTAGTATCAAAAAATTCACTAAATAGAAAAGTAACATGTTCTAATTGTGGTTGGTCATGGAAATTATCTGATGGTGGAATGGAACCTATGACATGTCATAAATGTGGTGGTGATATTAAGATGAGAGAAGGTGGGGTAATAAAAGACAACAGAGGACAATGGGCTCATCCAGGTAAAGTGACACAAATTGATAGTCCTAATATTACAATGCGTGATGTAAACTATCCAGTGTTAGGAGTTGGTGCAGATGGTCAAGAAATTATGATGCAACCTGAAGGTGATTATACATTTAACCAAGCTCCAGTTACAGAGTATCCTATGATGCAAGGAGGAGGAGGGTTTATTTCTAATTTAAAAAAAGCATATGTAGATGCTTATAATAATTATAATAGTAGAACATTTCCTGCTGAAACATTACCTCAAAGACAAAAAGCCTATCGTACAATTAATCCTTCTAGTTATCTTGATTTACGCAATTATGGAAGATGGGTTTCGGATGAACAAAGGGAGGAATCTTATGACCCCAGAAGTGAAGAAGCATTTAAATTTTATTTAGGTTTAAGTACACCAGATGAATTAAAGTATTTAAAAAAATCTAAATATATACCAACAATTAATGCTGTAGATAAAAATTATTATACTGTAGATCCTCAGCTTGAACAAGATATATTTAATTCGTATAAAGATAAAGTAAAACTTAAAGAAATTTTACAAACGGATGAATCAGAAATTGAAACCCCTATAAGTGGAAAAGATGGAGCTGGTTTATTAGGTAGATTTGGTGTTAGTAGAGGTCGTGATAAACAAGGGGATTACTTATCATATTATGATAGATATGATTTAAAAGATTTTGCTCAAAAAAGAACAAAAGGTATGCCGTATTCAATATATAATAGAATATATTATCCTAAAAAAGAACAAGGTGGAGAAATGATTAAACGTGCAGATGGTTCATATTCTAAACGTGGATTATGGGATAATATCAGGGATAACAGAGGATCTGGTAAAGTACCAACAAAACAAATGTTGGATCAAGAAAGAAAAATTAAAAGTCATTATCAAGATGGAGGTGAAGAAGAAGTTTATTGGAGAACAAAAAAACCTATGGTAAATGATCCAAGCATGGATGCTATTTCTAAAGTTTTATTACAAAGAAATCAAGATAAAAATTTTATGCAACGTGCTGCTGGATTTGGTAATCAAAATGGTATTCCTACAAAATATATTGATGGAGAAAATCCTAATAGTAATGATATGTCTACTTTATTAATGGGGTTTGGAGATAATTATGTATCTCCTACTATTATAGAAACATTTTCTAATCCATTAAGAAATAATTCAACTATGTTAAGAACAGCACCTGGACAACTAATATATCAACCTGATCAAAGACAAGAATATATTAAAACTCCAACAGAAGATATAGCTGATTATTTTGCGGCTAAAGGATATAAACGTGCAGCTAATGATATGTATGGTATGAATTATAAAAATGGTGGGAATGTTCCTATGTATGGTAGTGGAGGGGAACCTGATGGTGAAATGGCTATTGGTCAAATTGATGCTGCTATTAATAAACTAACTAATCTTCGTAAGTTTATTCAACCAAATTCTGATTTAGAACCATGGGTTAGTTCTAAACTTACTATGGTAGATGATTATGCAAATTCAGTATCTGATTATATGATGTATAATCCTGAAACTAAAGGAATGATGGAACTTCCAATAGAAGAAATGGAATATGGTGGTATTTCTATGTATGGACCAGGAGGACAAACTAAACCTAAAATGTGGTTACAAAATGATGTGGATATAAATTATTGGAATAATATGAAAAAAAAATATCCTACTATGATAGGTATTGATCCTAATCATGTAGATAAATATAATAATCATTTACCTATATTTGCAAATATAAATACTTTTGTGCATCCAAAAACTAATTTAAAAAGATTAGAAATGGTAGCACCTACTTTAATTAACCCTAAAATTGTAACACGTGCTGAATTACTTCCAATTTCTCCAAAACAAACTGTAAATTTAACAAATTTAATACAGCCAAGAACTTATCCTGTAGATATATATGATAGAAAAGGTAATTTTATAAGACAAGAATTTATGGGTGATAGTGAAGGGGTTGTTGATCAAAATTATATAGGTGAGCATCATTATGCACCAAGAGGAGGTAATAGTTTTATAGATACAAATTATGCTGAAGGTGGTGGTATTCCAGAAAGATATAGAAACATGGGCTTTACTAGTGTAGGTGCAAAAAAACAAAGTACAAGACCAGGTAAAAAATGGATGGTGTTAGCTAAAAAAGGTGATGATTATAAAGTAGTACATGGTGGATATAAAGGAATGCAAGATTTTAAACAACACCATTCTGAACAAAGAAGAGAAAACTTCTGGAATAGAATGGGTGGTAAAAACAGTTCTAAAGCAACAGATCCATTTAGTCCTTTATACTGGCATAAAAGATTTGGTACTTGGGAAGAAGGTGGACAAACGTTTGCAATAGGTGGTCAATCTACATTAAATCCTATTGTTAAGAAAGATAATAAAAATTGGTTAGAATATCTTAAAAATTAGGACATCTCAATAAAATTAAGTAAATTAATAATATATAGTTTAATATAAAATAATTAAACTTTAAAAGTTTATAATATGAATAAACAAAGTATTTTAGAATTAACAGGATTATCAGAAGATGATTTTTATAATCAATATCCTGATCAAGCATCTTTTTGTTCAGACTACCCCGATATGTGTGGTGAATTAATGGAAGCACAAAATGGAATAAATGTAGAAATTCCTGAAAATTTACGTAATAGAGTTGGAGTTAATACACAAGGAAATGTAGGTATGATTAATTATACTCCACAACTACAACCAATGGTACGTGATGAATCTGGTACTTTTAAAAGACCTAGATCATTTGACAGAATGGGTAGAGCTATTGGTCCAATGGTTGAAACTTTTGATAAAATACCTACTGTAAATGAACCTGGCGGATATATCAATCCTGATTTTGAAGGATATGCAAGCAATCAACCTACCACAGGATGGCAAACATCTACTGGTATGTGGTCAAGACCTGGAATGGCAGCTAATACTCCTTATATAGATAGAAGTAAAACATTGCAACCTCTTAAAGTTTTAGCACCTATTGTAAATAATTATAATCTTCCTAAAGAATTAATTAAGAATAATTTACAAACTGTACCTTTAAAAGATTTTGGTGCTGCTAAAACATTGCAATCTACAATGTCTCCCGCACAAACAATGCGTGAAGTGGGGGCTATTGGTGCATCTTATTCTACACCATTAAATAAGTATTCAAGCATTGTTGATTTATTAAAATCAAAAGGTAAAGACAGTTCATTTGCAGAAAGAAAAAAACTTGCTGAATCATATGGTTTAAAAAATTATACGGGTAGTGCTACACAAAATAACGAGCTTATTAATTATGTTTCTAAAATGAAACAAGGTGGTCAACCTTGTTATGAATGTGGAGGCATGTATGAAAAAGGTGGTACTGCTATATTTCCCGCAATGAGAACTATGTTTAAAAAAGGTGGGTATTATGGAATGGATGGTAAGTTTCATAGAAATACAGACTCTGGTACATATGTACCAGGTAGTGGATATTATTTTCAAGAAGGTTCTACAGTAACATCATCTACACCTCCCACATCAGGTAGTCCTGTAGATGTTTCTGCTGGACAATCTTGGTCTGCTTCTGGCGATGGTTCGTACAACATTGATACAAATTTCCAATATGATATTGAAGATGAAAATCAAGAATCTGGAATATATGGTGACGGAGTAAACGGTAGTAGGAGAAATAGAAGAAATGAATTATATGAAAGTCCTGACCTTGGTGGATTAAATATGGATGAAGAGCAGTATGATGAAGAACAACAAAATATTGAACCTTTTGATTCAAGTCAATACAGTAATGCGGTAGATCCAAATACAGGTTTTACTACATGGTCTAAAGATAATAAACAATTAACTAACATAAAGAAACAAGATCCTGAACTTTGGGAACAACTTAAAGAAGAAGGAAAAGGTGCTAGATTTAGAACAGGTCAAACAGATATACAGAAGTTTGGTAGAACTGCTGGTAAAATTGCAAATACAATGCAAACTGGTGTAGAACTTGCTGGTACTATTGGTAATGTATTAAACGAAAGAAATAGAAAAAGAAATATGGATGCTGCTGCTATGAATATGGGTAGTACAGCAGCTATGTTTACAAATCCTCAAGGTTCTAGTAAAGGTGATTATGGTGTAACAGGTTCTACATATGGTGCATTTAAACCTTATAATACAGGTACATTTTCTTATAAAGGTATGTACGGTAAGTATGGTATGGAAGTTCCTAGTTATCAAGTTGGTGGTGGATTTAGCAATTTATTTGCAAGTCCACAATTAGCTGCTCCAATTAGTAGTCCACTTGAACTTATGAAAAACATGCCCATTGTTGTTTCTCTAAAAGATTATGTTAAAATTTCTAAACCAATTGTAAATGATACAAAAACTATAGATAATACAAGAGCAGTTGTTAGACCAACTAGAAATTATTCTGCTGGGCCTAGTATTCCCAATCCTAATGAAAAAGATGTTGCAACAAAACTTAATAATCCAGGTAATATTATTTATAATCCTGTGTTTTCAAAATTTGGAGCAGTAAAATCTCCGATTAAACAAACAGATGGTCCCGGATATTTTGCAGCTTTTCCTACATTGGAAGCAGGACTTAATGCTAGAGAAACTTTAATGTTTGGTGAAGTGGATGGAATATTTGATAGTAAATATTATGAACCTAACACAGATATAAATTATGCTTTAAAGAAATGGAGTGGTGGTGTTAATAAAGATGGTACAATTAATAGTAAAGGTTATGGTGTAGAAATATATCCAGAATTAAGAAATAAAACTTTAAAACAAATAACTTTAGCACAAAGAAGAGAACTTCTTAAAAGACAAGTAAAAAGTGAATCTGCTAAAATGTATAAAAAACTACAGCAAGCTGGTGTTTTTAAAAACGGTGGAGAACAACTTGGTGGACAGGTGGTAGAAATGGATGAAGATCAAATTCAACAATTTTTAAAAGCTGGTGGTCAGTTAGAATTTTTAGATTAAATTTACAATAATGAAATACAAAGTCAAAATAAAAAAGTATCCTGCTAAATATCAAGATGGTGGAGATATGACAATGCAACAACAAAGTGGTAATCCTCAAGAGCAAATTATGCAAGTTATACAAGCATTTGCTGAAGCTAATGGTGTTGATGCACAACAAATTGTTCAACAACTTCAACAAATGGGAGAAGAAGAACAAAAACAAACCATTATGCAAATGTATCAAGAATTGCAAGGTGTTGAATCACAAGACCAAAATTCTAATATGGGATATGATATGCAAACTGCTGCTTATGGTGGTCAAATGGGATATGGATTAGATCTTGGTTCTAGAAGACTTTGGATGAATCAAGATACTGATGAAGAGTTAGATGTTAATAATACGTTGTCTGCTGTTCCAAGAGAGCATGCAAATATTGAAGCAGAAGGTGGTGAAACTGCTGTAATTCCAAAAGAAGATGGAACTAAAAGTCATTACAATATAAAAGGTAAAAGACATACGCAAGGTGGTGTACCATTAAATGTTCCTGAAGGTACATTTATTTTTTCTGATACAAAGAAGATGAAACTTGGTGGTTCTGTTCTTAGCGTATTTGGTAAGTCTGAAAAATCATCTAAAAAATTTACTCCGGCACAAATAGCTAAACAATATGATCTTAATAAATATAAAGCTATACTTGAAGATCCTAGAGCTGATTCTATTAAGAAACGTACAGCAGAGCTGATGATTCAAAATTATAATAAGAAATTAGCACAACTTGCTCTTGTACAAGAAGGTAAGAAAGGATATCCGCAAGGTATTCCCAATATTGCACAAGAATATTATGCAAAGATGATGCAAGCTTCTGATGTTGAATCTCAAGAACAAATGGAAGAAAACCCACAGGAAGCAATGTATGGTGGTGATATGATGTATGGTGGTAGAATGAAATATGGTGGTATGAATTTAAAAAGATATATTGGTGATGAAGAAGGAAGTGAGGTGGAAAGTGATAACATAACTAATGGAATTAATCTATCTTCAAAAATTAATAGTAAGAAAAATCCATACGAATTAACAATTCCACAATCTGATGTTCCTGATTTTACAAAATCTTTTGATTATCAAACGGCTTTAGAACAAAATCAACAAGGAATAAATAGACTTCAAAATGCTAGTTTGTTTTCAGATGAAGAAAAACAAAAAAGTAAATTTACTGATAAAGATGGTAATCTTATTGGTTCTAATGTATTATTACATAATTATTTAAAAAATAATCCTTATACTTTTAATTTTGATAATGAAAGTAAAATTAAAAATAATGATATAACGACATATAATAGATCTCCAATTAAATATGGTTGGACAAATCCTGATAATGCAATTCTTTTAAATTCACTTAAAAATTTAACTGGTGTAAGAAGATTTACACCTTTTGAACCTACTGTTAAATTTCAAAGACCTGAAACAAGATATTATGATTCAGCTAGAGAATTAGCTGCTATTAATGAAATAGCAAATTCAAATAGACAAGCACGTAACATGTTTGCAGGAAAACAAAATTTAGGAACAGTTCCTGTTGGTCAAGAACTTGCTAGTGTAGCAAATGCCATTGGAAAAACATCTAATTTAAATGTTCAATTAGGAAATGCAGCAGCTAGTCAAGCAGCTGATATTACTAATAAACAAATAGCATATGATGCACAACGTACTAAACGTTTATATGATGCTGGTGTAATTAATGAACAACAATATCAAAATGCAATGAGACAAGCACGTACAGGTGTTTTGCAAGCTTATACACAAGGTCAAAGAAATGCAGCTAATCTTTATAATACGAGTTTGACTGAAAGTCCTTATTATGGTGTTAGACCTGGAACTGGAACTATATATTTTCATAGTCCTAAATCTATGCAGGCATTTTTTAATAGTCAATCTGATACAGAAAAAATGAGTGCAAAAGATATTGCACAAGCAGCAAAAGATGCTGATATGAGTGTAAGTGATTATCTAGATTATATGAAAATGCAACAAGGAATGACGAATGACCAAACAAGAAGGAGAAAGTCTAGAAATCAAGTATAACAAACTTAATAAGTTTGGTTTTTTAGTCTTAACTTTATAAAGTATATTTATAATATAATACATAGAAATGAGTACATATTTGCCTGGTGTTACAGATAACGGTTTTAATCCTGTACAATACACTCCTAATTTTCCATACTTAGCAAATGCTTTACAAAAGGCAACAGCTAGGTATGAAACTAATTATGAACAAATTTCACAAGGATTTAAAAGTATATTAAATACACCAATATTAAATGATAAATATAGCAAAAGAAGAGATGATTATTTGAATCAAATTAAAGATCAATTAAAAACAATCAGCACTACAGATCTTTCCATCCAATCAAATGTAGATTCTGCTGAAAATTTATATTCTCCTTTTTGGGAGGATAAAACAATGTTAGCTCATATAGCAGATACAAAAAGTAGATATGCTCAATTAGCAGAACAAGAAAAAATTAAAAAAGAACATCCTGACTATGATAATAATACACCTATTACGGTGATGAATTATTATATGAATAAAATTAAAACAGCAGATGATCCTGATATTATTAATCAAGTGCCTTTAATAAAAGCAACACCGTTACAAAATCATCCAAAAGAATTTCAGGATTGGATTAAAAAAAATGAATGGAAACAAGAATTAAGTTGGTCGCAAAATGGTCGTATTTATAAACAAGTAAATGGAGACGGATTATATAAATCTTTTGCTGATTTGTTTAAAACATATTTAGGCGAATCTGCAAATGATCAATATAGTATGTACGGTGAATATTTTAAAATTCAAGGTATTCAAGATATAAAAGATGATGAAAGAAAATTTAAAGGTGTTGAAATATCTGATGAAGAAGCAATATCTATGCTTCCAAAATATCATATTGATCAACAAATAAAAAGTTATGATGATAAAATTAAGTATTTAAAAGATAGTCGTATTATTGCACAAACTAATGCAGATAACGCAAGAAATAGCAATGAAGATTTATATTCACAATATATTACACAAGGTGGTGAAATAAATAAAAGAATAAAAGAATTAGAAAAAGAAACTTCATTGTTAAAAACAAAAGGTGTAGGAAATGAAGAAGATAAAATTAAATATGATGAAATAATAAAAAGAATTAGCACTAGCCCCACTGCATTTTTTGCAAATCTTAAAATGGATAAAGATATGGAAGTTGCTGCTAAGAGTGCAGCAAGTAAACAATCTTTAGAAATTACTACAGATCAGTCATACTGGAATAATATATCTGAGCAACGTCAAGCAACAGAATTTGCACAAACACATTCTCTTAATGTTAGAAAACAAAATTGGGAAGAAACAAAAAAATCAATTGAAAGCGGTGGTGAAAATGTAGAATATGATGCAAGTGGAAAACCAATTGCTTTAAAAAATATAATTCCTACAGTAACTGCTACAACAAATGCAAATAAAATTGAGTCAGATGTTGAAACTTTTAATTCTGCAATAACTAGTATGCATTCCACTGGATTACAGGAAATGAAATCTGTATTAGAAAGTGTTCCTATTAATATGTTACAGGATGTTATTTCACCTCAAGAAGTTGGGTTCATTTTTTCTGCAATTGCAAATGACCCAAGTACAATGAGTAAGGATTATCAGACTACATTAAAAGATGTTGAAAGCAAATTAAATACTAAATTAGAAGGAGCAGGTCTTAAACCTGTTAAACTCACTGGTCCAATAGTTGCTTTGTCAGCAGTTAGTGATTATTATTCTCAAACGGTTGAAAAGGATATAAACAATTTAAACGATATGCTTGCAAAAAATGAATATGATGCAAGTTTACAAAATAGAATTAATTCAAATTATCAGACGTACACTAAATTACAATCTGCAAGAAATAAACTAAATAATGCATATGCTTTAAGAAAGCAATATGATGAACGAATTGCAGCACAGGTTGAAAAAAATCCTGAAAAATATAAAGACATTACCATTAAAGATAAAAATGGTAAGAGTCTTTTATTCACTGCTGAAAATTTAAGTAATATTCGTGAATTCACTGTAAATAATAAGCGCGTTAAACTTCCTTTAGAAATTGCACAAGCATATGTAAATGGAACCTTAAAGCCAGAACCTATATATGAAGAAGAAATTACATATACATCACCAACAACAAATATTTCAGTAAAAAGTAAAGTTATTATAGGTTATACTGCAACAGATAAAAATGGACAAACATATGACATTACGGGTATTGTAAGAGATTATGGAAAGCCTGAGGAAGTTAGAAAAAAATTAGATAAAGGATATGGTTTACTTAAAAGTGCTATTCCTGAAAATTTACAAAAAACAATCAGTGAAGAAACGGGTAAAATGGGCAAGACAATTACATACATGTCTAGTCCCACTGATAGAACAGATTACGCAGATAGAATAGCACAACAAGTTTTTACAAATATTAATAATATTGTAGATATAGAAGATGATAAATATGTTATTGTTGGATATGATGAAGACCAGCAAGATAAACTTCAAAAACTTATCACAAAAATAGTTTCTGATCCTGCTGCTGGATTGACATCTCTTAAATATCACAATATGGGAAGTCCTGATCCTACAAAAAGAAATATTACTTTTACATATAATAAAGACGAATTATTAAAAAATATTGATAAAAAAGATAGATCAAAGTATGATTTTTTTAATGGAGAAATAACTTTTCAACTTAGAAATGAGGCAATGGTTCCTGGAATGCCTAATCCATATCAAGATCATTTTTATTCATTATTATTAAGTAATGGAACAGTCAAATCTTCAAAGACAGATGAAGACTTTGGATTAAAATATGAAATATATAAAGATATTACAACTGGTAATATTAAATTTAAAGCAGGATATAAAATTGTACAGCAAGATCCAACAAATAATGTTTTAACATATAATTGGAAAGATTATACTGGAAATACAAATTATGATGAAACATCATTTGTTGATATGCCTAATACAGTCACTGTAGAAGATTTTATTGATGCATTAAGAAAAGGCGTTAATACACAATCTTATGAAAATTCAACTATTTTAAAAAGAACATATACACCTGTTCAAGATTTAAATTATGCTCAGAAACAATTAAGAGATAAATTAGATAAAGAGTATAATAGTGTATTTAATACTACTAAATAAAAAATAATGGCTGCACCTCAATCAACATTTGATCCATTTGCAATTGAAAAATTACTTGCACCTACAGGAGATATTGTTAAACCTAACATATCTAATGATGGATTAAAATTTCAAGTTCCACAAGTAGGATATGGTAATATTGATTTTCCATATTCTTATAGTGGTGTTAAACAAACTACAAGTCCTGTAGCCAGCGAAATCAGTAGATTGTTTAATTCTGCTGGCACTGAAAGATTTATGGGTAGTCCTATAACTTATAATGCAGATGAAATTAATACTGCACGATATGTTTCATCTCCTGATTATTATAAACTTGGTATATCATTGACGGGTGATAATGAAGAAAGATATGGTCAGAATCAATCTTGGTCTGAAGTACTTTCTAACGGTTTTTCAGGAATGGGTAAACTTGCTTATAATGGATTTACAGATGGATGGAAAGGTTGGGGTAGAATGACAGATGCTTTAATTCATTGGGATTGGGATAGGTTACATGGTGATGCACAATCTATGTTAGAGCTGGATGATTCATTAAAAGATATTATGAATTCCAATCCAATCTATGCTACAAAAGAAGGAACTGATACGTTTTGGAATAGACAAACTTTTGGAAACTTTTTACAACAAGCTGGTTTTACGGTTGGTGCTGGTGCTCAAATGTTAAGTGAACAATTATTAACAAAAGCCATTGAAGCTGCTTTGGTTATTAGTGGAGTTGGTGCGCCTGGTGCAGCAGCAATTGAAACTACTGCTGATGTTAAACTTGCAGCAAATATTGGAAGAGTTGCAAGAATGTTTCAAAAAAGTAAAGAATTTTATGATGCTGCAAAAAACTTTAAAGCTCTTAAAAAGTTAGGTGACATTTGGAAAAATGAAGCTGTATTAAAAAACTTTTTTTCATCTGTTGGTCAAAAAATTCCAGGTGTAGATATTGCAATGGATATTGGCAAAACATATGAAGCAGGTAAATTAGCGGGATTGTCAGGAACTAAGCTTGCTGGTGACATTGCTAAAGTGGGAGTTAGTGGATTAAAGCGTACATTATCTGAAGCAAATTTTGCATTTACAGAAGCAAGAATGGAAGCTGCTGGTACATTTGGTGATTTATATAATCAAATGCAAGATGATTATTTTAATAATAAGGGTGTATATGCAACAGATGAACAACTTCAAAAAATGCAGAATGTGGCAATGCAGGCCGCTGATAAAAATTTTAATTTTAATTCTGCTGTATTAGCTGTATCAAATCGTATAATGTTTGATAATGTATTTAAGAATTCTAAAGCAACATCAAGAATACTTTCTCAGTTTGGAGAAGATCTTGGTGAAAAAGGCTTTAAAGTGTTAGGTAAAATAAACGGTAGAACAACTTCACAGTATTATACTGGTGGTATACTTTCTAATTACAAAACTATTGCAGCTGATTTTGGTACAAGAAAAGCAAGGACAGTTCTTGCTAAATCTATAATGAAACCAGCTTTAAAATTTGAAGTTACAGAAGGTATACAAGAATTATTACAAGAGGGGTCTAATGAATATTATAAAGATTATTATTTAAATTCATATAAAGCAAGTTTTGATCCCAATACTACTGTAAGTGAAGAAGAAAGTTTAGATAGGGCTATTAAATCACAAATGAATATGCAAGGTTTAAAAACTTTTGCATCTGGTGCTTTAACAGGTATGATTATACATGGTCCCACTGTACTTACACAAAAAGGATTAAAAAAAATTGGTGAAACAGTATCTGATAAATATAAAACAGCCGGACTTACAGAAGAACAAAAAGCAGAATATTTTAAGAATAAAAAAGAATCTGAAGATAAATTAAAAAATTATTATAATGAATTTAATATAATAGCAAAAGATCCTTCTAAGTTTTTTTCAGAATCTATTAAAAATTTTAATGTACAAAAAGAAGGAGCAAGTGCATTAGATGAAGCAGCTAAACTTGGAGATAAATTTGCTTATGAAAACATTCGTACAGATATGTTACACAGCATGGTGTCACAAGCTGTAAGAAATGATACACATGAGGCATTGATAGATACTCTTAGGGAGTATGGTAAAAACATGTCTAAAGAAGAATTTGAACAAGCATTTGTCGGTCTTGATTATACTTCTGAAAATAAAAAATCTGCACAGGATTACACTGATAAAGTTGCAAATGCAGTGGAGTCATATGCAAAAACTTATAATAAATTACAGGAAAAATACGGAGCTATTTCTAATCCCAATAGATATAAATTTGGAACAAAAGAATACAATAAAGAGCTTTATAAAAAACAAGCTCTTAATAGTATGATTGATGTTCTTGCTGGAAATGAATTTAAAGCAACAAATGCAATTGATAGATCAAGAGAACTTTTTAGTAAAGCAAGTTCTCATAAAACTCTTGGGTCTTCTCTAGCATCTGCATATAATATTTTAGGTTCTGATGCTAATATAGAAAAAGAAATAAAGACATTAGAAATTGAAATATCTACTAAAAAAGAACAACTTAAATCTGAAGGTATTTCTGATGAAAGTAAAAAAGATTTAAGAAATGAAATTGAATTAAAAGAAAAACAAAAACAAGCAATTACCGATTGGTTAAATAACAAAGATGAACTTATAGATGAAATTAAAGTTTCTAAATCTTATGAAGCATTTAAATCCTATCTTGAATTAAAAAATAAAGAATTTGGAAAAGAATCTGTAATTAATATAAATGAAGTTGAAGATCTTTTTGTTGACTTTAATGATTATATAAAATTAAATAACAAATTTCAACAACACGTTGATGCTGTAAATATGCTTTCTAATCCTGAATATTTTAATCAGGTGTATGAAAGAATGATTGTTGGTTCTCAACTTGCATATTATCAAATGCTTTATGATTCAGCACAAGAACAGATTAAAGCCGGTCTTGTTAAATCTGATGAGCATTTTATTGTAGAAGCAAATGGTATGTATGGTGTTTTCACTCCGACGGGTAATGTGGTTTTTATTGTTGATGATTTAGATAAAGCAAGAGAAATAAAAGAAGAATCAGATAAGCTTATTTATAAAGGAGAAGAAGAAATTGTAATACAAGAAGAAACCAAAAAAGAAGAAATTAAGAAAGAAAAAAAGAAAGAGGAAACTAAAAAAGAAGGTGATTTAAAAATAAATGGCAGGCCTATTACAATAATAACAGCCGAAAATAATATTATTTATTATAAATTTAATGATGACATTGACGGTGAAATATATTCATTTCTTAAAAAAGAAGACGGTAAATTTTATGATGCAGAAACTAATGAACAAATAACAGTCACAAGGGTTGTTCAAAAAGAAAAACCAGCTCCTGTTTCTACAGATGCTAGAGCTGATGTAAAAAATAAGGCAAGTGAAAAGCTTAGACAAGCTGAAAAAGACTTAGCTGATACTGAAAAAAGATTAGAAGAAATCAAATCTAATCCTAGAGCTAACAAAGCAGATATTCCATCTTTAGAAAGTAGAGTAAAAACTTTAAACGATGTAGTTGCAAATACACGTCTTATTTCTGAATCAGAAACTTTTTATATTGGACAATGGGAAACCCCTAGTTCTAATGGAACAGGTATTGTTATTAATAGAAAAACAATAAGTTTTCCTGAGTTTACTACTTTGTATAATATCGCTTCTAAAAACTTACTAGACAATTATGATGCAGAACTAGCTGCTTTAGAAGGTGGTAAAGAAATTACAACTACAGAAGAAGAGTTTGTTGTTGAAGATATTAATCAAGTATTTACTGGAACAAAGAAAACACTTGATGATATAAGTAAAAATTCTGACGTTAAATTTCAAGAAGGATTTAAACAAGTTGCACCCGCTTTATCTTTAGCTCAAAGAACACATAATTATAATGTGGTGGAAGTTTCTCCTAACGTATTAAGATATGAGAGAAGCGATGTAAATAATTCATATGTATTTTATATTGCAACTCCAGAATTTCTACCGGGCAAATCAGTTTATTTTAAAGTGATTGAACCTGATGTAAATTATGATCAAGCAAATATTGGAATATACACTTTAATAAACGGTAAAGAAACATTAATAGGGAATGTTCACACTCCAGACTGGATTTCTAAAAAGATTGGAAAAACATATGTTAATATTGTAATTCCTGAGAATGAAAGAGATATGGATAATCCTCCAACTCTTGTTAATCAGCTAAAGATTAACCGTGCTTTTAGAAAACTTATGTTGGATAATCATGCTAAAAATCCTACCTTTGTTTTATCTGGTAATATAGAAGATAAATCAATGGGAATAATTGTTACAGTAAATTCAGCAGGATTATTAAAAGATAGAATTAATCCTAAAGTTTCAGAAGGTGGAGTGGAAAACAGACATGGTGTATTTGGAATAGTACGTAATGGTTTTATTGAAGTTGATAAAGGTCAGCAAATTAGCCCTAATAAATTAGCAGAAATTAATTATGATTTTTCGCAATATGAAGGATACACATTATTGATGGTTCCTACACCAACGGGTGTTTATTTTCCAACATTTATTAAACTTCCTAATGTTGCAAGACAACAATCGGAGTTTATTTTAAAAGCAGTGAGTGTATTTAGAGGTAATGAAGAAAATAATGATTTAGTTGATAAAGTTTATAAGGCAGTTGGTTCAGAATATATTCCTGGTCAAAAACCTGATATGGTTATTCTTAAAAAATATATTAACCATTATATAACAAATTTAGATAGTAAAGCTCTATCTAAAACTGGAAGTGGGTCTGACTTATCTGAAAATGTTGCAAGAATAGACATTTTTGATGATGGAAATATTAAACTTCAAAGTAAATTAAATGATCAGTATGTTAATGTTGTAATACGAAGTGATAAAGATGCACCTTCTAATATATTAGAACACATGGATGGTTTACTTACATCTATTAGATATACTGACACTAAAAATGATAGTTTAAAAGGTATTAATTCTACAAAAAAAATAAATATACTAGGTGTAGAAAATGGTAAGCTTATTTCCAATAATATCACATATAATCAGTATATTATGAATGGGGCGAAAACCAATTTAGAAAAGGGAATCGAATCAAATAACAACAATGATGACTGGGTTTATTTTGCAAATCCAGTAATAAAATATACTTATGGTAATCCTGTATCTGATCCTGTAGAAGAAATAATTGAAAAAAAACCAGAAGTAACAAAAGAACAATTGAATACACCTGTTGATTTAGATAAGGCTGCTAAGATGTTAGCATTTCTTTCTAAAAATGGTGTTTCTAATGAAACAATAGAAGAACAAAAAGACGATTGTAACATATCTAAATATACATAATAATTAATTAAATATGATTTGTCCTAACATTAAAAGTGCTGAATGGAAATTATTAGTAGATAAAATAGGCGAAACTAATGCCTATAGAGAATTCTATTCGTATGGATATATACCATCGGCTGATAATTATGATATTGTTGAACCTGTATTTGAAACAGAAAACAAAGAACAAGTTAAACCAGGAGTAGAAGAACTGTTCAATGAGAATCCTGAGTTAGCTAATCAAGTATATGAAGCTTTAGGGTTTAAACAAAAAAATCAAATTGATGAATTAGGATTACCCGATGATTTACCTCCTTTTGGAGATAATTATTATGAATATATACCATATAGAGAAAATAAACTTAATGGTTATGATATAGATAGATTAAATAAAATAGTTGAGATTTTAGATGAATCAACTGACCAAGAACTGTACACACTCATTAAATCTAAACTTGCTAGTAGTGATAAGTATAAGGATGATTCAAAATTCTTAAGTAGTCGAGATTTTTATTCATGGCTAGGAGATATAAAAACCAGAGGTATAAGAAAAGATATTGAGGAGTATAAACAAGGAAATAGATTTAAAGGAAAAGATGTACTTAGCGCTATAACTAATACCGCTTTTTCTGAGTATATAGACTTATTAATCAATATTAAGAAACCTGTAGCAAAAAAAGAAATAACCCCCCAACAGAAACAACAAGCTATACAACTATACTCTCAATATCTTGATACCATATTTCCTGATAGTAAAGTAAAAGATATTGTTTATCATGGTAGTCCTAATGGAAAAAACATATTAAAAAATACAGATTTTAAGTTTAAGTTTATTGATGAAGAGATGAGTAATATAGAATTAAATGGTGTTTATTTTACTCAGAATAAAGAAACAGCAGAAAGTTACTCAAATGGAGTTTATACATATACAGATAAAACTAACAAAGCGGTTTTACCAAGTTTATTAAATGTAAAAAACCCAAAATATACTAGATCTATTGATGATATATCCTTAATAGATAATGAAAAGTTTAAAGAATTAAAAAGTAATAATTATGATGCTTTTTACACTGATATGGAATCTGATGACTATTTAAAAGCTCATAAAAAAGATTATATAACAGAAATAGCTGTTTTTGAACCAGAACAAATACACATACTTTCATCTAAAGCAGATATAGAAGGATTTAAGAATTTTGTTGGTGGTAAAACTAATACTACAGAAAAGAAAGATGTATTATATTCTATAAAAACTAAGTCTTTAGAAGATTTATCTAAAGGTATTAATCCTGAATTGCTCAGATCTTCTGATGAAATTAAATATTCAGGTTTTATTAAAACAATGGTTCTTTTTAATTTAGGAGATCTTGGTCCTGGAAAAAAATTAAAAATGTCTCCAGAACAGGCGTTTAATGAATCTAAAAAAACATTTGTTGGAATACAAAATAAATTAGCAGGTATATTAAATGATTTTATTACTTCTGAAGAAGACTATCAAGCTATAAAGAGCTTAGATGTATATTCTGAAATGGTTAATAAATTTGATTTACTTAAATATATAAATTCTTATGAAGATTTAAAAAAAGCGTTAACTATATATACAAATATTGTTGAAAAATTTGATAGATATGTTGATTTTGTAAAACTTGATTTGGCTCGCAATGGACTTAGAATTGTAAAAAATAAAATAGAAAATGTTATTGTAACAGATAATACAAATAATGAAGAAGATCAAAGTGAAGATAGTGCAGAAATATCTCAAAAAGAAATAGGTGAAAGATATGATAAAAATGTTTTTGAAACTAATCCTAGAGATACAGCAAGTATTAGAGTTAAAGCATTAATACAAACAATATACACCGGAAAAACAGAGTTCGGCATTCCCATCTATGCAAATCCAAATGATGTATTTGCTGATATTTTAGAGGTTGGATCAGAAATAGATTTAACAAACTTTACTGCTGATAATACTAAACTGACGCAATTTTTAAGTGGTCTTGCAATTAGAGCGGAGCAAAGAAAATATCTTAATAATTTAATTGATAAAATTAATAAATATGTTGAGACAAACGATTTTGCAAAAATAAATGATATTTTAACTGTTGCAAGTAAATCTTATGCAGTTGAAACATTGCTGTTATATAAACTTGTTAAAGTTGGATCTGAAGTGTTTGGAGTAAAAGATTCTAAAATCATTTCTACAAATAGAGATAGTGTTGATTTACAAATTTCTAAAGAATGGTTAGAACAACATAAACAATCAGATTTTTACAGAAAAGATGCTTTAAATAATCTTTTTCCAAAACAAGAAAAATTAGATGAATTAAAAAATATTATTGAGGAAGGTTTAAATAAATCAGATGTAGATCAACAAAAAAAGTTTCAAGAATTTTTTAATGTTCTTGGTATAAACTTTACAGATAATGAAATAAAATTTATTTATAAAAAACTTCCTAAAACATTAAAGAAAGCAGGTTTCAATGTTTTATTTCAAAAGAAAAATCTTTTAGAGAATATTCTTGAGTCTTTTACAAAAAATATTGAGACTCCTTTTATTGGTCAATATGGTTTTCAGGATGAGAGTACATCTATGAAAAAAATTGCCAAAATATATTATGAAGCAAATCCTGCAAAATATAAAATTACATCTACAAAAACGGCAGATGGTAAGAGTAAATATTCTTATATTCTTCCCAGTTATTTAGAACAAATTAAAAGAGAATTTAGTAATGGCAATCTTGTTGTTACAAATTCTGCTTTAGCCAAAACAGCATCTGATTTTTGGAACAAAGTGGTTAGAAATCAATCTACATTTGAATTAGATTATTTTAATGGCATAAGAGAACAAAAAGGTAGTCAAAAAGGTAAGATAAGAAAAAGTCTTACCCCCAAAGATCAAATTGTTACAATGTTTTTACAACACCAACAAAATTTAAATGTTGGTACATACATCGCGTTTACATTATCTGATAAAACAACAGGAATGGAAACGAGAATGACAAAAGAATTTTTTGTAGACAGTGAAACAAATCCAGTTGGTTATAAATCTGATTATAATATTGTTGATGATAAAATTGTTTACACTTCAAAATTAAAAAGAAAAATATATAATGAACTTGTTGCTCCAGAAGTTTCTAGAATAATTTCTTCAATGAATAATAAATCTAAGATTAATGTTGAAAATTATGACATTGCTTCAAAGCTTTTTTATTTTCTCCCAAATTTAAACAGAAATGAAAATCTTCAAGAGTTTAGAAATGATCTTTACAGTGGAAATTTTGATTTGCAACAGTTGGCAAATAAATATTCAGAACTGGTTGGAGAAGCTGTTTTAAATGAATTAAGAACTGATGTTGAAAAACAAATAGATGAATTAATTTCTTTAGGTATAATTAAAAAAGATGATAGAAATAATTATACATATCCCTTATTTATTAATGGATATAATAATAACGATTATGTAAATAGGTTTAGACAAACAGCTGCCAAGGGTCGTGATATGGCAAGACTGATGGTTCTGGATATGAAACTTAATTATCTTAATTCTCAAATTAAAACAATTCAGTTTTTAAAATTTGATCCCGCACTTAATTTTAAAACTAAAATTAAATTACAAGATAAAAATATATCTGATTTATCTTCTGAAGAAAAAGTGAGTATTGCTAATTCAACATGGGATGAATTTTCAAAACGTGCTGCTGCGTTAATTGCTCCTGGCACACAAGGTAATTGGTTTTGGAACAGATCAAACGGTAAAGCATATAATGACGCTGGACAAGATTATATTACAATTACTTCTGAAGATGTAAAAACAACTGTTAAAAATATCAATGGTGATGTTTTAAATAAAAGTGAGATTACAGATGCTCAAGAATTTGTCACGTTGCAAGAACATATTGATTATTTAATGAGTGAAGGTAAAATTGATTTAGATAGTTGGGAATCAATTTATAATAAAATAAAACCAGGTGAATATTATGAACTATCTGAAGAAGAAATAAAGATAGTTATGTCACCCGTTAAACCTGTTTATGTATATTATTCTAAGATAGGTGATGATGCTAGTGGTTTAAATAGAATAGACTATGTTAAATCATCCAGATATCCTTTAATTCCTCAACATGAAGCGGGAAGTGAAAGAGATAAACTAAGAGCGTGGATGGAAAAAAACAGTGTTCGTTCTGTTAATTTTGCATCTGCTAAAAAACTTGGAAGACCAAGTAAATCTTTAAAATTATTTGATGAAAATAATAATTTTATTGAACCAAGTAAAGAAGATTTTGAAGCATCTAAACAACTGTTAAGCAGAAGTGGTATCAGAAATCAACAGGAAGTACCAGAACAAAAAGATGAAATTGCTACGGTTACGCAAATGAATCGTACATTATTTGATGGACTATTGAATGTAAAAACTTTTACATTTGGTAATATGTCTAATGTATCTGGTGAAACTGGCAAAAAACTTAAAGAAGCTGTAAGATCTAAATTGTTTGATATACATGCAAATCGTTTAAGGGAAGAGCTTGGTAATTTAAATAAAACACATGAAAACATTTACAGACTGCTGAAGAATGTTATTCTTAATGATACAACAGGATCTTATTCTGAAGCAGATTTACAAGCTATTGAATTAGATCCTACAACTAAAAAATTTAAAATTCCATTAGAAGCACAATGGGCACTTCCTAAATTTCAAAGTCTTATTAATAGTCTTATTAATAAGAATGTAATGTTAAAGGTGGAAGGAACTTCATTTATACAAGTGAGTGGTGTTGGTGCTAAGTATAATTTTAGTAAAATTAGCAAAGGTGTAAAATCAGGTATTATATGGATTGATAAATATTCTGATGAATTTGCTAAAGAAGATGCTAAATTAAAATATATAAGACAAGAGAATGGCAAAACAAAAGCAGCTCAAGTTATTGTATCACAATATTTAAGAGATGAAGATGGTAATCTAATTGATTTATCTAAATATATTACAGAAGATAAATATGGTCGTAAAATATTAAACACATCATCTTTTAGTGAAAAAATGTTTCAACTTATTGGAACACGTATTCCCAATCAATCTCATCCTTCCACTCTTCCTATTGAAGTGGTAGGATTTCTTCCATCATATATGGAAAACTCAATTGTTGTACCTGATGGTATTACAGGACAAATGGGTTCTGACTTTGACGTAGATAAACTTTATGCTTATATAAGTAAATTTAATTATGTAGATAATAAATTTAATGATGTAACATATAATTTAGAATCAATAAAGGATGTTGCAAATTTTACAGAAGATCAACTTAATCAATTATATAGAGATATACACTGGGAAGTTTTAATGAATTCTGCAACTTTCTCCAAAATTACTAAGTCAATTGATATGCCTGAGGTTGGAGATAAAGTTGAAATGAGAAAAAAACAACTTGAAAAATATAAATTAGTTGAAGACATCACTGTTAATTTACCTTTAGATTTTATGACATCTATTAACAGATATATTGATAATAGATCTGGTAAGGTGGGAGTAGGTGTATTTGCTAATTTAATTTCTGCACAAGCAGATTTTCAAGATAAAGTGATGTCTCTTGCAGATGCCGAAGATACACCCAATCCACTTCAAATTAAACTATCTAAAGATGGTGAAATAATTGATCTTTTGTACATTGGTAAACTTGGTGAATCCACTTCATTTATTGATAAGAAAAGATCTATTTCTGATAACTTAAACATTATGTTTACTGAATCAGTGGATAATGCTAAGAATCAATACCTTAGAGAATTCAACTGGACGGAAAAAGCAATGTCTGCTGTAGGATTTTTTGCAATGTTGTCAGATGCTAAAGGTCAAGCAGCACCTATTGAATTTATGATGGATCTTGCATCTCAACCTGCAATAGTAAAATTATTTGAACTTACAGAACAAAAACAAGATTCTTTTGGAGCATATGATTTTAATGCATTAATTAATTCTTCATCAGAAATTCAGAATACAATTATTCAAACAATTGATAAAGAAAAATATTTACCATCTGGTAAAACAGCAGAATCTTATTTTGATGTTAATAATAAAGAAAGAAATTCAGTTATTGATGCTGAAACATTAGCAGAAACGTGGATAATTGGTAAAGCAATTGCTCAAAAAGCAGGTGTTGAAATATTTGAACAACTGGCAAAGGATTTCAAATATGATTCTGTTAAAGATATGATGCTTACGTATTATAATACACAATACAATGCTATTGATACATTTATACGTTTAGAGAATTTAGGAAGAGAATTAATGATAATATTGGGTGTGGTGTATCCTTATACTAAAGGAATTGGACCTAATGTATTTGCAACAAAACAAAAACTTTATCAACTCAACAAATTAAGTTTTACAACTAATTTTTCTGGAATTAATAATATTGCAGGAGAGATTGCCAAAAATGATTTTACAGGAGACATGGAAATTGACCCTGTTGGTGAAATTGGTTCTGCTATTGCAAACTCATTAATTTTTGCACAAAATGATGTTTATAAACAATTATTTCCAATAAGTTCTGGTAGACATCTTGAATCAATTGTAGATGTTGTTTTAAATTTTATGGGTGTTGATAAATCAAAGCTATCTAAAAATAGTTATGAAACTTATTACAATACGGTATTTAATTCTATAACATCATATATATACACCAGTCCTTCTTTTGAACTATTTGATAACGTTATTTTAGAAAGAGAAAAATTAATAAACGGAAAGACATCAATTGGATTTAGAACAATTGAGCTTAAACAAAATCCTAAATATGCTAAAAACGGATTTTTAAAGAATATTGATGTTGAAAAAGATTATTCATCTGAAACATACACTATTTCTTTTAAAGCACCTTTTGGACAAGATATTGATGTTAGAGAAGTGATGTCAGGTTTTTATGAATTGGCTTTAGATGATAGTGATGAGATTAAACAATTAGCTAAAGATTTTGCATTATATCCTTATGTCACTGGAGATGCTGGTTTTATAGGTAGATATATTCCAATTGGTTATTATAATTCCGATCCTGAGTTTAATAACGCAATGAAAAACTTTGAAAAAATATATTCAGATCATATTAGTAATGATAAATCTAAATTAATATTAATTGATCAGATGGTTCAAAACTATCCTGATACATTTTCTAAATCTTTTAATTTTACCACACGTCATACAGAAAGAGGAATTTCGGATTCTACATTTAAGAAAGTATTTAAAAACATAATTAAAAAAGAATCATTAAAAGATGTTTCTAATTTTACATTAAAGCTTGCAGACTTTCCTGAAAATGATGTTAAATTAAAAGGAATAAGACAGTCATTACAAGTTCCGTTGAGTGATGCAGATTCTACATACATTAGAGATAAAAAACTAATTAATATTGGTTTTAAATACCCTGCGTATATTTTACTTTCTGATGAAGTTGTTTCTGATATACCCGGTGTATATAATCAATTTACATCATATTTGTATAAACGTACAAGTGATATTGCTACAGAAGATGGTAGTGCAACATATGAAAGAGTAGAAATATTAGGATATAAAAACATTTCTGAATTTGATTTTAATAATCCAGATTTAGTTTCTTCTATTCCTATGAATAATGTAAATAGAAATGAAACCACTGAATCAGAAATTGAAAAACCTATAGCACCCGCTCCAATTACAACACAAGAAGGTATACTTAATCCTGCTGATTATACTAACCATTCAGGTGGTGCAGCTTTATCTGATACTGAATGGGATCAAATTGGTAGAGAATTTGGGGTAATTGAACATAAACATTACAGAGAACCTTTAGAATATATTGATACAAAAGGACAAGCAGCAAAAGGAAGTAAAACTTTAGATTCTAAAAAATTACAAACTGCTGGTATTAAACCTACTTATATAGAACAAAAAGATTATAATGAAGGTGCACAAAAAGCTACACAAGCTTTTAGAATGATGTTTACTGATGCTGGAAATAAATCAGTAAGAAGTGCATATATTATAAGAAATTGGATGCAAGTTAAAAATGCAGACGCTATTTATGCATTAGGTACTATTAAACAACCTGGTGAAAATGCATCTGATAAAGCAGGTGAAACAAGAATAGCTGCTGTTCCTATTGTTAAAGGTGGAACAGGTTATGCTGTTCAAATGGCAATTAATGAAGGTAAACCTGTATATGTATTTGATGGTACTAAAGAAGGGTGGTATACTTATGATTATAAAGTAAAAAACTTTGTACCAACAGAAACACCAAAACTTACTAAAAATTTTGCTGGTATTGGAAGTAGAACATTAGCAACAGAAGAAGTTATAAATAAATCTTTACAAGCTATTAGAGATGTATATGAAAATACATTTAAATCTGCACAACCTACTGCAACTACAGAAGTAAAACCAGGTGTAGAAATATCTTCTAATGCTACAGGTTTAGCTGCTGCTCTTACAAATCCTACAGAATTAGCTAAATCAAAAGGCAATCTTACACAATCTTATCCTGTAGAATTTCAAGGTAAAACTTATAAAGATGCTGAAGCTGCATATCAAGCATTAAAATCTACAGCTACAAAAGATGAAGGACCTAATAGTACTTACAATTTAATGGTAAATATTATTACAGCTAAACTTCAACAACATCCAAGATTAGTTGATGAAATAACAAATCAAGGTGGTTCTGAATGGATATTAAATTCTACTCATCAACCTACTAAACAAAATAGTGTTTGGGAAACAGGTGGTAATAATTGGTTTATTAAATCTTTAAATGAAGCATATGAAAATGTAACATCTGTAGAAACAACAGAACCTGTAAAAACATATCAAGGTAAAATTGAATCATTACAACCTAATCAAATATTTGTATTTGGTTCTAATCCACAAGGAAGACATGGTGCCGGTGCTGCTCAACAAGCTAAAAATAAATTTGGTGCAGTACAATTTGTAGGAAGAGGATTGAAAAATCAATCATATGCTTTAGTTACAAAAAATCTTACAGCAGGATTTGTAGAAAAACAAACAGGTATTAAGTATGAAAAAGCTGGGGAAAAGAGTTTAACTCCAGAACAAATTCAAAGTAATATCAAAGAATTATATGATTTTGCTAAACAAAATCCTGATAAAGAGTTTTTAGTAGCATACAGAGTAGACGGTAAGAAAAACTTAAATGGTTATACAGATCAGGATATGGCTGACATGTTTAGTGCATTTCCTATTCCTGATAATATAGTGTTTGAAGAAGAATTTAGTAAATTACTTTCTATAAAAACTACTAAACCTACACAAGAAACTGAAGAAGAAGTAATAGAAGAACAACCGGAAGTTAAATCAAGTGTAGTAGAATATGGTGGTAAAAACTATATTATTGAAGGAACTATGGAGGATGGATATAATGTTTATTTCCAAGCTCAAGGTGAAAAAGGTCAACCTGTTTCAGATGCTAATTTATTATCTAAAGTTATATTAACACATGAAGTTAATTTACATCCTGATTGGGTGGTAACTCTTACTAATATTCAAAATCAACCTAAATATTTTGTTGATCTTGAAGGATCTATAAGATCATTACAAAAAACAAGTTTTGGAGATGTTATACAATCTGAAGATATTACTAAAAGAGTGATGTCATTATATAATGATAAATCAGAAATAGAGGTTCCTGTAATACTTACAGAAGAAACCAGACCGACACCTGTTATAGAGGAAACACTTGCTAAACCAGAAAAAAGAATTAATGTTCCTAAAGGTTCTAATCCAAATAATAATGTCATTATGGAAACAGATGATACTATTTATTTAATGAATGATGGACAACAAGAAGCATTTAATTTTATTAAAAATAAAGTTGAAGAATTACTGGCTAATAAAAAACAAATTAAAGCTGAGAATTTAGATGAAACAGTAATATTTACATCTCCTCTTACAAAGCAATTCAATGGATTGATTCCAGTTGATATGTGGAATAATATGATTGGACTAGCTGGTAGAGGTGGTGTTGGTAAAACCACTGTTATTAAAGCTATAATGGCTGCTATAGAGGGTAAAAGTAAATATACTCAACCAAGTATAATGTATTTAGCTCCTACACATACTGCAAGCACGGTGCTTCAAGAATCATTAGGTCTTGATAGTGAATATGCTAATGATGGAACTGTTAATACAATTGCCGCCCACACAAGAAGAAATAGAATGGTGGATGGAATTTTATCTTTAGCTTCAGAAAAAGAGTATATAAATTCTACTCAGTTTAAACCTTCAATGGGAAGACCTGATATTATAATTGTTGATGAAAGTTCAATGATTGGTAAAAAAGATATTTCAGATATGATATTAAGATTAAAACAAGATCTTAATAATGGATTAATAAGTAGATTGCCTGTATTTATATTTATGGGAGATTATAGACAATTAGGACCAATTGGTGAACAACAATCTTCTGATGTTAATAAAGGTGTTATTTCTTCTACATTACTTTTGGATAAAAATAAAACTAAAGAATTAACTCAAGTGATGCGTTCAGATAATGAACAATTACACAAAATGTATGATTCTATTGGAAATCAAATTATTAAAAATATTAATAATTTACAATCTGGTGCGGCTGTTCAAAAATTATCATTTGAAAATTATGATAAGTTGACAAATCAATCAACAGAAAACATGCTTGTAGTTACAAATGAAAATGGAGTGATAGATGACTACACTGATTATTTAATTAATAATAATAATCCATATGGAATGTTTTGGGTGCATTACAATAATGTTGAACATGCAAATACAAAAAACATAGCAACTAAAATAAGAAATGAATATTTTAGAAAATTGGAAATTGATTCATCAACTCCAGCACATAGATTATATACTAATCAAGATTATATAATTTTTGATGGTAAAGTTGAAATTTCTACAAGTGATTATGAGTATACACCAAGTGATAATAAAATTGAAAAAATATTATCTCAACAAAAATATCGTGTTCAAGATGGTAAATATAAAATAACAAAAGGTGCAATAAAACCAGGTGCAAGATTCAAAGTGTTAGATGTATTTTCTAATTTTGAAAATATTGAAAATTATGTATCTCCAGCTTTAATGCGTTATTTTAACAAAGGAACTAAAGTAGAAGTTGAACACACTATAGTTTATAATAGACAAAATAGAGTTAGGCATATACATAAAATACTTGGTTTTGAAATAAGTGGAGAAAGAAATCCAAAAACAGGAGAATTTACATATGGTAAATATAATCCAATTACAAAACAACAAGAAGGAATTGAAATTAAAAATAACAAAACAGGAGAAATCATTGCAAAGTTTAATTTAAAATATGGAGATTATATTAAATTAAAATCGGAATTAGATGAATTAAATGAAAGATTTACACCTCCTTATGTACCTTCATACATAGGATCTTCTCATACAGCTCAAGGTAATAGTATTAAAAATGTAATTGTTGGTGATTATAATATTAAAAGAAATCTTGCTGCTAATGTAAATCAAGACGATATATTTAGTTCTATGTATGTTGCCCTTACAAGAACAAGTGGTAGATTAATTATTATTAAACCTGCTGGTTCTAATATAGTAAATAATCAGGAAGTATTTTTAGGTGCTATAACAGACACAAATAATTCTGCACCATTAAATAAAAGTTCTGAATTAAAATCAGATATAGTTGAAATTGAAGAAGAACAAGAAATTGAAATAGTAGATTTTGATGATATATTTTTAAAAGGATTGGTTGCAAATCAGATAGAAGAAGCAACTACAAATATATTTGGAGTAGATAAAAAAGCAAATACAAAAACAGCACTTAATAATTTATATAAAGATGCTGAACCTTTTTATAAAGAAATACTTTCATTAGTATCAAAAACAGGCGGTGTTGGTAATCTTCAAATTATTATTGATGAAACATTAGCAAATCCTGGAACTTACAATAAATTTGAAAAAATAATTAAAGTAAATCCAAAACTTGCATTTGAATCTGATCCTGAAAATATAAATGCTTTACAAGATGTTATAATGCATGAATTAATGCACCATCTTACGGTTAATATAATTGAAATGGATAAAAGCAAACTTACCCCTGAACAAAGAAAATGGGTGATGGCTTTAGAAAATCTTTTTAAAACAACACAGGAAAGAATATTAAAAGATCCTAAACATGCTGAAAACTTAAGAAATGCAATAAATGAAGTTAATAAAGAAGACGGGGTTTTATCTGTTAAAGACAAGTCTTTTTATTATGGATTGACAAATATTAATGAATTTGCAAGTATGTTAATGACTGATAAAGAATTCAGATCATTTATGAATAATACTCCTTATAGTGAAGAAAAGTCTCTACTTGAAAGATTTATTGATATCTTTGCTAAACTTCTTGAGGCACTTGGAATTACTGTTAAAGATGAAATGGTGTTAAAAGAAGGTATTAAAAATATCATTGGAATTGTTTCATCAAGAAGTGTTGAAGAAACAAGTACAACAGAAGAATTAAAATCAATATCAACCACTAAATCATTCTTGGAAAATCTAATTGATTTAGACTCAAATAAACTTGTTAATTATCTTGACATTAAAAGAAAATGTAAATAACTATGTCGTGTAAATATATATATCTTGGACAAGAGTATTCCAAAGAAGAACTCTTAGAATCTTTAAAAAGAAATGGTACTTTAAATAACTTATCGTTTAGAGAGTTGAGATCTATTGTAACTTCTCCAAAACCAAATGACATTGTTACAAAATCTATACGATTAATGAATCAGCGTAAAACTGATGCTATTAATAAAAAGAAAGCTGTACAACAAAGTGGACTTTCAAAAAAAGAAAAAATAGAAAAAATTGTTAATTATGATAAAATCATTAAAGAAGCAAATGAATCTATCAAACATTTAGCTAAAGTTGGTCCTGGAACTACTTTAGATTTAATTTTATCTATGGCTGAAAATGATATTAAAATTGTTGAAGCTGCTTTTAACAGTAACAATCTTAACTTAGATGATTATACATTTATACAAGAAATCATTGATACATGGAATTCTATTAATGTACTTCTTGGAATAGAAAATATTGACAGTGTTAGTGATGAGAAACAACAAATAATGGGACTAGAAGGTACTCTTATTGAAAAAGAATCTCCAAAACAAAGATTAATAAAAATTAAAAATTCATACAATTTATTTTCTGAAAAAGGTAGAATTGTTGCATTAAATTTAATTGAGGAATCAAGACGTGGAGTTAAATTAAAAAAAGAAGACTTACTAAAAATAACAGATACATCATTCTTTACAGAGTGGGTTAGAGAACTTTCTACAGCAGGTATTCCTATTACAAATAAATTATCTTACATTATTAATGAAGTTAATTTAATAATCAATCGTGAACATAATAATAACTATGCGGAGATAGATAGATATTTTAAGTTGATAGAAAATAACCCCACTTTTAAAAAATTTGGATGGGATTTATTTATAAAAACACAAAAAAAGGATTCACAAGAAACATTAGGAATTGTAACAAGATACAATCAAAACTTCTGGGATTCGCTTAAAGAAGCAAATACATTGCTTAAAAAGAAGCTTGATGAAGCAGGTGCTGACAAAGAAAAACAAAAAGAAGCTTATTCTTATTTTAATAAGTGGAAAGAAAAAAATACAGAAACATTTAATGCTTTGTATTTTTTAGAAATGGATAAATATACTGATGCAGATAGAAATGCTGAAATAAAAAGGATTAAAGATAAAGGTTTTAATGATTCTGAAATTGGTAATATGATAGCAGAATCACAAAGACTATATAATAGATTTTTATGGAATAAAGATGTTTATCAACATAGAATTGAAATTGATGCTTTTGAAAATCCATCTGTTATACCTTCTGATAAAACATTAGAAGAATATGTAAAAGAAAAAGTTCAAGAATATGATAATATAAACAATCCTTTAAAATATTACGAACAAAAATTTATTGGTGCTGAAAAGTTTACAGCATATGGTGGTAGTAAATATGTTTATTTAATTCCTGTTAAAACAATTGATGGTAAAAAAGTAGATTACTATGATGAAAATTTTATTAAGATTAGTGAAGATTCAGAATTAAATGAATTTTATAATTGGTACACAAATTTTATCAGAAAAAATTTGGCAGGATTGCCTGAAGAAGAAATTGATTCTCTTGGTTCAAATTTTTTACCTGTTCTTGCAGAAAGATTAACTAAAGAATATGGTTTTACAAATCTTAAAGAATCTGTTAATGGATTAGGTGATTGGTTTTTTAAAGCTCTTACATCTTATAATTTTGACAACAAAGTAGAAATTAATCCAGTTACTAAAAAGAAAAGATTTAATATTAAAACAAGATTTCTTTCTGAAAATGTTCCTATTGAAGATAGATCTAAAAATCTTGTTTTAATTGCTAAAATGTTTAGTGATATGGCAACCATGTATAAACATAAAAACATTATTAAATCAGAGGTTGACACTATTCTTGATGTATTAAGAAAAACAGAAGGTTCTTATAAATTAAATAAAAAATTAGGTGAATTAGAACCACAACAACAGGATGCTGTAAGAATTAAGTCTTTGGCTGAAGCAACGGTTGCTTCAAGTTTTTATGGTGCTATTCCTGAAGATATACTTCCAACATCCTCAAGATTATTTTATAACTGGATGGAACTTGCATCTTTTGGATATTGGAAATCAGATAAAGCTAAAAAAGCTAAAATCTTAGAAGATAAAATAAAAAAATTAAATGAAGAACTTGAAAATGAAGACTTAACAGATGCAATTCGCGAAAAGAAAGAAGCCGAACTGTATGCATTTAGAGGAGAGTATATGAATTTAGGTGGTAGAAACATATCTGCTACATCAATAATAGATTCACTTATAACTCAAACAAGACTCGGTTCACTTGCATTAAAACCTTTTTCAGCTAGTAGAAACCTTTTAGTTGGAAAAATTAATAATAGGATTCATGCAGCAAGTGAAAGAGATTTTAATAAAAAAGAATTAATAAAAGCAAACTTTATTATCATAGATGCCAGTAAAAAATATTTATCATTTGGAAAAATACAAACAGAAACTACAAGAAAGTTGTTTGGTATTATGATAGATGCAGGAATAGCTGAAGGTGAAAACGGATTTTATTTAAAAGAACTTATTGATAAAAAAACTTCACTTGATAAACTTAGAGAAATGATTCCTAATGCATATACATGGTTATCATCTGGTGATTATCATTTTAAAGCAGAAATGTTAGTGGCATCATCATTACATGATAAAATTAAAACTGCATTTGGAGAAGAAGTTTCTTTTTGGGATTCTATGACAGAAGATAGAAATTATAATACAGAAAAATATGGTGAATGGGATGCCGATAAAAATGAAGGATTAACTTTTGAAGAATATTATAATAAAAAAATATTAAAATATAAACAGCTTGCAAATAAATTACACGGTCTGTCTGGCAAAAACACTTATATTAAAGCAAAAGAAAATGCAATAGGAAGATTAGTGTTATTATTTAAAAGTTGGTTGCCTGAAACTATTGGTGTAAGATTTGATCCTAAACATAAAGATGATATGTTAGGTAGATATGAAGAAGGTTATTATAGAACTTTTGTTAAAAAAGTATTAGAGAAAAAACTTGGTATATTAAAAATGATGCTTGACGTAGTTCTTAAAAAACAAGTGACAGGAATCACAGACGAAATGGAACTTGCAAACTTTAAAAAAGCTGTTAAAGAATTACAAATAATTGTAACATTATGGATGGCTTATTTGATTTTGAAAGCAATGGCTCCAGATGATGATAGATATAAGAAACTTTACAATCTATTACTACTCAGACAATTACGAGATTTAAATAGAGATTTAAGTTATTATACTGATCCCACATCTGCTGGAGAATTACAAAAAGAAATATTTCCAGCAATTTTTAGAACAACTAGAAATTGGTTTGATGCTTCAAAAGCTATAGGTTATTATGCAATGGAGATAGAAAAAGAAAATGGAAACTTAGAATATGATGCTGAACGGACAGCAATAAAAATTACTAAAGTGTTACCTGTATTGAGTAATATAAACCAGGTGATATACTACCAAAAACAATTAGATTAAAAAAAATGGAGAGATTAAATCTCTCCATTTTTATGTTTGGTATAAAATGTAACAAATATTCCAAAAAAGATAAATCCAACACCCACTTCATGAAAGTGTATATATCCATCTTCTTTTTGAATTTGACCTTCCATATAGCTTAGTCCTAACAAACTTCTTATTTGTGAAAGGATTTCAATTTTAAATTCTTTTTGCATATATATTATTTAATTTTAAAAGGAATCTTTGCAATATATGCATTTTCTTCCTGTCCTGAGTGTTTTTTATAGCTGTTAACAAGATTTTGTATATTCAAAGCTCCTAGTGGATTATGACTGTGTACCCCCACTAGATTGGGTAGATTAATATTATTGTTCATTGCATACTCAATCATGTATTTAGCACAATCAAGTCCTGTTTTTTCTTTAAAGTCGTTATAGTTTATAGCAGCAATACCATTAAACTGATATTTATAATAGTCTTGCATATGTTCATCTGCCAAGTCATGGTCAAAAGATACATAGTCTGGCATACCATGTTTGTTTATCCATTCTTTAAACTCATCATAGTTTCTTACTATATACCAAGGATTATATCCTGTAGGAGGATCAACAGTTGGGGTTCGCTGGTCGTCTAAATAAAGTGCGCTTTTCTTTTTCATGTTAAAATATATATCTAATGTTATTAATAGGAAAATACTCACTGTATAGTTCCTTAAATTGTTCTATCATTTTGTTTTTAAGTTGCCACCTATATCTAATGTTGTCAGCAGCATATTGAGAGTCTTTAGTTTCTTGTATATCAGGATTCCATAGAAGCTCTCTTACTTCTTCTGAATTCCTTTCATGCTGTAACTTATTATGTGTCAAAAAGATACATTCACATTTAACATCTATACTAGCACTTTTAACTTCTTCAAATAGTTTTTTGTATTCATCTAACCATCCTTCTTTATAAATAATAGGACTATAATTTATATGCACTTCCATATATTTTTGTAATCTAGGGATAGATTGTATGCGTTCAGATATAAAATCAGTTTTAGGTTCTAGTATATCAGAATATTTCTGAGGCATTAAACTTACTCTAATCCTATGTTTATCTGGATTTAAACTATACTCTTCAGGTTTAAATTTTGTTGGATATTTAGTGGCAAATGTTGATTTAAGTTTAGGATGATTATTAAAGTAGTCAAATACTTTTTGCCAATCATATTGTTTTCTCATTAAAGGAACATCTGTACTACATCCTATATCTATTGTATAATACTTATCATCTATTTGATTAGGGGTTTTAACATTAGGTTGTTTACTCACCCAGTTATCTATACTATTAAATATATCTGCTCTATTCTCATTTATATACACTCTGTCATTGTTATATCTAGCAACATAACAATATGATGAAAGACATCCCCCGTTGCAGCCGTAAATAAAATTGGGAGAAATAGCATCGCTACTCCTCCCATTATCTCTTGTTGTTAAGGTTTTAGTTTTTTGGTGTATTATTTTCATTAAGATAATATTTTGATTCTTGAACACCAGTTTGATTCATATATTTGCTTCCAGCTTTCTTATCATATGTTTGAATAATATCACCATTTACATAAGCAAATTCAATTTGGCATATCTTCATATTAGGATAGATTCTAATAGGTCTCGTAGCTACAAGTTCAAGTACAAGACTTCCTTCAAAGCCAGGGTCAATAAAACCTGCTGTAACGTGTACAAATAGCCCAAGTCTACCAAGTGAAGACTTACCTTCTACTTTTGCTCTTATATTACTTTTTACACCAATACGCTCATTACAAGCATATAGATATACATCACCAGGTTCTAATACATATCCCTCTTCAGGAATAGTAAATGATTCTGTTTCATTAGGTTTACGTACATCTAATACACCTTTTTTATAAATTTTAAATTCTGGATTTAATGTAAGATCTACAGATACCGGATTTAAATATTTCATCTCAAATGGATGAATAATAATATTACCTTTTTCAAATTCTTCTAAAATCTTTTTGTCTGATAAAATCATAATTCTAATTGTTTTGTTTTTGTATTGTATTTAATTAATTTATAAGGTTTATTAAACTCTTCAGCCCACATTATTTCTTGTTGCACACCTTTTGATTTAAAAATTAAACCAAGTCCATCATGATTAATTAACTCAATTACCCACACTTCATCGCACCATTGTACAAATTCTTTGTCTTGTTCCATCCAAACTTCCCAACTATGCTCTACAATTCCTATTCCTGCTTTCCATACAGGATGAGAGTGAGATATGGGAGAAAACACACAAATCTTTTGTGCAATAAGCATAGCAGCCACTTCATTAGCTGCTTTATAACTTATTTCCTCAAGGTTGGTATAAGGGATTGCTAAGTACACCTTTTTCATTTACTACTGGTTTTGATTTTTTAATAATATTAAATGTTCTATTTACATATATTTTAATTTGATCAGATGTGTAATGTCTTACATGACCGCCATCACATAACACTACACACCATACATCATTCTCAAACATTCCTGAGTTGTTGACATATAATGCATAGCCTTCTTTGTTTCCTTCTACAATAACAGGAATAGGTTTAGAAAATTCTAGCATAATATTGTTTTAAAAAGTTTGTAACATTATTATAAAGATCAGAAATTGATCCATTATTATTTATTACATAATCAAATTCATGATTATCAAGTGCCGTTTCACTCACATGATTATTTGTAATTGTACTATCTCTATTCACTCTGATTATGATACCATTGTGTTTTTTAATAGCATCGTATTCATTTGGGAATCTAACATCTGTAATAATCCAGTTGGGCATTACATATTCTTCATCACTATTTTTAGTCTTTTTATAATCCACCATAAGTGCATTCACCCAAGTATTATAGTGAAGCCCGTCTCGCATTGCTTCTGTACCAATTTTTTGCAAAAAATCTCTCACTTTTATTTTAACATGTCGTTGAGAATTATATGCTCCATTTTCAGAAATTAATGTTTTGTCTTCTTTAATATAAAGATCCCATGCATCTGACATGTATGTTTCTTTAAATCCTTGATCCTCAAATAAATGTATTGGAATACCGCTAATAATACTAGCTATTTGTTTAAGTTTATATGCAAACTTTTTAATTTGCCACTTGCTATCTACATCCATAGATTTAATAATATCTGCAGTGGTATCTTTACCACTGGATATTTTACCAGAAATGCCAATGATTGCCATATTTAATTAATTTTTTTATTTAATAATTCTTCTGCAAAATTTTCAAGTTCTAATCTTTTCTTATCATCCATCATAACCATCATTTGCAATACATTATTTACTGCTAAGGTATCCCAATTATTTAATATTTCATCATTAATAATTTTAGAATTTTGTGGACCTGCTACAATATTAATATCTTTTGTTATAGATTGTATCTTTTTTAATTCAAAATTTAAAAATTTTTTAGTATCCATTACAGGTTTTGTTTCTATAATAAATTGATCTAAATATTTTTCAGCTATTGATAATGATGTCAATACAGTTTTTATACAAAGTGTTGCGTTATCCATTTTTATTTTTTTGTTTTTGGTGGTGGTATATGACCTGATTCAAAAGGTAATGAATCAGATTTCCATTTTTTAATATCAAAATTCTTTAAAAAATTCTTTCTATCTATATCTTTTTGTGTTTCCTCTCTTTGTTTATAATTATTTTCACTAGTCATAGAAGTTAAATGGTATCCTTTACAGTGGATACAAAAATAACTTCTAGACTGTGAAATTTTGTCTTTAGTCTTTTTATTATTTCTAAATAATTTGTTATTTTGATTTTTAATTGACTTTAAAACTTCTATTGCATTATCTGCATTTTGCTTATCAACAAATATAACTTTCCCTGTGGATGAACATTTGTTTTTTTTCATTTTTATTTTATTTAAAATAATGTTCCTTGTACATAACCATGTTTATTAATTGAACTAATAGTTTCTATTTCTTTATATATTCTTTCTAAATAATATTCATAATTAATATCTAGATTGTTAATATCTGAATCTATTGTATCCATGTTATTACAAAGAGTTTGTCTCCATTTGCCTGCTTCAGTTTGTATTTCTCTACCATCTGGATTATATTTTATAATTTTATGTCCAATTTTTGATATGTAATATCTGTTTAATTTTTGAAGCTTTGTATCTTTAATTACACTTTCATTATTATCATTTTGAACTATTTCTGTAAGTTTAAAATTCCAATCACCTTTAGCTTTTACAGCACCACAATAATCAAAAATATTACTGTTTGTTTTAAGATAATCTTCAGGTTTAGTTCCATTTACATAAAATTCATATATAGCTTTTGGTATAACAAGAAAACTTTTGTTTTTGTGCAAATGAGTAGGTTTACAATTTTGCAAATCTTCCCATTCAAAACTACCTTTACATTTTGCTTTACCATTTGTATAAATTCCAATATAATTATTAACATCCCTTATTATCATTTTTTTATAATCAGCATATTCAAGAATTAATTGTGTTTTATTTTCCCAAGCTTTACAAATTTTATAATATTTTTCTTCATCAGATTTTTTAAATTTTAAAGTTGCTCCATCTGTATTAGTTTGCAATAAAATTGCATCAGGAAATTCTAATAACAATTCTTCAACTAACATGGTTAATAATAATTGACCATTAATTGTTGTTTGCATTGTATAAGAACTATCAAATAACCAAGAATGTTCACTATTAGAATTACCATAAGAAGCATTAGCAGCTTCTTTAAATCCTTCAACTATTGCTTTATCACCTTTATCTTTTTTAGCTTTTTCTGCTAATCTAACATCCACAATATCTTCTTTGTAAACATTATAAAATTCAACTCCTAAATGAGCAGGATACATGTTATTTACAATAGCTATACTAGGATATAGTGATGCAACATCTAAATCTTTAATTATAAAATTATCATCTGTTTCATAAATACCAGGACTAATGCACTGATGAATTCCACCGGTACCGTATATAAAATTATAATTTTTAAAATTAACTACATGAGAAAAATCACCTTTGGTATTTTTAATTATACTATTTTTAACTTTATTTAAAAAATCTGTAAAAACATTACTTTTAAATTCAATATAATTAAATAAAATATTTTTAACAATTATTTCATTTCTTATTGTTCTAGATGTTTTAACAGTTTTAGAATCTTTATTTGTTTTTTCACAATATAATTTAAATAATAATTCGCTTCCTATTTTAGTATTTGAATAATTATAACAATCTATATTATATTTATTACCTATAGTTTTTCTAAGATTTATTTGATTTTTACATAGTTCCATTATTTTTTTTGTAGATTCAACATCATTTAAACAGTATTCTATTATCATTACTATTTCTTCTAATGTAGTAATTTCTGTAGTGTGATGTATAGGCATTTCTAAAACATTCTTCCAATCCATACTATATTGAATCCATTTTAATGAACTTAACTTTGCCATGTTATCCCAATGGTTCATTTTAAATAAATCAATTTGTTTAATTTTCATTTTCCATGATGGATAATCACTAAATTCTTTTTTATCCTGTTTTATAATAGTTTTTTGAGCATAAGCATATAACAATCTAGCTATTACTTCTCCACTGTGTTTTAATAATTTATCTTTATTTTCTAAGATGTAATGTGTAATTTGAGAATCAAATGCTATTCCATTATATGAAATATGCCATTCATTATTCTTAGCATTGTTTTCTAGAAATTCAAGAAGTTTTTCAAAATCATTTCTTAATTTATGTACAACGAATGTATGTTCTGTATTTTCTTTATAATGAATAAAGCATCCCACAAAACAATTAGAAATGGTTTCAAAATCCATTACGTAATGATTAGCCATATTTAATTTATTCAGTTAAGCTGTCTCCCTTTTATACTAATTCTAATTCTTCTTTTCTGAGCACTTCTTCAACATTTTTTTTATCTTTTTTAAGTGCATCTACAAGTTTTAAAAAGTCTTCTTCTGTTATAGCAAAACGGTTAATTCTAAATGTTTTGTATGGATAGCAACATCCATCATTTAAATCAATTTCTGCTAATGTAACACCTTGTACACCACCATCTTGTAATGGATGAAATGAAACATTAATTATGTGATATTTTCTGTTTTTAACCACCCATTTACTTGATGGAAATGACTCAGGTCTAAAGCTATCGTCTATGCAAATACAAGGAATCTTCATAATAGTGAAAAAAAAGAGTGTGCTGATATTGCACACTCTTTTCTTAGTTTGTTGGTTTTTTAATTTTGTTTCTTTTCTTCTTTAAAGTATTCTTTCCAATCAAAACTTTCAGAATTGATGGCAAACATTTCTATAAATCTTTGAACATCATCTAAATTTTCTAGATAATATTCATAGAAGTTATCCATAAGTTTCCTTTCTTGAACTTCAACAGGTACACCCTTTTCTGTTACAATTACAGGTCTACCTTTGTCATTTAATTTAGGAACTAATCTATAAGCTTGTTTTTTTTCTTTACTTACTACAGCGAGTATTTTACTGTTAGGATCAAATAACACTTCGTTAAAAGGGCAATCAGATAATGTAGGAATCATTTTAAAAGTAGGTACGAAACTTGATTCTGTTCCCCATCCGCTTTTATAGAGCATCATATTTTTCATTGAAATTGTTTTTGCAAATATATGAATCTGTTTTTAAAAACCAAAAAAAAAATTTTAAGTATTTAAGTTATTTAACCATTCTTTTTCAAAATCATACTTATCACACAACTCTCCAATATAAATTAAAGTTTCTTTATTTACATCTAAAAGCTCAGAGTATTTTTCAAAATATTCTGTAGGATATAAAAAAGTATCTATATATTCATACTGTTGTGAGTTGTTACCAAAATATTTTTTAATAAGATTTTTTGATTTTTGAGTGAATTTAGAATAATTTCCTAACAAGAAATAGTGATAATCTGTTTTGAAGTTTGATAAATCAAAAATAAATATATACACATCTTTATCTAATTGTTTCTCAAAAATAAAATATGGTGATTTTAATATGTTATCTTTTCTGTATTTAAGAAAGCATAAAACATCTTTTACATTATATTGACAAATGATTTTACAGTCTTCTATTTCTATATCTTCGTATTTTAGAAATGTTTCTACCAAAAACTCATCTTTTTCAGATTTAGGAAGTCCGAGAAGAGGATAAAGAAATATTTTAGATTTCTGAAAATACTTACTATATAACTGTTTTATCATTATTTACAATTTATAAAATAAACTTTTGTTTACAAAATTTGTAAGGGAGAGTATAATTATGTTCTGTATAGTGATACTCTACTATAGGCATTACTTCATTCATAAATCTATTAAACCATGTTTGTTGTGTATTATTACTTATTTCAAAGGCGTATGTCATCATGTTTTTATCAATAACTATAAAATGAGATTTTATTTTATAGTTTTCATTACTAATATAATTATTATAATTAAAATATACTAATATCATATAAACAGTCATTTGCATCCAATATGAATAATATTCTATACTTTCTGGAAAATCTTTGAGTTCTTTACTAGTTGTTTTAAGATCGTTGATATATATTGTTTTATATTCATGATCTAAAACAATATTATCTAGAATTCCTTTAAGTCCAAATGAAAACCTATCTAACTTTTTTCTCAGTTCAATCTCATTGTGCACTTCTTTGTTATCAAATTCTGTTAAATTAAGACCCATTAATTCTGAAATCTCTGGGTTTTTTCTAATAATATTAGTCGCATCTAAACAGAAATTATATGTTTGTGTATCAATAACTTCTTTATTTTCTTTGGTTGTAAGAAAGTTCCAGTAATTTTCTGTTTCAGGTGTAATAATTTTATCTAATCTTTGTTGATCTGTTTTAAGAGATTGATGATATTTCATGTCTAAAAGAATATCTAATATAGCATTTTCAAATTCATTTAATGATGTTCTTTCATCTCCGTTAGCTTTTAGTTCTTTATAATGATTAAACAATTTGTCAATTACAATTTTAGAATTTCCTGTTGGAAAATTATCCTTAGATATAATATACATATCATTAAAGTATTGCTCACTAAGTAGAAGAGCGTGTATTACTTTACCTTGTAATAAAGAGGGAGATGTTATTTCCTCTTTTTGTCCAAGAACATATGATTGATAAAAAGCTGCTGGATTCCATAGTAATTTATTTATACTGCTGTATGAAAAATAAAAATACTCACTATAAAACTTATCTTCTGCACTTTGTATATAATCACTTAATTCATTAAATGTTTTCATTTTTATATTTTTCTATTAATAATGTCAATTTTATTTTAGGAAATATTCCTCTAATTTTTTCTAATTCTTTATCTTTTTTATCTAAGATAATAAGTGTTGGTACACTTATTATTTTATATTTGCTAAACATATCTGGATCATCTGAATAATCATATGTAATGTATTCTACATTATCATTTTCTTCATTAATCATATTTACAATAGAATCAACTACTTTAGATGGTTGGCACCATACTGCTCCAAATCTAAGTATTTTTAATTCCATATATTGTTTTCCTTTAAAAATTTTACAATTTTATCTACTGTATTTTTATCTGTACAAGTAGCTTCCAGGCTTTCTATAAACTGAATTAATTGACTATTTGTTAATTCTTTCATTTTGATTAGTTTTAAATTCTAATAATATGTCATACATATCTTCTAAAGTAACATTTATTTTTTCTAAAACAACTCCTAATTTTTCTATGTTAGTTATTAGTTTAGGTATATCTGATGTGATAAGTTTTTTACCCATCATTGTCTCATGTAGTTCTGGCATAAGTTTTATTCTTTTAGTTTAAAATTTTCATTATAAAATTTATCACTAACTATATCTTTTATATGTGACAAAGCTATTACATTTCCTACTAATTTATTATTTTCTTTTGTATAAGTCTGCATAGCTTTAGGAAACATATATTTACCTCCTTCAGTTAACACATTTAATATATTAGAAAAAAATTGTTCATTTGCTTTTATTTTATAATCTTCCATTTTAATCTATATTAAGTGTTAATTTATTTACAACCATCCATTGACAATTTGTTTCATTAAATCCTGTTTCAGATAAAAATTCTTCTGGATTACTCCACATATTTTCATCATAGTTTTTAACATATACTTGATTGTCTGAAAAATCTAAAATTATTATTTTTTTAATTATAACCATATTTTTAACATTCTGCGTCAAAAGAACATTGACCTGTTTCTTTAATACAATCTCTAATTTGTTTTCCTAAACCTAAATCAGCATATTCACGTAAATCATCTTTTGTAAATCCTTCTTTTTCTAATTGATCATCTGAATAACCATTATTCTCTTTAAAAAATTTATCAATAATTTCTATTTTATCTCCTAAAGTTTCTTCAATGTTTTTGATTTCATTTTCAACACCTTCTAAATCTTCTTCTTGAAAATTATATACAATGTAATCTGGTTCATAACCCGTTACACCAAATCTATCTGCTGCATCACTATCTTGTAATGCAAACCAAAATTTACCTTCTATGTCTCCTGAATAATATCTACCCATGTTTTTTAATTTTAATTGTTTTTATTTTTTCTTTCATTTTGTGTTTTAATATGGTGACATGAATTTTCACCATTAGCACATAATACTTGTAATCCCCCAGCTTCACAAAATAGTTTTTCAACAAATTCTGGAAGATCATAACAACAGTTAAGTGCACCAGCAGGTATAATGTGGTCAACGGCTATATCTTTATCTTTAAACCATTTTTTACAATAGTTACATTGAAATTCCCACTTTTGTCTTTTCAATGGTCCTGCATATATTCTTCTAGCATTTTGTTTACATTCTGAAACTGGTTTCCACCATCTTGACTTCTGTCTTAATGCTGATCTTATAAATGACCAAAATGCTGCTTCTGTCATTGTACCAGAATTTCTAGTTTTAGATACAGCATTTTTTCTTGTTTTTACAACTTTAGATTTTCTAGCTTTTGCCATTTTCAAATGATTTATTTATTAGAGGAACAAAAGTATATAAAACTTTCTTAACTCCATAATCTTTAATACTATCACTTATATCTTTACTGAGTGGTAAATAAAATACATTAAACCCATAAAGTTCTTTATATTTCTGCATAGATGTAATACCTGGTAAATCATTATCAAAACATACAGATATAGACTTATAAGATTCCATAAGTTTAACTATTTCCGATTTAGGAATAAATGTGTTTTCACTATCAGCAGCTATACAATCTATTTTAACACCGAGACTTTTGATAGACATAATATCTTTAAGACTACTAGTTATAAGCAAATAAGAATGATTTTCACATTGCTCAAGACCTTGTATATAAGATTTTACTTTTATAAACTTCTTTTTTTTATTTTTTGGTTGATAAATTTTATAGAGTGTACCATCATTTTTAAAATATCCATATAAATAATCACCAGATATAGTAATGCTTTCTGTCCTACCATCTTCTTCTTTACTCATAGTGTATTTACTAAGAGGTTTAACATTATATTTATTTAGAATAGTAGTTCCAATATTATATTTTACCCAAAAGTCTCTATCTAATATATTCCATGTTTTTATAATAAAGTCTGTTACTTTAAACTTAGCATATTCATTAATTTTTACATCTGATTTATGATTATTCTTAATGTATTCTTTATAATCGTTAATAAGTTTAAAAGCAGCTTCACTAAATGTTAGATTATACAGATACATAAGTAGATTGGCACCTTCACCAGATTTACCACTAGAAAAATCTTTAAATTTGTATACGCTTTTTATTTTATCATAATAAATACACATGCTTGGGATCTTATCAGCATTATTAAACATACTTTTTATTTTAACATCCTGACCATTTAATTTCTGATTAAGGTTGCAATAATGCTCAAATATCCATGTAGTTGGTACGTCTTTATAATCTATTATTATATTTTTGGTTGTTAGCATGGTTTAAAATTAAAATAAAAATAAAAGGGGGATGTTACTCCCCCTTTTATTTACAAACAATTAACAATTAAAACATATCAAAGTCGCTACTCTTTGTCTGTGGTTCAAAATCAGAAACATTTTCAGATTGCTTCTTTTTTTCTTTTATAATGTGTTCAGCTTCATTAAAAGTAATTACAGCATCATCATCCATTGCAAATCCAAATTTCTTATTTGTTACTTTTGGAATAAAACAGTCATAAGCAGTATATCCATCTTTATTGCTATATTCTTTACCAGCAATACACCAATTCAAATAAATATCATTACAAATTACAGGTTTTGCATTAATTACAAATTCTTCAATAGTATCACCTTCTACTTCGTTGATAGTATCACTAATACCTTGTGCTTTTGCTAATGTCAAAATAGCTTTTAAAATATTCTCATCTCTATCAACTTTAATACCAGAAGGAAGTGTTTTAGTTTCAAAAGCATATTGAGAATATCTTATTCTACCTACTTGACCTTTATGTTTTCCTTGAGATTCATCTTGAGAGTTAATAAAGAAACCTTCAAAGTTTTCAATAGGTTCTGTTTCAATAGATAATATAAGATAATAACTTCCTTGATTATATCCAGGTTTCAAAGAAATGTCATAAATTTTACCCTTAATGTTTCCAGGGTTAATAGTTTTGGAAAGTCTTCCTTCCGAAATTTTGATGTTTTTTGTGCTTAAAGCCATTTTTTTAAAATTTAATTGTTAATGTTTAATTTTCGTATTCGTGAATTGTTTTTATTACTAATTGTAAGTCATTAGGAATTATAGAAGATGAAAACATATCCTTTGGTGATTTACATGTATTATCACCTGAATTTTGTGTTTCAAATATATAACTGATCTTACCATCTTTGTCTTTTTTTGCTTTACAAAATAGTACAATTGTAAATAATCCTTCTAATGTAAGTTTTTCATCTACAAGTCGTCCTATTGTTTTAGCTTTATATCTTTTTCTGTTTTCAATATCAGTGCCTTCTTCAACATGAGTAAGAAAGAAAACCATTAAGTTATCTCTTAAAGTCATAGGAAGTCTTGAAATTCTTGCTAATGTTGCACCAATTTGAGTAAATTTTTCAAAACCTTTTTCTTCTGCTCTATCAAAAAATTCGAAAGAAGAAATGTATTGAAAATCATCAACGATTAGATTTTTAATTTCAGGTCTTTTTTCTGACACATATTTCATACATGCCTCAATAGATTTAGGATCTGGTGATTTGAAAAGATTACCTGTAGGATTGTCTTTTGTCCATTCAATATAATTTTTTCTCCATCCTTTAAAAGATAAAGGTTTACATGAAACGTTAATAATAAATGTTTCTTTTGGATCTAATAGTTCGATGCTTGTAGTTTTGCCAGATCCAGACTCTCCTACAATTAATATTCCTTGTGCCATCTATTTTTTATTTATTTCTTGAATTAATTTATTTAACCATTTTTTTTGTGAAACTGGTAACTTCCATTGAATAGCTGCATGATCTCTAATGGTAAGCTTAGACATTAATGCATCTTCCAATTCATCTTCTGTTTTATAAATCTCTTCGTCAAAAGGAAGAGCTTGTGTTACATTTGGTTTTAAAACTTTATTTAAATCTACTTTTTCAAAATCTTCCAAAGGTACAAAATATTTACTGTATTCTCCAAACTGACCCGTGTAAGATTTGCTAAAATATTCGTTAATACATTCTACATTTCCTCTAAACTTATAAAGAGTTCTTTCAGAATCCTTAGGAGACATATCATCATTTATAAGCTCCATATAAAAAACGGGAGCTGTAAGTTCTTTTTTGTATAAAGAAACATGAATCTCATTGTTCCAAGTAAACATTGTACGTGGTTGAAAAAGTGGATTTATTTCCCCTAACATATCAAATGCAGGTTGATGATATTTTTTAATTTGTTCATTTACTATCTTCCTATCATCTGAAGTAATAACTGTTTTTGTTGATAAGCTCATTATGGTATTTTTTTAAACATTATTTTATTTGTGTTTGGTGTTGGTGCTTCTTGCACTTCAAAATATTTAAGTTCTTGTTTAAAGAACAACATACATTGTTCACCAAACCTATTCTTAATAAGATGAAATACCACCATACCGTCTTCAACTTTAATTTTTTCAGGACCATATTCGGATATACCCATTAAATCTGGTCTGTTTATTAGAATTACAGCATCTGCATTTTGCATTAATGCATCTGCTCCAAACAAATCAGAAGATGTTGGATAATTACCTACAGTACCAGATTGTCTTCTAGTGTGATCTTCTATTGTTCTATTCATTTGAGAAAGAACAATAAACATACTATCTGGTATTTTTTTCTTAAGACCTACCATTTCACTAGAAAGATTATACAATGCTTCTATTTGACTTACTTCATCTATACTTTTTTTGACAAGAATAGAATGATCTAAAGTCACAATAATAGGTTTTTGTACAGCAGCATAAAATCTTAAAACTTCTCTTGAAAATTCTTTAGCTGTAAGAGGGTCTGTAATATAGTATATCTCATCATTACATTTCTTATTGTAATAGTTTTCTATGTCTTGTATTTCAGTGGGAGAAAGTTTATCGGTAGGATGAGCACTGAATATCTTTTTCATATCCATGCTTAGAGGTTTAGTTAATTCTCTTGCACCAATTACTCTATCACCCATTTCAAACTGAAAATTTAAAACAGCAAATTCTTGTCCAGGATTATTAAAATGTGCCATATTAGTGATTTGACTCACTACACTTGTTTTACCCGTACCCGGTCTACCGCCAATAATGTAAATACTACCCCACTCAAGACCATCCATTAAAACATTATTTAATTTAGACCACGGTGTTCTTACAGAACGTATAACACCAGCTCTTCTTTTCTTGATATAATTAAGAGTCTCTGCTCTTATATCTGATACGTGTCTCCATTTTTTTATTATTTGTTCTTGTCCATTCATATTAATATATTTTATACATATTTACGTCTGTTCTGTCAGATGGATTTTCACCATTTTCTATTCTCTCATAATATTCTAATATGGGGTAACTATTAATACCACTTCTTTGCACCATAATAAAGTTTGAAGCTTTATATATAAATCTTTCTTCTCTTGTCTCTGAGAAATACAAAGCTGTTGCGTTTATTAGTTTATTCCAATTAAGTCCAGGGTTTTCTAAAAATAGTTTTGAAAATTTAGCTTTAATTTCTGATGGAGATGCTTTTTTGTTTTTAGGAAAATATTCTCTAAATTCAGCTATATATGTAAGAAAATCAGGTCCCATTAAACTTTCTAATGCCGTAGATTTTTTTTTCCTAAATATTGTGCTAAGATTATCAAGAGCAACTTCAGCTTTGTCTGTAATTTTAAAACTTTCATTTAAAAATCCTGATTTTTGTAATAATAACACTTCATGTTTGGTGTTATATAATATTCCTATTTTTATATTATTCTTACAACAAAAGAGGATGTAATGTTGATTTGGAGTCAACTGGTTTTTTAATAGGTTCGTATAATACTCTAATTCCATTCTCGTAATATTTATTTATATATGATATAATAACTTTATATTTATTAGTAAATTCTTCATCTGTATTTATATATCTGTCAAACTTTTTCCATCCGTTTAGTATTGTAGAGTGGTCTTTTTTAAAATACTTACCAATTGTTATAGATGTATAACCTGATTTTTTAGCAATATGAAAAAATATAAATCTAAGATCTATCAATTCTCTTTTTCTGCATTTTACCCTAATATTGCTGTATTTATCAAATATTTCATCAGGAATATGCATGTTTATAATTAATTCTAATTCATTAAGGGATAGTAGTTTATTCATTTTATTTTTATATATTTTAACATTTGGTAGGTTATTTTAAATATTTTTAATAGTTCTTCTTTTTTGGATTAAAAAATTGTATTACATAGTCTTATTTGTGATGATTATTTTGTATATTAATAGTATATTCCTTTATTTATTTAATTCTGCAAATATATTTATAGATGATAACACCTAATGAAAAATCTATTCTTAGTACAGTTAAGACATGGTTATTTCCGTCAATTATGAGTTTTTTAGCAATAATTCTTTATGATGATATTAAAGAAATTAAATCAGATGTTAAAAGTCTGTTAGCGCAAACAGCTGCTGACCATGTAGAAATTATTAATTTAAAATCTCAAGTAGAAAATTTAAACAATAAAGTTTTTGCATATAATAAAAGTAACAATGACAGACCATATGTTCCAGATACTTTTAATAAGGTTTATGCTGCATTAATACAAGATAATAAAAATGAAAAAAGAGAGTATGAGTGATTCTTTAAAAATATTAATTGTTTATTTATTTATATTATTAGTTATAACTATATCTTTTTCCTGCAATTCTGTTAAAAGAGTGTTAACAAATGATAAAAAATTTAACATTGTAGCAAAAGAAGTAGTTAAAAGAGGCTATTGCATTAATGATACAGTAATTGTTGATGTAGTAAAAATAGATACTATTATTCAAAATAACTACATTACAGATACTATATCTATTACTACTAAAGATACTGTTTTACCATCAGGAACTAGCATTTCTGTTAAAAATGACAAAGTTTATGTAAAATGCCCTCCTACTAAAAACATTGTTCAAACTGTTACTAAGAACAATTATATCAGAGATGTTAAATTAGAATCTATATTAAAAACAGAAATTACTCAAAAAACAGATAGTATTAAAGAATTAAAAATAGATATTAAAGATAAAAAAGTAACAATAACTAAAGAAAGAGCAAAATTTTATATATTATTATCAATAATTGCTATATCTGTTATTCTTTATGTAATTAATAAATTTAAAAAATTATACTAATATGAATTTTAAACAATGGATAGTTGATTTATTCAAAGATGAAAGAGGATCTACATCAGTTAAACCTGTAGTAGCATTTATTGGAACATTATTTTTATGTTTAACTATGACATTAAATAGTTATTCACATAAAGATTTTGAACCAGCAGAATCATTAGTTAATGCTGTTTTAGTTATCACTGCTATTGGCATGGGTGCTGATACAATAGATAAATTTACTAAAAAATCAAACAATACAACTGAAAATAATGGCAACACAATCTAGAAAAACCCCGGTGAAACCTAAAAGTACTGTTAAAGAAACAGTTGAATCAGCTAAAGATGCTGTAAAACTTCCTGTTAGTTTTAATCAATTTAGAAAATACCCTGTAGCTGCTGTAGCTTTTTTATGTATTATTGGTATAGTTTACATATATAAAGATAAAGAAAAAGCAGAAGTTAAAGGAATTGACAATTGTATAGAAACTACTGTAAAATTAGAAAAAAAAATAGATTCTAAAGATTCTATTATAATAAATTTAATAACCCAACATGCTATAATCAATGCTACAAAATAAAATAATACTAGTTGTTAGTATAATAATATTGTTTATTGCTATTACTACTGCAATAGGTCAAAACCCTTCAACTAAAAAAGCTAAATCATTTAAAACTATAAATATTGATAGTTTAGTAAAAATAACAACAGAAAAAAATGAAAAAACAATTACAAAAAGAATTAGTACCCTTAAAAATGCTGAAAAAGCTGTTGACAGTCTCTCCAGTGTTGTTACCATTCTTAAAAAAGAAAATCAACAATTACATGAAAGCATTTCTAACATTAGTATGCCTGATACTGTTGAGCAATTTAAGTTATTGCCAATATCCCAAGACTAAAGTTATTGACGGTCAACAAATTGTAATGCTTACTAAAACACAAGCAGATGATATTAACAATAAATTTGTTAAATTTATTACTATAATAGATTCTCAAAAAAAAGAATTATTAAAACCTGTAATAGTAGATACTGTTGTAGTTATTCAAGAGGATACAGCTGTAGGTATGTGTAAAGCATATTATGAAGGCAGACTAAAAGAATGTTATAATATTAACCGTGGTTTATCTAAATGGTTTGAAGAAACTAATAAAACTGCTATGTTTCTAGATACCTGTAATTACAGAACTTTTAGAAGAAAATACAAAGAATTAAAAAAGATTAGAAAAAATAGATACAATTAATTATGTTATTAAAAAACGGATCAAAAGGAGAAGAAGTTAAACAACTTCAAACAAAATTAGGTTTAGCTGCTGACGGTATATTTGGCAATGGTACAGAAGCTAAAGTAAAAGAATGGCAAGCTGCTAATGGATTAACTGCTGATGGTATAGTAGGTGATGTTACATGGTCTAAAATGTTTGGAACACCTGCACCAGTTGCAGCTTCAATTGTAATACCTGTTTCTAGTTTTAAGTTAGCTAATTTAAAAGGACATATTCCTGATGCAGTAATTGCACAAATACCTGATACTGCTGCTAAATTTAATATAACTAATCCTTTAAGACTTGCTCATTTTTTAGCACAATGTGGACATGAATCAGCTGGATTTAAAGCTGTATCTGAAAACTTAAACTATTCAGCTGATGGTTTAGTTAAAATATTTGGTAAATATTTTAATTCTACTACAGCTGCTGCATTTGCACGTCAACCTGAAAAAATTGCAAATAAAGTATATGCTTCTAGAATGGGTAATGGTCCTGAATCATCAGGTGATGGTTGGAAACATAGAGGTAGAGGATATATCCAATTAACCGGTAAATCAAATTATACATTATTTGATGCAACAGTAGAAGATAACATACTTGCAAATCCAGATTTAGTAGCAACTAAATATCCTTTAGCTTCAGCAGCATTCTTCTTTGATTCTAATAAACTTTGGTCTATTTGTGACTTAGGTGCATCAGATGATGTTGTTACTAAAGTTACTAAAAGAGTAAATGGCGGGGTAATAGGAATTAATGATAGAATACGTCATTTTAAACAATATTATAAACTTCTTCATTAATGAACTATCAATCAAAGCATATAAAAGGAGTTCCTTATTTTGCAACATCTAATAATGTAAATCAAGTTATTAATATGCTTGATCAACTTATTTTTGATTTGCAAGCAGAGCTTACAGCTTTGAGTAATTCTTCATTATATATTGGTAGTAATGTTGCTTTATTTCCAACTAGCGGTATTACCATTAATAAATTAGGAATAGATACATCTACAAGAAAACTTTATTCTTTTAATGGAGTAACCTGGAACCAGGTAACTATTTCTAATGATGGTAACGTACCAGTAAATGTAGTACCACCTACGATAATTGTAGATGGAGAAATATTAATAGGTGCTGTTGGAGGTGTAAAAGAGAACGGAACATGGACTAGCGATACAGGAATAATAAGCTATGAGTATCAATGGTATAGAGATGGCATTAAGATAGACGGTGAAATTTATGATGTGTACAAAATAGCTATTGATGACGTTGATACTAATTTAACTTGTGAAGTAATTGCAATAGATTCAGATGGCGCTAGTTTACCTGCTAGGAGTAATGAAATACTAATTGCAACAGTTCCAGAATCTGAAGCACCACCTTCAATTAGTGGAGTTCTAATAGTCGGTCAAGTACTAACAACTGACGATGGGGTATGGGGTGCAGTAGGCGCAATAACATACAGCTATCAATGGAAACGCAATGGGAGTAATATCGTAGCCGAAACAGCATCAACATATACATTAATAGAAAGAGATGCAGGGAAATATATAACTTGCGAAGTTACAGCTACTACATTAGCAGGTTCAGCAAGTGCCACAAGTGATAGCGTATACATCAATGAGATATAACATAGGATTTCATACAACATATACTTTGATTTACTAATGACTGAAATTAGGAAAATAATTAAAGAATGGCTGAGAAGTTTTAGTAGTTTGGATTTATGTTAAGCAAAAAATGTATTTATCCATTTTCCAAAGTCTATTGAGGGGTATTTACATCATAGATTACATCGGCAGTGCGTAAGATTAACACATATATTCTAATGAAACTAATTGAGGGAAAAGCAAAAAATAGTATTAACAAAATTTTCTAATAGAATATGAAAGTAAATATTGAATGCGATGAAAAAGAAGCTATCCTAATGCTTTCGGCAATGGATTTATTACCAAGATTGCACACTATTAAAGAAAGAATTAGGCGGTGTTTAAAAGACGATACAACGGATTTAATTTATGAATGTGTTGCTGACATCGATGAATTATTGGTGAATTTAGAATAGTTGTTTTATATTTGCAATATTGGCTAATGTGAAAAACTGCAATGTAGTACTAGAACTACACGTTAAAAATAAAATAGTTCAGAGCAGGAGTGCTGATGCTACATTAGTTTTTTTGACAACCCTATATTCTCCGTAGTATAGACCTGCTCCTTCTGGGAGCTTTTTTTATATGCAATTGGGTATAAAAAGATAGTATTTTCCTATTTCGTACCCTTTAGGTATAAATGTATGATATACTAATCATTAAGCCTTATTTTAACCCTTATTGCATGATATTTCGTACAACTGAAATCCGAACTATAATAAGGGTTTAGGGTATTTATTAGGATATTTATCCATATTTGGCAACAAATACGAACTATAATTCGGTTATGGTTTCTTACTTTCTAATTGGTAATTGTACGCACGAGTTATAGCGGTCAAGTGTTCTAGGTATTTCTCAATGCGTATTTTCTCAGCAAGTGCTTTTAAATATTCTTGTTCACTTATCATAAGGGTGCAAAGATATACTATCTTTGCATTATATTAAAATGACGTTTAGATGCACTATGTGTATCAGTCACAACCTAACTTAAATGTTAGGTTTTTTTTTGCAATATAAAATATTCGTATTAGATTTGTGGGACTAAAAACTAAATAATATGACATACATGCAACTCAAAACGGATGATGATATTAAGCATATCCTTAACCAACTTCCACAAAATAAAAACTATTTTAATAACGCATGGTCGCATTCGATACTAAACGATGCACCTAATAAAAAAGAGTTTATCATCAAAGCTTTACAAGTAGCCTTAGACGAATACACCGAAACTAAGGCAAGTACCAAAGGAGGGAAGATAGCGAGGTTTATAGCTAGAATTGCAAGTGTATTAAGTAAATTTGTAAAAATATTAAAGCGTAAAAAAGGGGGAAAATAAGTCCCCCTTTGTTTATTTAACAGCTGTACCATTTATTCCAATGTTATAAATATCTTGACCATCAAATGAAATTAATTGTTTATTATTAAGATAACTTTCCATGATACTAGAATTTGCTCTAAATCTTGGGTTTCCAATTCCTACAAAATATACTTTTTCTGAATATTCATTAATATAGTCTTCTGCATCAGTAATTACAATACAATTTTCATCTTCTTTTATTGCATGTTTAATTACATTGCTTAAAGATGTTCCACCAGTAGGTTCAATAAACAATATATTGTTTACATCGTTGTTTTTTAATTGTTTAACTTTGCTGTTAAAAGTATACACCGATTTTAATATATCCATTTCTTTTAATTTAAAAACTAAAGCTTTGCAAAAATCAATTCTTGAAACCTCATCTAAAATTATATTGCTCATAGAACCTGAAATATCTATATAGATATTAATTTTACCTAACTTTTTTACATCCCTGATTTGAAGATCTTCAATAAATAAATTTTTAAATTTAGGATGTAACATTTCAAATTCAATTAGTTCACTTGCAATTGGATTATTTATAAATTCATCATAAACATATTTTTCTTTACCTTTAAAATAAGAAATACTTTTATCTAAAATCTTTTTTACAAAAGGTTTAATACTTGTAGAATTACAACTTATTTCTTTAAGTTTTGATTTAATTTGTTCTAATTCTTTAGGATTAAATTTATTAGAATCAGTAATATTATAAAGCATTTTATTCCATTCTTCTTCTATTTCTTCTTTGCTCATTACTTGATCGATGTTATTTACAGTTTCTTTAGCTTCATTAATTAAATTATTTAATAAGTGTTCATCACTTTCAATCAATTTTTCTAAAGAATTTTCGTTAGTTGCTCCATTTATATTATTAGATAGATTTTCATTATTTTGCTCATCTTGTTTATCATCTTTGTTGTTTTTTTGTTGTTCTTGACTTTCTTGTTGATTTTGTTTACTATTATTATTATCTTTCTTTTGCTCACTTTTATTATTAAGATTATTCATCGTTTCTTCAAATGCTTTTTTATCTGTGTATTTAAGTTTTGCTAAAATATACATATAATATTGCATTATGTTTTTACAAAATACCATGCTTTTAACATGATTATCATTAGTAATAACTTTTAATACAGATTCATTAGCTCTATCTAAAAACTTAAATTTGTTTTTATTAAAAACTTCTCTATCTTCATATTTAAGTTTATGATTTACTGTATAATATTGATTAAAAATATCTCTTTGAATTTCTTTTGGAAACTTTAAATATATTTCTTTCATTGAATTTTTAAATTCAAGCACATTTATCTTATCATTTCTTTCGCTGTTAAATTGATTTATTTCTGCATCAATATTAGAAGATATATTTTGAGAATTCATAAATGTGATAGAAATATTTTTATCTAAAATAGTTTCGTCAATAGAATGAAGATAAGGTTTGATTAACTCATTTTTTTTAAAATAATTAACACCTGAGAACTTTCTTGTTGTTACGGTATTTATAGTTCCACTTTTTACTTTTTCAAATATAGTGAACATACTTTTTAACTTTGCCATAAATAAATTTAAATTAAAAAAGGAGAGGGTAAAATCCCTCTCCTTTCTATTTGTTAATTAATAAAAAATATTAAAAGGGTAGTTCTACTCCTTCTGCCATTTCTGGTAATAATTCTTGAATATCAGTACTTGTATTTTTCATAGGATGATTGTCAAGTACATAAGACATTGCTGTTTCTATTTCTTCAACATCTAATTGGTTAATTGTACCATTAAATGCGTGCCCACTGATAAGACCTTCAATTTCTACAATAGCTTGATTTAATGTTTCAGCATTATTATAGCTTTGAAGTGTTTCAATCTTATTTAAAATACTTTTTAATTCTGGTGAATATAATATATTTTGTAAATCAGAAGCAACAGAATTATTAATAAGAATAGATGCCACTTTAATCATAGCTTTATCTGTACTTATATTCCAAATAAAACTGACTGCTTTAACTAATTTTGGTACAAAAGTTAGTGTTCTATCTGAAAGATGGGTATATGCAACTGAAAGAAATTTCTCTAATTTACTCACTGGAATATTTACCGTTTCTATTTCTTGTGGTGATGGAATTCCAATTTGTATTTTTGCAGTATATTTCTTGTCGCCTGCTGAATAATATTTAAACATTTCACCAGCACTAATTCTTGATATATTCATCTTTAAAATAAATCTATCCCAAAAAGGACTATCAATTTCTTCTTTAGGTATTTCATTACACGTAGCAACAAACAATTTCCATTTACACGGAATTTTATGTTTACCATTAAAAAGAAATCTCTCATTCATAACACCTAAGAGCGAATTACGAATATTAGAACTTGCTTTATCCACTTCATTAATAACAGCAATATCTGCTGTAGTGATAGGAGCAATTATTTCATATTTGTTTTCTGTAAACAATTTCTGAAGATCGGGCATACCTTTTACTTCTGAACTTTTAGTACCTTCATCAGTTTCTAGAATATAAAGTTTATTAATAAAATCCTGATTAGTTACAGCAGCACTATCTTTTTGAAGCCATGCTTTTGAATATTCAATAACAGTTTTTGTTTTACCAGTGCCTGGTTTTCCAATTAATAAGATAGGCATTCCTGTACATTCAGCTAACGCTAACATTTTAAATACTTCCTCTTTATTAATAAGAGAAGTATCAATATTTCTTAATTCAGCAACTTTATTTTTTGTTAATTTTTTAATTTTACTTGTTGACATTGCGTTAATAATTTAAATTGTAATTTATTTTTTGTATTTAGCTTTTAGGGTATCTACTATTTCTTTTAGTTCATTTATAGCTTCTTGAGGAACAGATGTACTAAAAGATACAGACCTTGATGTATAGATGGTTTTTCTACCGGCTCCAGGTTTACGTTTCTTTGCCACTTTAATTTGTGGTTGTTTATTTTCTTGATTAATGTTTGAATTTTGAAATACTACTAATTCCATGTTTTTAATTTTAAATGTTAAGGAATAAATCTGATTCGCTAGAATTAATAATTTCTGCTTGTGGTTCTTTAACCTCTTTAATATATATAGTTTCATTTTCTAAATCATCAATAATGTTAAAGATAGTGATGTTTGGTTTAACATCTGACAATTTAGGATGTTTTTGAATCATTTTAATTTGCAATTCATTTGCAGCATATTTTTCTTGAATAGACCCATATCCAACATCTTCATGTTGTAACCATGTATGTCCATTTTGCAAATCATTTAATAGTTCTGACAGCTTGATGTCAATTTTTTTTGTGTTCATTGTGTTAGCCATTTAATTGGTTTTAAATTGTTTGTTATTAAATACTCGTTACATTTATTAAAACAATCATTGCAATCCCATTGCTCATTATTGCCATAAGCGGCTGATGCAGGATGAGATGCTTTTATAATAAAGTGTTTTTCCTCGTCAATCATATCTTCATATTCTTGTGCTCTTTTACCTAAAAGTATAAATACCAGTTTATCTTTCTTATGATTTAGTGTATCTACTGCATAGTTTATAAAACTTTCCCATATTTCATAATGAGATGCTGACTTACCAATTTCACATGTTAAAGCAGTATTAAGAAGAAGTACACCTTGTTTAGGTAAGTGTCCAAGACTAGGATTTAAAACTTTAGGTATTTCTAATTCAGGATAAACAGTTTCGTATATACTTTTAAGAATATATTTAAGACTCATTTGTGGTTTAGAAATATTCTCACAACAAAATGCAACACCATTGGCTACACCAAATTGATTGTACGGATCTTGACCTAATATAACTACTTTTGTATCTGTGTATTTAGAAGTTTCAAATGCTTTAAATACATTTTTAAGTGGGGGTGTAAATCTTTTACCTTCTTGTTTTAATTTATATAACTTATTAATAATTTGTGTAAAATCATCACTAAGAATAAAAGAGTTTAAGGGCCACTCTGAACCATCTAAATATTCTATAAATTTAGATTTTATTTCATTTAAATTTGGAATTTCTGAATTCATTTTATAAATTTGTAAAAAAATAATATAATGTCTAATAAACCAACCTTTATTTCAATGTTAGAAGATGGTAATAAAACACCCTTTCTAAAAAAAGAAGCAATTGTTCCAATAGAAATTGGAACAGGATACCTTCAACAAATAGCATCAATTATTCCTGTTTTGTTGGAGGGTAAATCTCAAGATGATCTTAATAAGATTGAAGAATTAATTCAAGAAAAAAAACAATTAGAACCTTGGATGGCAGCTATTGCTTCTTTACAAGTTCTAATTAAAACTGTTTTCGAAAAAGCATATGATATGGAGCTTGTAGAATTTAAAGATACTGAAGAAGCTATGAAAGAAGAAATATTTAAACCTGAAAATTAACTTTTCTACCTATTTCTTCTAGAGTTGTAATAACCATAGCCAACTCTTCTTTAGAACATTCTCCAAAAGACTTACAAATCAACTTGTCGAAGCTGGTATAACACATACCAGCTTCTTCTTTTGTGTACATTTTCATTTCTTCAAATGTATATCCTGTGTGATTAGCTAAAGACCTAATCATTGCGTGGATTTTAGCTAATTGTGCTAATGAGCCAGAATTAGATTGTATGTCAATATAATATTCAACAATACTTCCTTCTGGAATATTATCAACATACATTTGATAAATCTTTTTTTGCGCTTCATTAATACAAACAAGCTTTCCATTTTTTTTTATAAGTTTTGAAAATAATGATTTTGACATTTTATTAATATGTATAAATTTTAAAATTTATATTATTTTTTAACTTATCAAGAAAATAACGTCCAGTTTCTTCTGGAATAAAAGACACTTTACTTTCTATTGATTTTATATCAGATAATACATTAACACTTTCACCATTATTACTTGTTCCTATAATTAATCCATAACCAAATAATGGTTGACCAAAATTATTAAAATAAAATGCACCTTTATAATCATCATTATCAATAAGTAATCCTTCATCATCAATGTACAATGTATCCAAATTATCTAATATAATAGGACATGTAAAAAGTTCGCAGTCTAGATGTTTATAAATACTCTCAAGTGTATTATCAATATCAACATATGATATTGTTTTATTTAACGAATCAATTTTAATTACTTGCATATAGTTTTAATTTTAGTTTTTAATAAATAAAAAATGAATAAAAAAATTCTTCTGTTTGCATTGGAAATTTCCACTAGGTTTAGATATCTACTGAATCCCAATATACCTCATAAATTTCATTTTTGTTGTATGGTTTTTGTGTTATATAGACGTCTATTCTATTTACTAAATGTAATCCGTTTAGTAAAACTAAATCATTATCATCATCTTCTACTAAAGTCCAAACTCTATTTTCTAATAGTGCTTTTTCTAAAATGATTTTCTCATTATAATTGACAATTTTTGGATGAAAATCTTTATATGATTCTCCTTCCATAATTGGGATAAATTCATCATCCCATTCCTCTACTTGTAACTTAATCATTTTTTAATTTTCTATTTACTTCTGAAGTATAACTATTATCCCAAATTAACTTATTATTATCATATATTTCTATTGTACTAGATCCATCATTTTCATTAACACCTATAAATTCTTCTGTATCACATAAATCTTCACATTCTTCAGATTCAATCTCATAAGGTGTAAATCCTTTATATAAATCAGAAATTGTTTTTTCTAAATCTTGATCATCTTTAAAATAAAGTCTTTTCCAAGTTGTAATTTTAAAATCTAAATGTTTCATCTTTTAAATGTATTATTTTTGTTTCATCAAAATCTTGTAATGCACTTTTTACCCAAAATTCATCTACTGTATTTCTATAACATAGTATGTAAATTGTAGATACATCATCTGGGTTAAGTCGCAACATTCTAGCAATTCTTTGAGAACTTTTTCTTTCATTACCATATGCATGAAGAATTACACCGGTTTTTAATTTAGGAATATTAACACCTTCACTAAGTTGTAATACACAACTTAACTTATTTATTTTATTATTCTTAAAATTAATTAGATTTTCTTCACTATTTGGATTATTGCTATGATAAGAGTTTTTACACATCCTATCTGCTTGAGCTTGAGTGTTACAAAATATAATACATTTATCCTCTTCTGCTTTAAATAACTTGTAAGCATAAACTTCTTTAGTGTTATATTCCATCATTGCTTTCATTCTCATTACTGATGCAATTTGTTTTGACTTTTTATTTGCAGCTTCTTCTATTCTATTAGTCCAATACATATAGTTTGCCATTTCTGAAGTCATAAAACTACCATTTTTATAATTTACTTGTAAATCTTTGTTTTGGTTTAAACTCATATAATGAACAATAATTCTATAATCATTTAGAATATTATCATTTACAGCATCTTTTGTAATATATTCATACATTACAGGACAAAATATTCTGATTATTTCACCTTTTTCACTACCAGAATGTCTTGGTGGAGTACCCGTTAGTCCTAATATTTTAGAATTTATTAAACTAAGATAGGGAAGATGAGAAGAAAGAAGATTGTGACATTCATCAAGAATAAGAATATCATAATCTGTATCTTGTTTAACTAATGATAAATAAGTAGTAAATGTTGTATTACTTAATACATCATTCATGTTAAATTTATCGGCTTCATCTTTCCAACTTTGAATAATGCTTTTCTTAGGAGCTGCTATTAAAACTTTTAACTTTTTCTTGTTTAGGTATTGCATATACTCAATATATTTTAAACCAATATATGTTTTACCAACACCCATACCAATAGTTAAGGTACATCTATTATTAGAGATGGCTACTTTTAAAGCTTCTGATTGTATATCATTTCTTGTTTTTTTAACATTCATATTACTTATTTGAATCATCTTTAATTATTACATCTTCCTTTGACATATTAAATTTTTCTAGAATTTCTTCTTCAGATGATTCTATTGAATAATATGAACAATAAAAATGATCACCATATTTTTTTATAAGTTTTTCTGGATAACCACATTTTAATAACCATTTGTTTACATTTACATTTTTAGGTAATGGTCGTAGAAATCCAAATAACCAACCTTTAGAAGGATCTATAAATTCTAAATTAATTTTAGACATTACTAATATATTTGTTGGTTTACGCGCTCTGTTTCTTTTTCTTTAATTTTATGCGCATTTTTATTTTCATAATGAATCATAATAATTGTTTTATCAACAGTAAAAGAACCAATATCTAATGTAATAAAGTTTCCTTCTTCATCATTAAAGAACGTCAACATTTTACACTTATTTAAGTATATAGCTTGCATTTCATAACCATCACCTTCATAATATGGATTTTCCCATTCAACTAATGTATTTGATGGAGCTCCATATTTTTTACTGAGAATATCCATCATATTAATATAACTTTTTTTAGAATCATACCAACTAGTATTTTCATCTACGTAAACTAGAAACTTCCAAACAACATTAGAATTAGGTGTAACTACTAAATGTAATTTTACTAATAAACCATTAATTTTTTTTTGATAAGTGTAACTGTTTTCTGTATGTTTTTTTATAAATTTAAATCCTTTAGCTAAAACAGCTGCTTTAGTAATTTCAAGACTTTGACCAACTTTAATTCCATTATAACTTTGTGAATTGCTTGTCATATGTAGCATCATAGCTACAATAAATAATAATTTTTTCATTTTTAATTGTTTGTTTATAAATTCAATTGTTCTGTTCATGTTATGTTAGTTTTAAAGTTAATTATTTGTTTGTAAATATAAGAATTAATGTTATCTTTGCCTCGTTCATCAGTTATTTAGTTTTGAGGCATCCGCAAGGGTGCTTTTTTTATTTTACTGCTCGTATTGCAAACTATTTAAAAACAATTATTTATTCATCATAGTTGCGCAAAGCGATTAGTTATGCGTCACCTTGCAGACGACCCGAAACATAATCCTTTACCATTTTTTTAATAGGTTCAA